ATGAGAAATATATTAATTGTCGTCGATATGCAGAATGACTTCATCGACGGAAGCCTTGGAACCAAAGAAGCACAGGAGATCGTTCCAAAAGTTATAGAGAAAATTATTAATTTTGATGGAATAATCGTAGCAACAATGGACACACATGAGGAAGATTATCTTTCCACACAGGAAGGAAAGAATCTTCCAGTAAAGCATTGCATCTGCGGAGAAGATGGATGGCGGTTAAATCAAGAGGTAGGAGATGTTTTATCTAACAATATTTCCATTGATGATAACAAAGACAAATCTATATTACCAGATGGTATGTACCGTAAAAGCACATTTGGATCATTAGACCTTGCACTTGACTGTGAAGATGAATTTGGGATTGGTAATCGACTTCATCCAGAAAATGTGGAAATTACATTAATTGGTTTATGTACAGATATTTGTGTAATCTCCAATGCAATGTTATTAAAAGCGGCACTTCCAAAAGCAAAGATTATCGTAGATGCATCGTGTTGCGCAGGTGTAACACCAGAGAGTCACAAGAATGCACTTGAAGCAATGAAAATGTGTCAAATTGAAATAATTAATGAATAAAGGGGTGATAAAGAATGATTAGTATTAATGGAGTCCCAGTTGTTCCAGAATCTTTTCCAGATGGAACGCAAAAAATTGATTTTTCGTTAGGCGTGATATCTCAAGAAATCATAGAAAACAAGACAGCGTATATCACATGGTTATATGAGTCAGATAAAGAGTTGTTTTCCTTGTTGTGTATTTCTAAAAATATTAAAGAACATTTTCCGTGGTTACAACAAGCATTAGTGATGCCGTATATACCAAATGCAAGATTTGACAGAGTAAAAGAGCCAAGCGAATGCTTTACATTAAAATATTTTGCAGAAATTATTAATAGTCTTGGATTTGTAAGAGTTATTGTAACTGATCCACATTCCGATGTATCTACTGCATTGATTGATCATGTAGAAGTAATCCGTGGAGCATCATATATTACACAAACTTGTAGTAAAGTCCTTAAAGCAGAACCATCAAGAAATCTTGTAATTTATTTTCCAGATAGCGGATCACTAAAAAGATATTCTGAATTTGTATCAGATGATTATCCGATTGTCTATGGAATTAAAAATCGTGATTGGAAGACAGGAGAAATTCTTGGTATTGAGATTCATGGAGATACAGATAAATTAGACGAAAATACGGCAATCCTTATGATTGATGATATTTGTAGTAAGGGTGGCACATTCTATTATGGATCAAAAGAATTAAACAAATACGGTTGTAAAGATATGTATTTATATGTTAGTCACTGTGAAAATACAATTCTTGATGGCGAATTATTAAAGGAAGATAGTTTGTTTAAAAAAGTGTATACGACACGTAGTATTTTTACAAAAGAGCATGAGAAAGTTGAGGTGTTAGATTTATGAAACAGACAAATCCAATGTTATTAATTGATTTTTACAAAGCAGTTCATGCTGAAATGTTACCAAAAGGTATTACAAAATCTGTTTCTTATTTTACTCCACGTATGAGCAGAGTAAAACGATGGAATGAAGTAGCAATGTTTGGATTACAAGGATTCATTAAAGAGTATTTAATCGATTATTTTAATGAGTATTTTTTCTTTGAATATAGAAACAAAGCAATTGGTACTTATAAGACAGTAATGGATGCAGCTCTTGGAAAAGGTACATATGGATTACAGAAAATCGAAGATTTATATGATCTTGGCTATCTTCCAATTGAGATTAAGGCTTTTCCTGAAGGAACTTTAGTACCAATGCATGTGCCGATGTTTAGTATTGAGAATACTCACAAAGATTTTGCATGGTTACCACAGGCATTAGAAAGTTTAATTTCCGCAGAAATGTGGCATCCGATGATCGCTGCAACTGTTGGACATACATACAGACAGATTGTTAACAAGTTCTATGAAATGACTTGTGATGACGATATTCCAAAATCTAAAGCATTAGGGGCTTTCGATTTTCGTGGAGAAGAATGTTTACAGTCTGCGGTTAAAGCAGGGGCAGGATGGTGTTTATCATTCTTGAATACAGCAACAGTTCCAACAATTCCATATTTAGAGAGAAATTATAACTGTGATTGTACGAAAGAACCAGTTGCTTTTGGTAGCCCGTCAACGGAACATGCAGTAGTTTGTAGCAATTATGCAATTGATGGAGATGAAGAGACACTGATTAAAAGATTGTTAACAGAGATTTACCCAAATACAAGCTTCTCCGCAGTGTTAGATTCTTATGATTATTGGAATGTTGTAGAGAATATTCTTCCAAAACTCAAGAATGAGATCATGAATCACAATGGATGTTTTCTTGTAAGAGGGGATTCAGGAGATTGTGTAGATGTAGTAACCAGAACAGTATTCAAGTTATGGGAAGAGTTTGGCGGAACTACGAATAGTAAAGGATATAAAGTATTAGATCCTCATGTAAAAGCAATTTATGGAGACTCAATTACAGTGCAGAGATGTGAGCAGATTTATGACATCTTAGAGAAAAATGGATTCGCAGCAAGCAATGTTGCACTTGGCGTTGGATCATTCTCATTCCAGTGTATTGAAGAAGATGGAGTTTTGAAACCATTTACAAGAGATACATTTAGTAGCTGTATCAAAGCAACGTATTGCGAGATTGATGGCAAACCATATCCAATTTTCAAGAATCCAAAAGATGGCGGATTTAAGAAATCTCAGAGAGGTTTATGTCATGTCTATACAGGATCAGACGGTAAATTGACATTTAAAGATGGATATACTTCAGAAAATCTTCCAATGAATAATCTGCTTGAGACAGTATTTAGAGACGGTAAATTAGTAAAAGAACAGTCATTGCAGGAAATCAGAAGAGTATTAAACGAAGGAGAATTTTAAGAGAGGAGATATAAAACATGAGTTTTAATTCAGCAGAAACCAAAGACAAATTAGTGCAGTGGATCAGAGATTGGTTTGAAATTAATGGTAAAGGATGTAATGCTATTGTAGGAATTTCAGGAGGTAAAGATTCATCAGTTGTCGCTGCCTTATGTGTCGAAGCACTAGGTAAAGATCGAGTTATTGGTGTTATGATGCCACAGGGAGATCATTCAGACATTGAATATTCAAGAATGTTATGTGATCACTTAAGAATTGACAACTATACTGTTAATATCTACGAGCCATGTTTAAGTATCAAGCATGAAGTATCAAGCGTATTAAATGGTAAATGGAGTAAGCAGAGTGCTACTAATTTACCTGCTCGTATCCGAATGGCAACATTATATGCGTTTGCACAGAGTATGGATGGTAGGGTTGCCAATACCTGTAACCTTTCTGAAGATTGGGTTGGGTATGCAACAAGATATGGAGATGGAGCAGGAGATTTTAGCCCATTAAGTGATCTGACTGTAACAGAAGTTAAAGCAATTGGTAGAGTTCTGGGACTTCCAACAGAGTTAATCGAAAAAACTCCTACTGATGGGTTATGTGGCAAGACAGATGAAGATAATCTTGGATTTACATACGAAGTGTTGGATGAATATATCAGAACAGGTGAATGCAAGGATAAAGCAGTGAGACAGATCATTGATGAAATGCATGAGAAGAATGTATTTAAACTTGCTCCAATGCCTAAATTTATATCTGGCATGTGGATCGAGGCAGGAATGGAGTTGGATGATTAAATATGGAAGTTAAAGCAAAATGGACAGGTCGTGGTTTTGTACTCTGTGTTGGAGAATGGAAGCTTTATGTTGATGGTAAAGATGTTACCGATAAGATTCCAGAAGACTTACGTACAGAACCTATGAATACATATAAAAGATATTGGCGATGGTATTTTAAGGATGGGGTTGAAGAATGGGAGTCATATTATGACGGACTGAAACAAGATGAATGGATTGAGTCTAATAAATATTGGTTAAATAAAATTACAAAAGATATTGATGTTCAGCGCCAGATCTTCAAAGCAATCAATGAAGAGGATTTTCGCCCTAACTCATGTGGCGGATGTATTTAATAACAAGATTATGACACGAATGTGTTATGATAAATAAATTTTAAACAAAGGAGATATTTATCATTAACATGAATGGACTAACAGACAGGCAGGTATCGGATAATCGACGAATGTATGGTTCGAACAAGTTACCAGAACCACCAATGAAAACTTGGGTGGATTTCGCAGTAGATGCATTGAAAGATCCGACTTTAATGATTTTAATTGTAATTGCTGTATTACAGCTAGTACTTGCTGTAGCAGGAGTAATGAGTTTTTCGGAACCAATTGCAGTTTTAGTTGTACTTGCTCTCGCAACAACATTATCTGTCAAGACAGGGCTTGATTCTCAGAAATCAAAGGCTGATTTAAAAGCAGAAACATCAACGAGATATTGTGAAGTTATTAGAAATGGCAAGATTCAGACAATTAATACGGATGATATTGTAGTAGATGATATTGTCCTGGTTGGTACTGGACAGCAAATTTTTGCAGACGGATATATTATTGATGGCAAGATTACAGTTAACAATTCGGCAATCAATGGGGAAACAAAAGAAATCGAGAAAACTCCGATCGAGAATTTTAATTTTCATGCACGAGTAGATTCATCTACAGACGCATATGTGGATCAGAATTCATTATTTGCAGGCACACAGGTTATGTCTGGCGAAGGTAAGATGATTGTAACGCAGGTCGGTATCAATACAGTTAATGGAGATACACTTGTAAAGAGTCAGACATTAGAAGCTCCAGAAACAGCATTAGATATTGCGTTAGGAAATCTTGCAGCGTTTATCACAAAATGGGGATCTCTAGCAGCTACACTTACATTTATTGTCCTAGTTGCAACAGGCATTGCAAGTCTTGGTTTTGATAAATATTTTGATGGTGGAATACTAGAAATTCTTAAGAAGTTTGCTCAGAATTTATCTGTAGCAGTATCAATTGTGGTCGCTGCGGTTCCCGAAGGATTACCACTGATTATCGAATTAGTTACTAAACAGAATGTGAGTACAATGAAGAAGTTCAATATTCTTGCCAAGAATCCAAATAAGATTCCAGAACTTGCTTATGTAGATTTAATTTGTACAGATAAGACAGGAACACTTACAACAGGTGTAATGACACCAGAGAGAATCATTGATGGTGCAGGCAACGATATTACAAAGAATTGTAGTACATTTGAACCTTTAGTGAATAACATTTGCTTAAACAACAGTGCAGTATTTGATGATCATGGCAATATCACAGGCGGCAACTCTATTGACAGAGCAACCTTAAGTTTAATTCCTTATGATAGATATTATACGGTGTCTGGAATTGACGGACTTGGGCAGAAGAATAAACAGGTTTTTAGTAGCTCTAATAAGTATTCTGCTTATGAATGTAAGAAAGGTCTTACATATTATAAGGGAGCACCTGAAAAATTAATTGCAAATTGCAAATATTATTACGATGGCAACGAAGTCAAAGAAATGACTAAAGAAGTCGTAAACAATATGAACAAAGCAATTAGTAATATGACATCTCAAGCAATGCGTTGTATCGCATTAACAGAAAACATTGGGACAATTACAGAGAATCAGCTACCAAATAATATGACTCTGATCGGCATCGTTGGTGTAGTTGATCCTGTAAGAAAAGAAGTTCCAAATGCTGTAAAAATAGCACATGATGCAGGTATTCAGATCATTGAAATCACAGGAGATTGCATTGAAACAGCAAAAGCTGTAGCGATTAAGAGTGGTATATATGAAGAAAATGGTGCAGATATCGCTTTAACAGATAGCGAATTTGTACAGTTAAGTGATGAAAAAGTGAAAGAAATTCTTCCAAATTTACGAGTGATCGCAAGATGTTCACCACAAACAAAACTAAGATTGGTAACCTTGGCACAGGAAGTTGGCAGATCCGTTGCTATGACAGGTGATGGAGTAAATGATTCCGCTGCATTAAAGAAATCAGATGTTGGTTTTGGTATGCAGAGTGGTAGTGATGTAGCAAAAGAAGCTTCAGACATTATTCTAACAGATGATAACTTTGCTTCAATCGTCAAAGGCGTAGAACTTGGACGAACATTTATGCATAATATCATGATGTTCTTAGAATTCCAGTTGCCAATTAACATTGCATTATTAATCCTTAGCACGATTTATCCATTAGTTGCAACTGGAGCATTCTTAGCATCCGTACAGATTTTGATCGTAAATATCATCATGGATTCACTTAACTCATTATCATTCGGTGGAGAACCACCTAAAGTAGAGTACATGACTGAAAAGCCTATTAAAAAAGGGTCAGGGTTATTTATCTGCGGAGCAAAACAGAGAATTGCAGTTACTACAGTAGGATTTATCGCATTATATGGAATTTTAATCTTGTCACCAATTGCTAAGATGTTTGGTACGGATGAATTAGGAATGACAGCAAGATTCGCATTGTTATGCTTCATGGCAGTATTTAATGGGTTCAATACTAGGACGGATTCACTTAATTTATTTAATGGTATTAGTAAAAATAAATTATTCGTTGAGATTGCAATTAGTATTTGTGTATTCACAGTATTGTTATGCAATGTAGCAAGCTCATTAGTAAATACAACAGCATTAGATATAACACATTGGATTACAATTATCATTTTAGCGTTGATGATCGTACCTGTTGATTTTTTACGCAAAGTGATTGTAAATAAACAGAAATAAAGGAGATATATGTATGGGATTATTTGACAAATTATTTGGAAAGCAGAACAATTCAAAGGCTTCCGCATCAGTAGCAAGTACAACAATAGGCAACAGAGGAGTTTCGTCTCCTCAGAGTCCTACCAACTCAGCAGTAATTGATATGTCTAAATCAGCACAGAGCTTGAATAAAGTGTTAATTGATATGTCAAAAGATCGTAAGGTAAATATGGATAACCATATTGCCAGAGTTGCTTTAGCGATGGACTATTCAGGAAGTATGAGTAATTTATTTAGTAATGGTTCTGTTCAGGATGTTGTGACAAGATTGCTTCCAATTGCATTAAAATTTGACGACAATGGAGAATTGGAATCATGGCTATTCTCAAATGGTTTTGACAGATTGGATGCAGTTACAATCAACAACTATAAGAATTATGTGAGAAAAGAGATGATGGGATCTCATATGAATATGGGTGGTACAAATTATGCACCAGTCCTTACAGATATGGTTCATTATTACAAAGACGTTGAACCAAGCAATATTCCTGCATTCATTATTTTTATTACAGATGGAGAAAACTGGGATGCAAGTGAGACAGATGATATCGTAAGAGAATTATCTGAATATAACATTTTCGTGCAGTTTATTGGTATCGGTGATGAGGACTTCAATTATCTGAAGAAACTTGACGATCTTAAGGGGCGTAAACATGACAATACAGGGTTCACAGCAGTAAAAGACATGAATCGTATGTCTGATGAGGAGTTATATACAGAAATTTTAAGACAGTACATTGATTGGTTAAATAACAAATAAGAAAGTAGAGGTATAACAATATGGCAGTAATTAATATGAGTAAAAATCAGAAAATTGACATGGTAAAAGAAGATGGGTCAGCAATGAAGAAAATTTTTCTTGGTATTAACTGGGATATGAACAGATATTCTGGCGAAGCACCAAATGATTGTGACCTTGCAGGATTCGTAACAGATGATAACCGACAGGTGAGATATCCACAGGATGTTGTCAATTGGTTAACTTACTCACCTCAGACATATAATTGGGTTGAATATTCAGGAGACAACAGAGATGGGAATGATTCTCAGGGTATGAACTATAGAGGTAAACATTATGATGAATATTTCATTGTAGATGCAACAAAGTTCCCTTCAGACAGATCTGAATTTATTCTTGGAGTAGGAATTTACAGAGCTATTCAGAGACTTCAGAACTTTGGTATGGTCGAAAATGCATCTGTTATGGTTTGCGATTACGATGATGAAAATAGCGATCAGTATGTATATGATCTTACAGAAAATAAGAACTTTGAAACACTCAATGCAGTTGAAATCGGTAGATTATATAAAAGTGGGGATGGCTTCAGATGGCAGGCACTTGGATCAGGATATGTTGGTGGTATTCCAGAACTATATAAAAATTTTGGGCTGTCAATCAATGAAGATTTTGATCGTAAAGGTGATCCAGAAAAAGGAGAAATTATTCAGTATTAGAAAGGGATTATTATGGTAGTAATTTTTATTTGTATAATCGCAGCAGTGGTTGCATATTTAACATTTACTAAAAATGGTCAGCAGATTAAAAATAGAGCATCTGGAACAGTTGCAGAGAAAATCAAAGACGATGCAATGACCCCAGAGGGAGCAAAGGCAAGATATAATACTGCAATTAGAGATAAACAGGAATTTTATCAGAAGGTTACTGGTACTTATACTCTTGTAGCGGGCAAATTAAAAGCAATGGAAGAAGATCTTCAGAAGACTAAGAAAGATATCTTAAGAGTACAGACTTCCATCAATCAGTGTCTTGATAATAATGATGATAAAAGAGCAATGTATTATGCCCAGAAATTAGTTACACTACAGAATCAGCAGACGGTATATGAAAGTAAATTGCCAGAATTACAGGCTAAGAAAGATGAACAAGAAGAACTGAAAAATCGAGCTTACGATGAATTGCTTAAATTAAAAGGCGAGAAAGACACGGTAATTCTTCAGATGGAAGCCGATCAGCAGATTTCAGAGTTACAGAAAAGCTTAGACAAATTTAATAACTCCAATGCTGCACAGGAAGGATTGGAAGAAGTTCGAGAGGGAGCTAGAAGACTTAATGAGCAGGCAAAAGGAGCATCTGTAGCATATGAATCTAGTGCAGAAACATTAGATTATCGTATGGAGCAGGATGAACGACAGCAGGAAGCTCAGGCTATCTTAGATCAGATGAAAAACGCTCGTAAATAGCAGATAAACTCATCTACAAAAATTAATTTCACAAACATAAAACTGGCATTTGAAATATAATGTCAGTCATGGAAACATAGCTCAGTTGGTAGAGCAGGCAATACATAAACATTCATTTTTCTACCTCCATATAAGTATTTTATTTACATTTTAATTTTCATCACATATAAATTGCCGACACAGGTTCGATCCCTGTTGTTTCCACTAAAAAAGACCTCAACCTAAATGGTTAAAGTCTTTTTGATTAATCGTTTGGTATGACCTCGATAACATCTTCAACTTTGCAATCAAGATATAAGCAAATTTTGTCAATGTTTTCGAGACTGATATATTGGTGTTTTGCCATCTTGGCAATAGTACCAGGACTCATACTTAATGCAGTTCGCAAATCAGATTTTGTCATACTCTTTTTCGCTAAAGTAACGAAAAGCGGTTGATAACTTATCATATGATATACCTCCACATCTATATTGTAGCATATTACATACAGGATGTAAAATAAAATATTCAAGAAGTTGAAGATTTTGTATTGACACCATGTGCAAGAAATGGTATATTATATTCAACAAATTAAAGATAATCTTCAAGAAAGCGAAGTAAAGGAGTGAGAGGATGAAAAATAAAATTTACAGATATTATCAACCAAACGATAAAGATACAAAAGATAATCATTCAGATTGCGTGATCAGAGCATTAACAAAAGTTGTTAATAAAGAATGGTTAGCGATATTTGACGACTTATTACCATATGCAAGAGACATGCAGTGTATGCCATCAGAACGAAGGTGTTATGAAGAATATTTATTTGATAACGGATTTGCTTATCAAGGTATTAGCAACCGAAAAGGATCTAAACGACCAACAGTTGAAAGTTTTGCAAAAGATCATAAACAAGGTAATTACTTAGTAAATGTTGCAAATCATGTGGTTGCGATTTCAGATGGTAATTACTACGACACTTGGGATTCTGGAGATTGCTGCTTGTATGGATATTACTATAAAGAAGAAGGAGAGAAATAAATGAGAAAGAAAATTTTGGCAACGGTTTTAGGAGCAACGATTTGCTTAGGATCAATGACAGGATGCGCAGGATTCAAAAGAGAAATCGTTGATATGAAAAGCGATTGGAATGGCGGTATGAAAAGAGTCATTACAGTATATACAGCAGACGGTAAAAAGATTGCCGAATATAAAGGGAAAATTGATATTGATACAAATGATGGTGGATATGTCAAGTTTGACTACAAAGGTAAGAGATATATTTATTACAACTGCTTTGTAGAAAGTATCGCAGAAATTGATTAGAGAGGAGAAGACAAATGAATTTAGAAGAAACTATCAAATGCGCAAATGATATGGCAACAAAGAAATACATAGCAGCTATACGGTGTCATGCAAATCTAGATGATGAAGAACTTGATGGATTGATTGAATATGCATTAAATCAAGAGCAACTTGCAAAGTGGCTTGGAGAACTCAAAGAGCTAAAAGAATATAAAGAAAAGTATAGATGGCATGACTTAAGAAAGAATCCTGATGATCTGCCAGAAGATAGCAAAGATGTTTTAGTAACCGTAAAGGGCGGTTGTGTAAACAGAACATGGCATGATTCTTGTGGATGGAGAAATGCGACAGCTAAAAAGGCAAGTTACTATAGCGACAAAAGTGTTCTGGCATGGAAAGAGATTGAAGAATTTGAAAGTGAGGAAGAATAGAAATGAATACAGAAAAGATGATTGACATTTCAGTATTACCAGAGGCAGAACAGGATCTGATAAAAGCATTATTTGATAAATGTTGTGAAAGAGCGAAACCAAAAGAAAAAACTAATTCAGGGTCTAAAGTTTGGAAACCAAAATACGGTGAAAGATATCATTACATTGATGGTAGCGGATCTATTTATAGCGCAATATGGTTTAATAGCATTGTCGATAACGGTAGATGGGTATTAGGCAACGTATTTAAAACACAAGAAGAAGCAGTATTTGCAAGAAAGAAAAGAAAAGTAGAAGTTGAACTTGAGCGGTATGCAAAGGAACACAACGGCACAGAATTTGCCAATCGTTGTTATTGTATTCGATGTGAAGAAGACGGGAAAAGACTTCTTTGCGATACATGGGCTACAACAAAAATACAGGGTACAGTTATGTTTACATCAAAAGATGTTTTAGTTGATGCAATTGAAGCAATCGGAAGAGACAGAATCATTAAATACATCTTTGGAGCATAAAGTGAGGTGAAAGAAAATGGGTACAGCAAAGACAATTGATATTTCAAAATTATCTGAAGCACAGCAGAATTTATTTAAATCATTATTTGAGCAGTTCTGCGAGAGATCAGAACAGAAAGAAGAAACAAATCCATGTGGGTTAAAGAACGGAGATGAGTATTATTACATCACTAATGATGGACAGATCGGTATTGCAAAATGGCAAGGTAGAGCATCAGATTTGAGAAGATTAGCTTTAGGTAATGTATTTAAGACTGAAAAGGATACAGAGTTTGCTATTGAAAAACAGAAGGTCAATGTTGAGTTGCAGAGATATGCTGACGAACATAATAATTCGGAAAAACTAATTTGGGATGGTGAAAATGAGCATTGTTGTATTAGGTATGACATTGTAGATAGAGATTTAACAACGGCATATTTATATGCATCACAAACAATCAATGGCATTTATTTTACTTCTCCGGAAATTGCAGAGGATGCTGCCAATAAAATCGGTACAAAACGTATCATGAAATATCTATTCGATGTTGATTGTGAGGTGGATGAATAATGGTGATATTGATACTTATAATCGCCATAATTGCTTTAATAATCTACAAAGGTTGCTTCTCTGGTGATTTTGATGTTGTGTTAATTCCGATTAACTTTGCTGTCGTCGTAGTTTTATGTTTGCTACTGAGTAACTTGTATGAAAATCAAGGCGTCAATCAGAAAATTAAAATGTATGAAACACAAAATTGGCAACTTGAGAGAAAGATTGATGTGACTGTTAAGAGTTACATGAATCATGAAAAGGATACATACAAAGAATTTAAAGCTGGTGATGGAATGGCATTGATCACAACATATCCTGAATTAAGAAGTAATGAACTTGTTAAAGAACAGATGGATACATACCAAAGCAATTATCGCAAGATTGCAAAATTAAAAGAAAAAGAAATTGATTACAATGTTACTAAGTGGTGGATTTATTTTGGAGGAGAATGATTATGAAAGTTTTATATCATGCAAAACCATATAAAGTGTATGGAGTTTGCACAGACAAATGTGATTCTAGCAGTTGTGGAGACACTTATACAGCCTTTTTGATTTATCTTGATGAAGCATTTAGATGGTCATGGGTTAATGTTCGTGATTGTACGCCATATAAGAAGAAAAAACATAAGAAGAAAGGGTGTAAACAATATTAGATACGCACTTAGAGATGTTTCGCTATTTGCACTTAGTGACGATACAACTGATGAAGAAAAAATAATATTTACAATTCAAGGGAGCAAGGCTGATATGAATTACAATCTAACATTCCCTGTCGTAGTTCTGAAAGATGAAAATGACTCAGTCCTATATATGGCATATATCCCATATTTTGATGTAATGACGCAGGGATATGATGAAGAAGAATTGCAGATGATGATCAAAGATTTGTTGAATCTCTGCTTAGAAGATAAGGAATCTTACACAATTCCTGCATGGGCATATACTTATTTCAATGAAGACGATGTTAAGGAACGAGGCAGAAAATATTTTGAAGAGCTTGATGATGGAGACGATACATATTTTCAAAAGAATTTTTACACAGTATGGTGGTTCGATTTCAGGCGATAGTAGTAGATAGAAAAGGAGAAAGATAAAATGGACGTTTTGTTTTACATAATTTGGGTATTGGCGTTTATGGTGATCATAGCAATTGGAATTGGAGTACCATATATGACATATTACAACTACAAAAGAATCAAGGCAATGGACAAGAAACTTACAGGAATGTGTACAGGTCTTGGGATTATGCTAAGACCAGAAGAGGGTGATGAAGAATGAAAGATATGAGAAATAATCCCATTGAAAATGGAAATCTGTGTTTTAGATCAAGAATAGTAAATGGAGAAACATTGATGGGATATGCATTAGTTATCTCAAACAAGTTGTTTTGGAAAGACGGATGGAATAACTATATTTCTAGTCACGACAAACTTAATTCTAAGCAATTAATTGTAATCGAACACTTAAATGATGACGAAAAGAAAATGAGAAAAGAGTGGTTAGAGTTTATGGCAACAACAAAATCAAAAAAAGTTAAAGACGAAGATCGAGTAATTGTGAAAGACTTATTGAGTGAAATATGAGGTGCAAGGTATTAAATGAGAAGATTAATTTGGTATATCAGGTCTTGTTTCTGTAAACATGATTGGGAACAGATATTTGAGTCTGCAATATATTATGGCGACAGATCTACAAAACCTTATAGATGTGAGAAGGTTTATCGCTGCAAGAAATGTGGCTGTGAGAAAAGATATGTAATAGAGTAAAATCTGAGTTTTATGTAAAGAGAGGATGATGAGAAATGAGTTGGTGGACATATGTAAAGGGATTTGTTGAAGTTAGACCATTTGGAAGAACACAGGCAGAGGAAAGATACATACTTGAAACTGCATTGAATCATTTGCCTAGAGTAACAGGGTCTGAAAGCGATATGAATATACATATAGTTCAAAAAGCAGGATATGATATGAGCGATTCATGTAATGAATTTGAACAACGAACTCATTTTGGAAATGGTAGAAGAGGAAATTTCGAAACACAAGGAACATATTATTTGTTAGTCGAAGGCAGTTTGCGAGACAGAGAATTTCAAGAAACATATAGAGAATTACAAAAATGGCTATGTCGGCTTGCTAAAAGAGTTAGTGTCCAAGATGTAATGATTGAGGTCAAAGCATGGAACAGAAATAAACTTATTAGAAATGATAAAGGAATTTATACTCAAATGCTCGAAGATGTTAGTTGGATAAACAAGAATAGCACTAATTGGTGCGAATATCTAATGTGGAAACCTTATGGAACACATAGAATGGTTGGTTATCCTGAGAAGCTTGTAGAAAAATATTATCCAGAGATATACAAGAAAGAAAAGGAGTATGAGGAATGATAAATATAGTTGCGATTATATTGGGAACGATTGTTGGTAACATTATTGGTAACGAAATATTTGATAGTTTGTATCGAAAAGATAAACGTGTTAGTGATTTTCACAAGGATAATGATGTATCACTGCGTACTCGGACAGAAAATGATATGAAGCAATTAGATATGATGTTTGATGATCAGGTTATTAGGATATTAAGAGATATTCAAAACCATTGGTTACCTGAAAGACCAATAATATACGGAGATGATCGTATGTATACAGAGTCACAATACCAGGCAGAAAAGATGCATCAGGCTATTGACGATGCCGTTACTGTGTTATTAGAAAAAATGTAAAGTGAGGTAATTAATATGGGAGCCAATATTGAGTTTGCCATTGGCTATGCGATCGGGTTTTGTATTGTTGGAGTGATTGTATTCCTGAGATACGAAAGAAAGATGGATCGGATGAGGCAGACAAATGTAAATCTGATCTTAGATAAGATGTCGTTCATGGCTGATGCTAACAACAAAGAAAATGATACATATAATAAGGAAGAAACTCGTTCAGATGTTAAGGACGCAGTGAAGTATGCAATGAAGAAAAGTCATCCAGATAATGGTGGCAGTGCAGATGATTTTAGAAAATTTAGAGAGCTTTATGAAGAAATGGAAGGTAAGTAAATGCTAAAGGTCGGAGATATAGTTTATATTTATAGAATGAAGCCAGCGGCTAAAGGAGGTTTGGTTAGAAATAACGACAAAGGTACAATTACTCGCATCGGAACAGATGAGATTGGTCGCAGATATGGGTATAGATATATGACCGTTAAATTTGACAAACCAGTAAATACCTCTAATCGTGATATTTACTCTTTAGAATTTTTTGAAAACAAGGATGATCGTAAGATAGGTAGAATACGAGATATTGGATTCTTACTATATGGTAGAAAATGTGAGGAATAAGACTCATGAGTAAACAAGAATCATTGAAGTTTTTGCAAGGTTTGATTGACGAAGTAGAAAATTGGACAAAAGAAGATATTGAGCGAGGTCGGAAGTTGATGGAGAAAATATATAAAGAAGAACCAAAAGAAGTTGAAAATAGTGATGGGTATTGGGAATTTATAATGCCAGATGGTAAGGTAGTGAAGTAGATATGGCTAAGAAACAAAATAAAAATTTTAAAATATTTGGTGTGTTTTTGGAATATAAAAATATTCTGCTCAAATAGTTTTTGAGTACGCCAAAAGTGAGGTTTATTATAGCACTCACTAAAATCTATGTTATTTTGTCGGATTTATGTTATTTGTGGGTTTGGCAACTATAAAAAATAACAGAACTAAAGGAATTTAAACAAAAAAAATGAAAACAAGACAAGAACGTAAACAGGAAATAAAACGATTCTTTGATCGGTTGAGTCCCGAAGAATTGGACAAGCTATTAGAAAGAAATGGAATCAATGACAAAGAGTCCAAAGAGGCTCTTGTATATAGAAATATTAAAGAAGGAATTGAGAAAGGAGAGATGTAACGATGAATAAAATGTTACAGATTGCGATAATTGATACAAGTACAATGTTGGGTATACCTGCATATACAGTAGATTGGTCGGTTTTATCAGAAGCCGAATGTCGCAACATTCTTAAAGCAATGAATTTTCATCAACCAACAGAGGAGGAAGTGAGTGATGCAATTAATATTCTCCTTGCACACCTCTATTATAAAAGACAATCAGGTACATATGCTGATGTAGATATAATGAACGATAAAGCAAGTCAGAAAGAAATGACAATTTCAGAAATTGAAAAAGAACTTGGTCATAAAGTAAAAATAGTGAAGGAGAAAGAAGAATGAAAGTATTTTTAGGTGGTACAACTTCTGGATGGAAATGGAGAAATAAATTCCAGAAAATGCTTGAATGTAATTATTATAATCCAATCACTCATGGTTGGAGTGAAAAAGACAGGCAAAAAGAAGTCTATGAAAGAGAAACAGCAGATTATGTCGTGTATGGTATTACAAAAGGAATTAGGGGAGTATATTCTATAGCAGAATTGGTAGATGATGTAAATAAACGTCCCAAAAAAACAATCTTCTTAAATTTATATAGCGGAGACACAATCGCACATGATCTTAAAGCCGTTGAGAATCTATGTAAAGATAATGGAATAGCTAAAGTTTTTAGTGGTAAAAATGCTATGCAAGAGTGTGCAAAATTTATTAATAATAAATTAAAGGAGGAAAAATAATGAAATGTTTTTATCACGTTGATCAAGACGGAATTGTATCTGGTTTTTACGTCAGAAAAGCTTGCGAACAGCGAGGTTTAGCATTTGAACCAGAGGACTTCCGAAAAATTAATTACGGCATGAAATTCCCGTTTCATGACATTGAGCAGGATGAATTTGTGTTTATTGTAGACTACAGTATTGAGCCAGAAGAGATGTGGCAGTTGCTCAGTATTACAAAGAATGTATTTTGGATCGACCATCATCAGTCTACGATTGAAGCGTATAAAGATTTCAAGTGTGATGTAAAAGGAATCAGAATTACTGGAGCGGGTATTTCAGGAGCGAATTTGACATGGTTATATTTTAAATATATGTGTGATGAAAATTGGGAGCAAATTGAGAGGACGGATGAGAAAAATGTAAAAAGATTACTCAATATATATAAATATAAAGCAGATTATCCAAAACTGGCAGAATATACAGCCATGTGGGATACATTTTATTTTGGTGAAACGTCAAAACAATTCGTAAAAGCATTTCACTATGCATTTGAATCGTATGATTTTGATGCGTTAAGTCCATTGCTAAACACGTTAAATGAAGATCAAGGAATTTATGAAGCAGCAAAAATTATTGGTGATATGATAGCAGATGGCTTATCAATTATTGAGTATTTAGCAGCAAATGCAGAACAATATCTTAGAGCATATGGTTTTGAAACCATATTTGAGGGACATAAAGTCTATGCAATCAACAGAGCGTTAATCAATTCTGATTTCTTCGAATCTATTGATGCTTCTAAATACGATATGTTTATCGGTTTTTCATTCAATGGAAGTATGTGGGAATATCAGCTACGATCCGCAGAACAAGATAAAGTAAATGTGTATGAGCTTGCTGTGAAATATGGTGGTGGCGGTCATCCAAATGCAGCTGGGTTCAGATGTGATAAATATGTATTAGGAGTGTGATGTATGTCAAGGAAAAATACAAGAGAAATTGAACTTGCTTTTAGTAAAAACAGAGATCCAGATTGGGAAGCCGATGTGGAAATTTATAGAAGAAGAAAGTTCGAAGTAGTGCGTGGTATTTGTCTGGGAGATGAGTTTGCTGAAATTGAGTCTTTAGAATACAAAAATTGTGACGAGTTAGATGAAATGTATTATTGTTTTGATTATAATTTAAAAATACTTATGCAGTCTTATTTGTATGAATATACAGATTATGTGCCAATCGAAACAATGCATATTACATCTCCTGCAATATTGTGTTGTGATGAAATTGTATTAAAAAACGGTGAGAAAATTTCTATTGATAACATATGTATTGATAAATCAAATGGCAATGAAGTTTATAAATTATATTCTAATAGTACATATACAGATGATGTATATTATGAATCTACTAAAGCATTAGTTTATGAATTGGCTAGTAAAGATGTTTGCAAGGCTATACATATAATGAAAGATATGATGGACAAAGCGTATATAAAAGCAAGAAATGAACGAAGCATACATCCTTTTATTAGCCACTTGTTTAACGACCCTCCAATTCCATGTATTAAAAATAAATATTCTATACATGATTTAGTAATGGGTACATTAAAATGCAGTGGTGATATTTATAAAGAAATAAACAAAGAAGTCCCAAATGCTATAGATATGATTGTGCCTCATCCTGGAAGACATGCAGAGTATTATTTTGGGTTAGATTATACAGATGAAGTAGAGCAATTTATTAAAGAACAGGAGGCTAAGAAATGTGAAGAAACTAAATGATGAACAGCGAAAGCTGATTGAAGATAATTATTCTTTGATTTGGCATTTGCATGAGAAGTATTTTACAAAATTTAAAGATTTTGATACATATATGGATCTTGGTCGTATGGCAATTTGCAAAGCAGCATTAAAATGGGATGAGTCTAAAGGTAATTTTGGGACGTATTTTAGATGGGTATTACAGTCAGAAATTAATAAATATTATATAAAATGGCATAGCCCAACAGAGAAAATGAACAGAAATGCGGAATCATTGGATGCACCTGTTGACGAAAGAGTTGACGCAGAAGAATTAACAATTGGTAGTTTGCTTGTGAGTAACGATGACATAGAGAGTCAAGCACTAACAACAGTATATTATCAAGGAGAATTTAACAAATTATCAGACAAGCAGAAGAAAATTATATATATGTTACTTGATGATATTGAGCATAAATACATAGCCAAAGAATTTGGAAAGAGTATTCAATGGGTAAGTTGGCAACTTGGTAATATTAAAAAAATAATGCATAGGGCAAAGGCGGTGAGATCATGACAATTGAAGAAGTGAAAGATTACATAAACTCGTCTACAGAGTATGATTTTTTGCGAGATTATCCTCATAAAATCGCTTTTCTCACACTAGGTGGAAGTTATGCTTACGGAACAAATACAGAGGATTCTGACATTGATTTACGTGGTGTTTTCCTTAGTGATAAAAGAGAGATTTTGTTGAATAATAATCAGAACAATCTTGAGAAGACCGATGATCATAAAGACATTGATACCGTGTTACATTCGCATATTAAGATGGTTAATATGCTTGCTAAGGGCAATCCTACATTTTTAGAGTTGCTATACTTTGCACCAGACCGCTATTTGTATGTATCCGATATTGGTATGGAGTTGATCAAAAATAGAGATATGTTCTTATCTAAGAGAGTTTGTCATGCATATAAAGGATATATTTGTGATTGCCTAGAACAAGCATACGTGAGATGTTCTAAATCAGACGACATTCAAAAGAAAACAAAATTTGCCAATAAATCAATGATGCATGCTGTTCGTTTGTTGCTCCAAGTGATTCAATTACTACAATGTGGAACTATGTGTGGAACAATTGAAGAAATAGGAAAAGACCTTATAGATATTAAGATGGGGTACAATACTTTGTGTGAAAAGAGACATCTTCCAGATGGCACTGAATGTACGGATTATCGTCCAAACGAATCTTATAATGTGTTTACTAACAGACTATTGTCTGAATTTGAGTATGGGTACAAACATACAACCTTGCCAGACGAACCAGACTGGGATCGTATCAATAACTTCTTGATGACAACAAATGAACGAATTGTGAGAGGAATGGTGTAAAAATGTATGTAAAGATTGGAGACGAAATTGCTTTTCATCCTGGCGAATGCTTAGAAGAATTTGTTGAATCTTGCAGGATGACTCCTTATCAGCTTGCGAGTAAAATTGGCATGGATGTTGATTATGTTCAAGGGTTGATTGACGGATCACAAAGTGTCACAAAAGAATTTGCAAAATCAATGGCAGATCATTATGGGTTCTCTGACGATGGACAGTTTTGGTTAAACTTGCAAGAAACATTTGAAAAAAAAGTAGGTGGCATAGATGTTTAAATTAATAAAACGCCCACGTTCTGATAACGATCAATATACTAAATATGATGTTGTGCTTGATAAAGAATATACTGTAGAAGAATTTATTGATGCGATTGCAGATGGAAGAAATGGAACGCATGGTCAAATTACAATAAAAAATGATAAACAAGCCATTGAATCATTTGGCTATAATATCGAGAGTATTAATTATAGACATTGTAGACTTCAAAATGCTGAAGAAAAAATTAAACAAGTATGGGCAGATGGTGGCTGGGTAAAAATCAATTATACTATCTTACTTGAAAACAAACAGGAAACACAAAAAGGTGCGCTCAGATTTATTGTTAAGAAGCCAAATGGGGAAGAATCAGTGGTGGTTATTTTTAAGAACAAATCCGATGGCACATATTCATTTGTTAATTTGACAAAAGAGCATATTTGTTCATGTAAATTTAAAACAATTGAGGAAGCCATTCAGGATATGAATGATCGCTTAAGAAAAGGATTGATTGAGTCCTATATTGTGAAAGGAGAAAGAAAATAATGGATATACATATTGGAGATTTTTGGCAGAACAAATGTAATCCAAAAGTAATTCAACATGTAGTTAATTTTTCATTTAGAATGGGTGGATTTCCAAGTAGTAAAGATATGCTACTGATCTGTGAAGAATTTCATTATACAAAGATAGGTGAGGATTCTGCCTCTGTTAAAGAAGATTCCAGATTCTTCACACATATTACAGTGGATAATTTTAAAAAGATGAATCAATGTATCCTCAGTGCAGAAAGAATTATGAAAGACACTCAGACATTTAAGACAGACAAAGATATTTTGGATTATTTAACGAAGAAAGTCGAGGAGAAATTGAATGCAAAATAATATATTTCAGATTTATTTGGCTGGCGGTATGCAGGATTTATCATTTGAAGAACAGAATGAGTGGAGAGAAGAAATTTGTAGGTGTATCAATAGTCGCTGCGAGAAATCATTAGTTGATGTAAAACCAGTTAACATTATCAATCCAGTAGATTATTACAATTTTGAAAATGACAAAGCTGAGACAGAAAAAGAAGTTATGAGATTTGATACTCGGCTTGTTAAGAATAGCGATTTGATTATTGTGTACGCAAACGATCCAAAGAGCATTGGCACATCTATGGAAATTGCTATTGCCCATGAGAATAATATTCCAGTATTAATTTTAAACGATGGGAACGAAAAACTTCATTCTTGGTGGATTGAGATGTCTGATAGGGTGTTTAGTGAATATATTGGTCTGTGCCTATACGTTGTAGATTTTTACTTGGAGATGAAGCACTATAGCGCAAAATATAACGTGACAATAAAATAGGAATTTGAGGCAAAATGAAAGGAGTTGAATCACTATCACGGCAGAGAAACAAGGCAAGTTTATTATTTTCCATCTGGATGATGGTAAAACTTGTAAATATGATTTATCAAATGGTGATTGCTATGGCAAAAGTGGTAAGAAAGTGAAAGCTTTAAATAATATTCTGTCTGGGCATTCGGCTGATGAATTGGATAAATTATTTGTGTCCGATCCACATTATGCAGAGTTTTTAAAATATGTAAACTGGCGAAAAAATTGTGAAATGGGAAGAACTACATGGGGCTTCATTGATTATAATTTAGGAACATTGTTTAAATATGCAAGTAAATATTCGGTATGTGAGCAGTTCTTTGCTATAGGATTTACACATAAACAAGTCACAGAAGATTTTAAATATTCAATCAATGAAGTACCAAAATGGTTAAGAAATTATTGTCTTGGTGTAAAGAATAGACGATTGTTAAGTAATGATTTTGTTGATTTTTATAAGATGTATCCAGATTATGTACAAACGATTTTACAGACAGAGTATATGACATTAACTAAAGAATATTTAATAAATTTCTTCGAGGATAATCATAGATATCGTTTTACGAAAATTTTGGAGGCTTTAAATCAGGATTATGGCTATAATCTTGCAGATGTGTTTGTTTATATAGATAGAATAATTACATTTGAAGCTGCTACCAATAGTATAAATTGGTTACTCGGAGAATTGCGTGATTATGCCCGTATGATGGACGCAATCAGTCATAAATTTGATAGATATCCAAGACATTTCAAAACAACAATGGATATTGTCACAAGAAATTACAAAAGATTGCAAAAAGAATTTTCGGAAGAAGTCTTTAAGAACCGTATTAATAAAGAATACGAATTTACATATAAAGGACTGAGATTTTTTTATCCAGATTCCACTCAAGACATTAAAGACGAAGCGGTGCAGCAAAATAATTGTGTGGCAAGTTACATAGATCGAGTCATTGATGGCGAATGCCATATTATGTTCTTGAGAAGAGTAAAAGAACCAGAAAAATCGTTAGTGACGATTGAAATACAAAATGGACGAATCGTACAAGCGCTGCAAAGATTCAATGATCCTCTAACTGCCGATCAGCAAGAAGCGGTCGATGCATGGAATGAACATTTTAGCAAGAAAGGTAAGGTGGCAGCATGATTAATATTAATGAATTAACAACATATCATAAGATTAAATTAAAGAAACCAATGGGATGCTTCGATAATCTTGGCGAGGTATGCGAGATTGTTAAGATTGATACAGATGAAAATGTTATCAATTTTAGATTTGGGGCAAATGGAGCGCATCTTGGTGTGATGTCAGGAGATGAATTAGAGAAATATTTTGATGTTATTGAACCAACTGTTATTCCTGATGATTATGAGTGGCATCCATATGGGTTTATTGACGGATATCAGGTTGAATATCGGGCGGATGTCAATGGAGGAATTCATATGAGCATTGGTTATAATGGATCAATTATTTCAGTTTCATATAACCATCCAGAAATTGGATATCGTACAATTCAAAATGGACAGCAGGGTAAATTTTATGAAAATGATTTAAAGGTTGCATTTTTCAAATTACAGAAATCATATTATGATCAATTATATAAAGATGTTCACTATGAAGTTGAATCTGAGTATTTTGCTAAGAGAGACGAATGTGGTCTTGAGCTTAATGAATGGTAGAAGTAATTATGAAGGATGTAAAATTGATAATCCAATTAGCAAGTATTCTCATAGTATGTGTCGTTTATGTTGGAATATGGTGCTGGATTTATGACAATAGAGATGAATACTTATATATATCATATCCAAAAGGGATTCCTGGAAGATTCTTAAGTATGTTCTCTCAAATATGGTGTGTTATACATATTGTTGGTGCTATAGGTGCAATTATATGGGCTTGGTGTTAGAAAGAGGTGATGTAAAATGTGCGATTTTAAGGTTGGAGATAAGGTGTATTTTGCTTGGTATGATGAACCATATACTGTTAAGTCTGGAATCATTACGGAGATTAAATGTCTTGGCAATCTAATATATATAATGATACAAGACAGTATAACGCATGGTTTATATATGGTTCTTTTAGAAGAGATATATCGCACTGAATTAGAAATAAAAGCGGTTCTAAAACGAGAGTTTTATGCCAAGGTAAATGAAGTCAAAAAAGATATTCATACCTTAGAAGAGTTACTAAAATTCATGTACAATAATGATCTTACAATTGATGAAGATGATGGATATTGTGTTTGTGAAGAACGTGTTGCGGTAAGAGAACTGGCGAAAGAAATTTGTGGGATTGAGTTAGGAGAGTAATGTAGATGGAGAAGAAACTTTTGTGCGCATATTGTCGAAAGCTAGTTGATTATGAACTTGAAACAAGGTTTACAATTGTTCCAACGATAGGTGAAAGAATTTCGTTTGCAGAGACATATGGTATTTGTAAGATTTGTGGAAGGGAAATTTTTATTCCAGAGGTACATGATCATAACATAGAAGCTATGGACAGAGTATATCGGATTATAAAAGAGCGAAAGGGGAATTTAGCAATGAATCAAACCTATCAAAATTGTGGTATATACTGCAAGGCACAGAATTATGATACTAATAAGTGGATTACTGGGACATACATCGGTAAAGGATGGTTATTATTCCCAAGATGTGAACCAGCAGACCATAGTGGTATGTATGGGTGTCAAGTAAAAGAAGATACCATTTGTCAATCAACTGGCAGAGAAAATGAATTCGAATATGATGTTGTACAATTGGTTGATGATGACGAAGACGTATATTTGATTATTTATAATGATGAAGATTTGGCGTGGCAGATGTTATCTGTTTATGGTTCTGATATGATTGATTTAGGAGAAATTAAACCAGATCAATATGTGAAACTTGGCAATATCAAAGAAGATGATTATTGGAGAAAGGAATGGGAAAGACAGAGTGAAAAAAGAAAATAATAAAGTATTTACATACGGGCAGTTAGAAGAATTAAGAAATAGTTTAGCACTTTCAATAGGCGAGGTTGAATCATCAAATAAGCAAGATCATATACTTCGAAAATATTATAATATATGTAGTTTACTTGATACGTTTCAACTGACGAAACCGCTAGTTGATGAACTAAAACGTCATCCGATTGCAGCGAGATATTTTGTTTTGTCGTTATGGAACGAATTGGTGGATTCGTGTCTTAATGCGTGCGATACATTGACTGTGAATGATATAGAGAATCGAGATTCCGAAAAGCTACTATCTACTAAAACCAATGCGGCACAGTACATCCATGTATTAAATGATATGATTTCCATAAATGATTATACAACAATTCAAGATGAGGCGTTGCAGTTTGCAATTGATACAATTAAGGAGAAATATAATGGAGAAAGAAAAGAAAAGTAAATTACATACGCCAAAAGAAATTTTAAATGCACTGCATGTGATTCAGGATACGTGCGAATACCATCTTGATGGAGCAGACGAAGATTGTAAAGCCTGTCCTTTATGCACGATGATGGGCGAAGCCCCGACTTGTACCCCTAGAGACCTTGACCCTTGTAATTGGGAAATTGATGATGATCCAGATACTATATGGCGAGCATTCAAGAAGTAGGAGGTGATATTGTGAGCGAGAAAAATTATAAAGAGTATACACCTGATGAGATATATGATGCTTTAAGCGTAGTTCAAAATATCTGTAAGGCAAACAGAGTTCATGATATGGGAAGTAGAAGTGTCGATTATGAGAATTGCTTAAATTGTGATTTTTATAATGTAGTTAGAGGTTGCAGGGTAAGAGTTTCATTACCGAAATATTGGAAGCTAAATGCTCCACCCAGAGAATGGGAACCATTTGTTCATGATTAACACATAAACACAAGTAAATAAAGGAGAAAATGTCGTTGAAATTAAATGACGAACAGAGAAAATTGGTAGAACAAAATCATAATTTGATTTACTCTGCTATGACAAAATGCGGTATCCGCAGACAAGATTTTGATGACTATTATGGATTCGCTGCTATTGGGTTGTGTAAGGCAACAATTGATTATGATGAATCCAAAGCTAAATCATTCTCTACATATGCATATAAATGTATGCAAAAAGAAATTATAGCATATACTCGATGGAGATTTGCAGATAAAAGAGATGAACGACTTACCTTATCGTACAATCAGTTAATGAATGATTTAGATGAAGACGAAAAAGAATATTCTTTTTTGTTAGCTGATAAAAAAAATAATGAAAAAAAATTAATTTTCTTTTTGTGTTTTGATGAGCAAATGCGAATACTAAATAATAAGGACAGGTTAATTATTAATTTAAAGGCAAAAGGGTATACGAACGAAGAAATAGGAAATACCCTTGGTGTTACATATCAAGCAATTCAATATCAATTGAAAAAAATTAAAAATAAATTAATCCCATCCTTATAATTTCAAAAAAGCTTTTTGCTTTTATTATTTTTTTGACGCATTTGTTATAAACGTACTAGAACGATTATAGCAATATAAGCCGATCAGATAAAATTATTTTTTGTTCCTGTTAGCTTTGGCAGAGTTGACAGTGGATATAAATTGATGACTTATTTACAAACTAAAAACTAACTAAACAAATTTAATAACAGAAAGAGGTAAATTCATTTGGCAGAAAACACAAAATCTAAAAGACTTTTCAACTTACCAGAAACTAAAGGTACATTTCAGTTAGAAGGATTAATCACTGATTGTGCAAAAGACGACTTTTATAAGGAAGGTAAAACGCAGAAAGGCAAAGATAAACGAACATTATCTTTCGGAGTTAAAGTAGAACCTGACGTAAAAGTTGGATGTAAAATTCAGGCATTTGAAAAACCTACAGTATGTTTTATCAAACGAGAGAAAGATGGTACATACAAAACTAAAAAAATTCCTTGGGCGGATCGTTTTAAATCGGCTGAAGAATTAGGACTTGGCGAAGGTTGGGCAATTATTGGTTCAAGAGCAGGTCTTGAAAAAGAGACCAATGATAAAGGACAGGTTGTTAATAAGAAAATTGTCTTAGATCCATTTGATTTAACAAAATATACTTCAGAACATATGGCAGACAACCAGAGTGTATTCATCAAAGGAGATATTGAATATGGAAGTTTTACTGGGGAAGGCGGTACTAAACGTCAGTGGTCAAGAATGTCTCCAACACAGATTAGTTTAACAAGTAAAGAAATTGATCTTGATGATGAAGAACGTAAAGTAAGATCTGATTTCAAACAGACAATGGTATTCACAAATATCGAACAGGAAAAAGAAAATGATGTGCCAACAGGACGTTTTATCGTTTATGGAAAGATTATTGGTTATTCATCTGTTGATGATGCTGAATTCTATATGACAAATAAGAAATTAGCAAAAACTTTTAAGAAGAATGTTAAGCCATATTCATCTATTGAAGTTTGGGGACATATTAAGACAGAAATTCAGACAGAAGAAGTTGAAGTAGAAGATGATGGATGGGGAGAAGCAGATCCTACAAAGAGAGTCGTAAATTCTGCAAGAAAAGAACTTATTATCACTGGCGCAAGCAAAGACAGTATTGATTCAGAAACATACACCAGAGAAGCAATTGATGCAGCGATTGAAGCTATTAAAAAGGCAGAAGCAGCAAGAAGTGATTTCGGTGAGTCTGATGATAAACAGACAAGTAGTTCTTCTACAGATGATGAATGGGGATCTGGTTTTGATGATTCTTCAGATGATACTGAAGGCGATGTTTGGTAAGAGCAATTCTAAATCATTTCACAAATAAATAACAAAAACAATATATACATAAAGGAGTTTTACATTTGGCAAAAGCAAGAAAAGCAGCAAAAACACAGAGTAAATTGATGACTATTATTTATGGAGAACCTTTTACTGGTAAAAGTACACTGGCAATGCAGTTAGCGTATTTTAAACGCCCAGATGGGAAACCTTTCAGAGTCTTATATTTAGATTCTGAATCAGGAAGTATTGATGATTATTTACCAGAATTAGAGGAAAATGGTGTAAATCTCGAAAACATTTACATTGTTTACACTCAGAGCTTAGGAGAAGTAAGACATTATATTGATACAGTTAAAACAAACGGTGACTTCTACGAGCTTGATGACGATGGAGAAGAAACTGATGATGTAGTTTTAGATGCAGATGGTCTTCCATTTAGAGCTGATGCAATTGTTGTAGATGGATCAACAATCTTAAATCTGACTACAAAACAGGGATTGATTGAGTTCTCTAAGAAAAGAAATCGTGTAAAAGCGGATGCTGCAAATATGACAGGTGAAGCCAGACTTGTCAAGATTGAAGGTGCAGGTATGGAATTAAAAGATTACCAGACTGTAAACTTCAAAGGTCAGGATTTAATTCTTGATTTATTAGCTTCTGGAGCACATTGTGTTGTAACAGCAAGAGAAAAAGATGAAACAGAATCTAAGATGATTGATGGTAAAAGAGAAACTGTTACAACAGGTCGTAAAATTATTGACGGATTTAAAGGTATGGATTATAACGCCAAAACAGTAATTCGTACATTCGTTGATGATGAAACTGACATGGTTTGTGCACAGATTGTGAAAGATAGAACACATACATATAAAAAGAATGAAATTGTTGAAGATCCGCAGATGTTAGCATGGCAGAAAGTTATTGACAATTCTGTTGGTAACAAAGAGTTTACACTTGGTAATGCCCTCACAAAAGCAGTTGATGTTGAACAGAAAATCTATAAGAGAGAAATTCTTGGAGAAGCAGGTAAGCCAGTTTCCGAAGAGGAAGCAGAAAAAGAAGAATCTGGTGTAACTAATGACGGAGTTTCCAATAATGAAGATTCTGTTGAGGCAGTTAGAAAGCGAATTATTAATATGATTAAACAGATGACACCTCCAGAGAAACAGGAGATGAAAGACAAGCTTGTGCAAGAAGGATTACCTACTACAATTACACGAATTAAAGATCTTGGACAGTTGAAAAAGATTGAGGAAGTTTTATCATAAAAGGATTTATGTGGCAGCCCTTTTGGGCTGTCTGATCCTTAGATATTAAGTGAGGAGTAACTGTAGTATGGCAGATGTTTTAACAGTAAAATGTGCTTATTGTAAAGAAGTAATTGAACTTGATTTAGATAAAGTACAAGAGATTGTTAAATATGACAATAGTTATTATCACAAAGAATGTTTTCAAAAAATGTGTGAAGCAAAATTATTATCCAAAAATACTAAACATGATAAATGGTTATCTGCATTATCTAAGATTGACGAATATAATCAGAAAGCACGATTGTTACTTGAACCAAGATTATTAGAAGACAAAGTATATCGGTTTATTCTTGATAATTATAATTACATTGGTTCTGTACCAGCATATGTTTTTACAAAATTGAAAAGTATTTACAAAGGTACATATCGTGGTTTGGCGAAACCAATTCCGCCAAGTGACCTTTTAGATATGTGGAAGCGTCAAATGAAATATCTTAAGAAAAATCGAACATTTTTAATACAAAAAGGAACGATGGATAAAGATAACCCAACACACCAGGTTAATTATGATTTAGCGGTTTTAGTGGGAAAATATGATAGTTATTTACGATGGAAAGAGAAACAGAAATTAAATGAAGTAGACAAAAAGAATAATGAAAAATTTGCAAAATCTTTTGTTGAAACAAATAATATCACAACTCAGAAAACTGTAGTAACAGCCACGCAAGACGATAACATGGATGACATTTTAAGTGATATTTTTGGTGAGGGACTTGATTGACAGAAGAAACAGTGGAACGTAAAAGTGTAACTAACATTCAGAGTGAAATGATGTTTATCGGTGCTTTGTATAAACAACCAGATTTATATGTTTCTTATGGTGGATATATGAGAAGCCAGTATGATTTCAGTGATGAGGCATGTAAATTCTTCTATGATATGTTTGAGATTATGTACAAAACATTTACTCAGACGATTGAGGAAGATAAGGTAAATATGTTCATGAGTCAATCAGATGAAAGACTTAGGACATATAAAAGATACAAAGGGTGGAAAACAATTTCATCATGGATGCAGGTTGCAGATTGTGATGATTTTAAAAAATATTATAATCTCGTTAAGAAATACTCTCTTGTTAGAGAGTATGACAGAAATGGATATCCTGTTCAAAGAATTTTAAACCATAGATTATTTGAAAAATGGGAAGCAAAAGATATTTATAGAGTGATTCGATCTCAGGCAGATAAAATTAATACTGTTATTAGCGCAGGCGAAGATTCTGTCTTATTGAATAGTGGTGTTGAATCACAGGTTGAATCATTTTTATCAAAACCAGATTTAGGGATTCCGTTACCTTGGGGGATTCTCAATAAGATGTTCAGAGGGTGTCGACTTGGAAAGGTAATTTTTAATGGATTCTTAAGTAATGAAGGAAAATCAAGAAATATGATGTTGTTGATCGCATATATCGTATTGGCAATGGATGAGAAATTTTTATTACTCAGTAACGAAATGGATGAAGACGATTTGCGAAATTGCTTAGTCGTTACAGTGATCAACAACAAATGTTTTAAAGAGCTTCATGGGGTTGATATTGAAAAGCCAGAAGAAGAAATAGTTCTTGGTATTTACAGAGACAACAATGGCAATGTGATTGAAAGAAAAACAAATGAAAATGGCGACTTTATTGAAACAGAAGAGGAGTACAGACATAGAGTAGCTACGACGTCAGATGAGTTTCAAAAAGTTATGCAAGTTGCAAAATGGGTAGATCAGAAACGTCAAGGAAAATTATATTTCAAAGATGTTGGCTCTGATTACTCAGATTCGGCATTAGAGTTTGAATTTAGAAAACATCGTATGTTATATGATGTGAAATATTGTGGTTATGACACGTTAAAAGGTTATCGTATTGATGATTGGCAAACGGTGAAACAGACAGCCACAAAAATTAAAGAGCTTATGAAAGAGATCCATATGTTTTGTTTTTCTGTATTCCAGTTAACAGATGACACAGTGTATACAGATATATTCCAACTAAGTAGTAATAATATTGCCAATGCAAAACAGATTAAGCACGTTGCTGATATCTTAATGCTTGGTAAAAGATTACATCCTGACGAATATTACAAATATCAGTATATATCAATTAGTGATTGGGGAGAGCCACAGGCGCACGATCTAAAAAAGGACAAGACATATTTCTGTATTAAGGTTGATAAAAACCGAGGCGGTAACAAAAATGTTATTCCAATTTTTGAAATCAATTTGGATTTAAATACTTGGGACGAAATAGGATATGTCATAAAACGAGAGAAAAACGGAGCGTAGGTTATGGATGTAGCACAGCTAAAAGAATATATATACGACAATAATTATGTAGAAAATATTCTGAAAGATATAGGCTGTCATCATATTAAATATCATTCGTCTGGATATTGGAGCTGTGCAAATAAAGATGGGGATAATGAATCCGCAGTTATTACATATAACAACGAAAACCTAAATTGCACAAATTATACAAGAAAAATGACAGCAAAAGAAAGACAGACAGATTTAATTGACTTGGTATGCTTTACAAAAAGTCTGTCTTTCCCAGACGGTTTAAAATATCTAGCCAATTTGATCGGCATAGATTATTATCATGATTTTAATGAGCAACTGCCAGAAAGTTTGCAGATCACTCAATTGATTCATGATATGAAAGAAAATATAGAAACCGAAGAAGATAAACCAGTCAAACCAATTTCAAAACGAATTCTTTCTTATTATAAGGACTATGTTAATGATCTGTTTTATGAAGATCATATTACTTATTTAACACAGAAAGAATTTAATATTGGCTATGACGAAGATACAAACAGAATTACAATACCTATTTTTTCTGAAATTGGTGATTTGGTAGGTGTTAAAGGACGATTGTTCAAGAAAGAGTTAGATAAACATGATTTGAAATATTTATATATTGAACCATGCGCTAGACAAAGAATCTTATACGGATTGAATAAAACTCTACCTTATATAGAAAGGGTTGGAAGAGTATATGTTGCAGAAGCAGAAAAAGCTGTCATGCAGCTATGGTCATATGGATATCAAAATGTTGTGGCAACTGGCGGCAAGCAAGTTTCAAGACAGCAAATTGATATGTTAACAAGACTCGGAGTTGAAGTAGTATTTATTTTTGACAAAGATGTTGAGTTAGAAGAGATTCAAAAGCTTGGCGATCGTTTTATTGATGGAGTTCCGATTTCATATATTATGGATAATTCAAAAGAAGGAATCCTTGATGAAAAAGAATCACCTACTGATGATCCTAAAAAATGGGAACTATTGTTAAATAACTATTTGTATACACTTAAATAAGAACAGGCAGGTTATACATATAAAATACAAATTATATGAAGGTGGCACAAATGATACCTCTAATGTTGTGCCAGAAATTTTAAGAAATAGAGGGATTGATGATTATGAAACGTATTTGAACCTCGATGATAGCGTAATTCAAGATTATGCTGATTTAGAGGGTATCAAAAATGCAGTAAATACAACGATTTTTGCACTTGAAAATGGACATAAAATCGGTATTTTAATTGACGAGGACGTAGACGGATTTTGCTCGGCTTCGATGGCATATATGTACTTAAATCGCATTAATAATGAACTTTATGATGGTAAGAGTAGCATTTGTTACTTATTGCATAAAAAAGCAAAAGCTCACGGATTAAGTGAAGATATTACTATACCTGAAGACGTAAAACTTTTAATAATTCCAGATGCAGGCACCAACGATGTAACACAGTGTACTGAACTTGTAAATCGTGGCGTACAGATTGTAATTCTTGATCACCATGAAAAAGAAGAATCTGAAGAAATAATGCCAGAGGAAGTTGTAATTGTAAATAATCAGTGTAGTCCACGATATAGAAATAAAGACTTATGTGGGGCTGGGATTGTCTATAGATTTTTACAGGCAATGGATGATGAATTATGGATTAATTATGCAGATGATTATTTAGATTTATGTGCATTAGCCAATATTGGTGATGTCATGGATATGAGATCATTTGAGACACGTCGATTAGTGGATAAAGGGATTCAGAATATTCAGAATAAATGCTTTAAAGCACTAATTCAGGCACAAGATTATTCAATGCACAGTATTGTTAATATCCATAATGTTCAGTGGTATATCGTTCCAATTATCAATGGTATGGTACGATTTGGTTCTTTGAAAGATAAAGAATTAGTTTTTAGAGCATTTATTGAAGACTATGAGGTATTTGATTATAAGAAAAGAGCAACAAAAAACAATCCTGCGGAAGTAATCAAAGAGAACATTTACGATCGTGCTGCTCGATTATGTAAAAATGCTAAAGGTAAACAGGATCGTCAAAAGAAAAAGATGGTTCCGATTATTATGAAAGAAGCAGAAAAAGATCAAGATAGCAAGATTACTATTCTTGATGTTACAGAAACATTAGATAGTAGTTTGACAGGATTGGTTGCTATTAAGATTGCTGAGGATATGAACAGACCATGTTTATTATTACGAAAACATACTAACCAAGAAACAGGATTAGTAGAAATGAGTGGTAGCGCAAGGAATGTAGATCATAGCCCGATTGATAGTTTGAAAGATGTGATATCCGAAACAAATTCATTTTTATGGGCAAAAGGTCACGCCAATGCATTTGGATGTTCGACAGATAATATTTCTGGAGCAATCACAGAATTAAACGACAAGCTGAAAGATGTTAAATATGATGCAACTTATAGGGTTGATTTCATTGTAGATGCTTGCAGATTAGATTTTGAACTACTACAGGAAATGTCTAAATTGGATAATATTCGTGGGCAGGGCATTGATGATCCGATGATTGCTGTCGAGAATATCACATTAAATAAGGAAGAAATTAATGTTGTTGGTAAAAAAATGGATACAATACAATTCAAGATTAATGATATTCCATGCGTGATGTTTAGATGTGATGAAAAAAATAAGATTTATGATTGGATTATGAACGATTTCTCTGACGAAGGTACAGTTACATTTGAATTAGTAGGAACTGCGCAAACTAATATTTTTAATGGTATTAGACAATATCAAATTGCAGTTGATGATCTTAATGTTCTGAGCATTACAGCAGATGAAGAATTAGACGAAGATATTTGGGATTGAGGTGAAAGTTAGTGAGCAGTTCATTACATACACATTCGCATTATTCATTGTTAGATGGATATGCATTACCTGAAGAAAACTTACAAAGAGCAGAAGAGATAGGACTAAAAGCACTGGCTATCACAGAACATGGAAATGAGTATAGCTGGTGCTATTATGATAAGCTTCATGAGAAATATCCAAGTGTTAAATTAATCTTCGGTGTTGAATTTTATGAATGTTTTGATATGACAGAGCAAAACAAGGAAAGCAAATATTTCCATTTAATTGTTTTAGCCAAAAATGAAAATGGGCGCAAGGCAATTAATCAATTGGTAACTGATTCGAACTTTCATGGATTTTACTACAAACCACGAATTGATCTGGACGCATTAAAACCATATGCAAAAGATCTGATTGTGAGCAGTGCTTGTTTGGCATCTAAACTTGCCAGAGAGCCAGATTATCAGAAGTGTATTAAATATGTTCATGAATACAAAGAGATTTTCCCACATTTTTATTTAGAAATGCAGTCACATTCGCATCAGGATCAAGTGGTATATAATCAGAAAATCTTACAGCTTTCCAAAGACACGAAGACGCCATACATTATCACAACTGATAGTCATGCTGCTAGAAAAGAAGACCTGTATTATCAGAATTGGCATGTAAAACTTGCTCACGATACCGAAACCGCAGCAGAAATTTACGAAGGATGTTATTTGCAATCTGATGATGAAATTCATGCAATCATGGATAGTCAAATTGGAGAAGATGCAGTAACTAAAGGACTTGAAGAAACAGATAAGATTGCTGATCTGATAGATGAAATCCACATGCCATTTCAGGCACCTCAGTTACCATCTTTTCCATTGCCTGAAGGATTTGAAGATAATTATTCTTATTTAAAGTATCTGATTGACACAGGGTGGGTAAAACGAGGATTCGATAAACTACCAGAAGATGAGCAGAAGTTAAGAAAAGAAAGAATTGATTATGAGTTAGATATTATTCATTCAATGGGATTTGATGGGTATTTCTTGATTGTTTGGGATTTCATCAATTTTGCAAGAGAAAATGGTATTCCAATTGGTGCTGGTCGAGGTAGTTGTGCAGGTAGTTTGGTATGTTACACGATTACAATTACAGACTTAGATCCTATCAAATATGGACTGATTTTTGAAAGATTTTTAAATCCAGAGCGAATTTCAATGCCAGATACAGATACAGATGTTGGTACACGAGATGAGATTATCCAATATTTGATCGATAAGTATGGTGAAAACAGAGTATGTCAGATTATCAATTTTAGTTTTATCACACCAATTGTAGCGATCAAAGATGTTGGTAAGGTCTTAGGATTTAATTATCATGAAATGGACAAACTTAGCAAAAAATTTGTCTATGATACGATAGAAGAATCTTTGTGGAACAATAAAGATTTGGCAGAAAATCCAAGATACGAAGAACTTTTTGATGTTGCGTCACATCTTGCAGGAAGAGTAAAAACAGTATCTTCTCATGCAGGTGGAGTTGGAATTGTAGATACAGATATTAGCGATTATATGGCAATGAAACTTGGAACTGACGGAGAACACGTCATTCAAGTAGATAAACGTATCGTTGAAGAAATTGGAATTATTAAGTTTGATATTCTTGGCGTTGCCACATTAAACACTGTAAAAGAAGCTGAAATTGACGCAGGGTTAACTGAGTTTGATGTAAATATTAACAATCCAAAGTTTGAAATGGATAAAGGATCATATGAATTATTGCGAAGTGCAATGACTAATGGTGTTTTCCAGGTCGAAAGTGCTGGTATGAAGGACTTACTGGTTAGGTTACAAGTCTCAAACATGGAAGAGTTGGCAGCCGTATTAGCGTTGTATAGACCAGATGCAATGGACGTTTTAGAAGAATTCATCGAATACAAACATCATCCAGAAAAAATTACATATATTCATCCAGATATGGAGCCGATCTTAAAGGAAACGTATGGATGTATGATTTATCAGGAGCAATTGCTTGATATTGTTCGTAAATTTGGTGGTCGAAGTTATGGGGGAGCCGATTTATTCCGTAAGGCGATTGGTAAAAAGAATATTGAACTTGTCAAGTCTGAATCTAAGAAGCTTTATTATGAGATTATTGAGAATGGTTATCCCGAAGAAATTGCAAAACAGATAAGCGAGACATTATCTCAAAAAGGGGGATATCTTTTCAACAAAAGTCATGCGTACTCCTACGCTGTATTATGCTTACAAACAGCGTTTTTGAAGAGACATTACGCATTATGTTTTTTCAAAGCTTTATTGAATCGTAATAAAGATAAGGCAGGAATGGTAAACAAATATATTCTTGATGCCAAAGCATTTAAGATCCAAGTGTTGCCACCAAACTTAAATAAATCCATGATGAATTTCAGTATTGATGATGTGTATATATTGTTTGGGTTATCGGCAATCAGTGGTATTGGAGAAAAAATTGCAAAGGTAATTCTTGAAGACCGTGACGAAAATGGTAAATTCGTAGGGTTTGAAAACTTTTGTGAACGTATTAACCCAAGTAAATCACAGGTTATTCAGTTGATTAAGGCAGGTGCAATTCCAACAAAGAATAAACGTAAAACTTTGATTCAATATTTGAAATCCATGTATCAGCCAACAACATTCAAGCCAGTTGCGAAAGCACCGAGCTACAAACAATTACTCGTTAAATGGGATATTGACGCTGAAGATTATCGTATAGGAGAGAAGAAGTATGATTACGACAAAGATGCAATATTAAAAGCTTACAACGATAAAAAGTATGAACTGTATAAAGATAAGGAAAAGGAACGCTTTCAGAAATTTATCACACAGAATCAAAAATATCTTGAGAATGAAGATTTCTGGGAATTTGAAGCATTGCAGATCTTTATCAACGATAACCCATTTGATCAGGCATACAAGTACATGTCAAAACAATTTCAAGATGTTGAAAATGGAGATGATTGTACTGTAGTTGCAGTGATCGCCAAAGTTGATAAAAAGAAGGACAAAAATAAACAGACATTTGCATATGTGAATTTATATTCTAGTTTTGGATTGACTGAGGCAATCGTCTGGCATTCGCAATTGAAAGAATATGAAGACTTAATCGTAAAAGGGAATCAGATTGCTATGTTGTGTAGAAAAGATTCAGATGAGAAGGTTATCGCAAAAAAAATTAAACCATATAAACAATGGCTAGAAGATATTAAGAAAGTGAAGGGGGTTGTCGCCTAAAGTGGTGGATAGTACAAAAGAATATGAGTTTGAGATTGTCCCATTATATCAGATTTATTATAATGAAGAATCTTTATTTGGGATTTACACATTCTGTACGGCAGAAGATTTACCAGAATGCAAACCATATAACAATAATGATTTTGATGACTTATCCGATAAAAAAATGAATAAATGTGGCAAATTGGTTGGTAACATGCAGGAGTTGTATTTGGGAACGAAATATAAGGTTAAAGCCAATATGACATATTCTAAGAAATACAATGAATACCAATATAAACCACTTTCTATAGTTGCTGAAGTTCCTAAAACTTTTGAAGCCCAAAAGGTATTTTTAAAAACACAGACGAACGCAACGATCGCAGATCAGTTAATTGCGAAATATCCTAATGTTGTTGAAGATGTAATGAATGGTCAGTTAGAAATGATTGACCATTCAGAAATCAAAGGATTGGGAGACAAGACTTGGAAGAAACTTAGAGATAAAATTATTAAAAATTATGTGATCTCTGACATTGTTGTAATGTTGCAGCCATATGGAGTTACATTACCAACGATTGAAAGATTGTTGAAATCTGAACCTAATCCAAGTGTCTTAAAAAAACAGATTGAACAAAATCCATATATACTCACTAGAGTAAAGGGCATGGGATTTAAACGAGTTGACGATATTGCGCTCAAATTAAAACCAGAATTGCGATGCTCAAATCAACGGTTAAATGCATTTATTTCCTACGACTTGCATCAAGTTGGTGATAATGATGGACATACATATGTATATATCAAAAATTTAAGATGCGATATTAGTAATGCGGCATCTGAATGCTTACCTATATTTGATGAATGGCTTGATGAAGAATCAGATAAAAAAATACCAAATTATTTATATACATCTGGAGATAAAATTGGTCTGAAATCGTATCATAAAATTGAAATGGATATTTACGAATTAATTAAAGATATGGAGAAATATTCATTTGGGGATACGACAGATTACGAACCAATAACAGATAATGAGATTAGCCAGACGATTTCTGAGGTTGAAGATGAAGAAGGATTTATGTTTTCAGAAGAGCAAATTACAGGAGTTAACAAAGCGTTAAATTGCCAAGTTGTGTTTATTTCTGGAGAAGCTGGAACTGGTAAAACAACAATTCTGAAACCAATTATTAAATGCTACCAAAAAAGAAATAATAGCATTGTTGCGTGTGCGTTATCTGCAAAAGCAGCCCAGAGAATTAAAGAAGCAACAGGTTTGGACTCACGGACTATTCATAGATTACTTGTGGCAGAAGGTATTGATAGTTTTTGCTACAATCAAGATAACCCATTACCTGCTGATGTTGTGATCATGGATGAAAGCAGTATGACAAATGCGAGCCTTTTCTATAATTTTTTATTGGCAATTCGACCAGGAACACGATTAATTTTTTGTGGTGACTATATGCAGTTGCCACCGATTGGATTTGGTAATATTTTTTCGGATCTGTTAAAAAAGAAAGGCTTGAATAGCGTTCAGCTTACCAAACCGATGAGGCAAGCAGAAAAATCTGGTATTTTAACGGATGCAAGAAAGATTCGTAGAGGGATCAACCCATTGGACAGTCCACAATTAAAAATTGTTCATGGTGAACTAAATGATATGTTCTATTTGTTCAGGAAGAATAGAGAATCGTTGTTTAACATGGCAGTAAAGCAGTATATTAAATCTGTTAAAGAGGAAGGGCTTGATAATGTTGTGATTATTTCCCCACGAAGAAGTAATTGTACCAATAGCACAGATGAATTAAATAAAGCAGTGCAGAAAGAATTATTTGCTGATAGTAATAAACCATTTGTTGAATTCAAAGATCGTAAATACTATTTAGGAGATAAGGTATTACAGACTTCAAATGACTACGAGCGAGATGTATTCAATGGCGATATCGGATATATTACAGCGATTGATAAAGAAAAAGAAATATGTTTGGTATCTATGAATGCAAATATTGAAGAGAAGATGATTGAATATTCTTTTGCTCAGTTGGGACAATTGCAATTAGCATACGCATTAACAACGCATAAGCTGCAAGGATCGGCTGCTCAAACTGTCATTGGTATCATTGATAACACACATTACAAATTGCTTGATAACTGTATGTTATATACGATGTTAACACGAGCTAAGAAAAGATTTGCACTCCTTGCAGAGCCAGAAGCCTTTAAGAGATGTATCGTAACAAATCATAATAAGAGGCGCACTTGGTTAAGCCTAAAAAATTAACTTTCTTTCTTGCACCTATTGACAGGGTGCAAAAAGTATGGTAAGATACCAATATGTTAAAGAAAGGAGATGTGAAAATGAGAAAAAGATTTTTAACGAAAGTTGTCTCGTTTAGTTTTTTAGCAATGTGCTCGGGCTTTATGACTCACACAGTTAAAGCAGAGGAGCGACCCTCGGTAGAAGCTTCAACCTCACAAACAGAGACAACTGTTGTAGAAAATAAACAAGATGATGTGATTTCAAACAATCCGATCAGTCAAAGCGTTGAATTAAAAGATGTTCATGAGCATTATCAGAAATGTAAGAAAGCTGATGAAGAGAAAGCAAGGCAGATTCGATTAGAAAAACTTCGAAAAAAACGATTGCGAATTAAACGACAACGGCTGAAGCGAAAGCGAGAACTTGAAAAGAGTTCACTTGGAACATTTTTAATCACGGCATATTGTCCATGTTATGAGTGTTCTGAAGGATATGGATCTAAGATTTCTTGGAATCATGTAGGACATAAATTTGCTCGACCGTATCATACGATTGCGGTTGATCCAAACATTATCCCTTATGGTACAAAAGTTAAGATTGAGGGATATGGAGATACAATCTTTGTGGCAGAAGATTGTGGAGGCAAAGTAAAAGGAATGCATGTAGATGTGTTCAAATCAACACATTCCGAAACAATCAATGTGCAACAGCACAGAAAAATATATGTAGTGAAGTAATTGGCAGTTACTGAAAGACATAGAAACACAAATTAAAATAATTAACTAAACAATATAAACAAGAAAAGGAAAATCCAAAAATTATGAAAACTGAATATGTGAAAGAAATGAATGTCTTGATCGACAGAATCAATGATGCTTCATATGCGTACTACGCAGAGGATAATCCGATCATTTCAGATAAAGAATTTGACGATTTATGCGCTGCTTTAGAACGACTTGAGAGAGATTCTGGCGTTGTTTTGAATAATTCGCCCATCCACCACGTTCAAGGATTTATAATTGATTCTCTTGCTAAAGTAAAGCATACACGCCCAATGTTATCAGCTCAGAAGACGAAGGATGTCAATGAGGTCAAAAAATTTCTTGCGGATAAAATTGGTGTTTTATCGTGGAAACTTGACGGATTGACGGTGGTACTAAGGTACGAAAAAGGACGCTTAAAACAAGCAATTACAAGGGGAAATGGCGAAATTGGAGAAGATGTGACTCATACAGCACGTATGATTTTCAATTTACCTCTTGAGATTCCTGACAAGCGTAGTATTGAGATACGTGGCGAATCAGTTATTAGTTATGAAAATTTCCAGAAAATCAATGAAGCGTTGCATGGTAAATACAAGAATGCAAGAAATCTGGCAGCAGGTACAATCAGGCAGTTAGATGCGAATGTAGCAAAGGAAAGAAAACTTGCTTACAAAGCATTTGAGTTAGTCAAAATTGATGGCGTATCTGAAGAAGAAATGTCAAGTATTGCTGATAGTTTTAAATATCTTGCAGAGCAGGGATTTGACGTTGTAGAACATCAGATTGTTAATCGAGATAATGTCGAAGAATATATTGAGAAATTTGATCCAGAGGCATATGAATATCCTGTTGATGGTTTGATTTTTACTTATAACGATTATCAGTATGGTAAATCACTTGGAACAACAGGACATCATCCATTAAATATGATGGCGTTAAAGTGGATCGACGACCTCTACGAAACAACGATCAGAGATATTGAATGGAATACATCTCGCACAGGATTGATTAATCCAGTCGCAGTATTCGATCCAGTTGATCTTGATGGTGCAGAAACTACAAGAGCTACATTACATAATGTAAGTTATATTGAAGGATTGGAACTTGGTGCAGGTGATACGATTCAGGTTTATCGAAGCAACATGGTAATCCCAAAAGTACACGATAATCTGACAAGAAGCAATACATTTAAGATTCCAGATACTTGTCCAACCTGCGGTGGCGCAGCAAAAATCATCAACGAGAATGGCAGTAAGGTTCTGAAATGCATGAATCCTGATTGCAAGGCAAAGCTATTAAGCAAGTTTGTAAACTTTGTTTCCAGAGATGCAATGAATATTCAAGGTTTATCCGAAGCAACTCTGAAAAGATTTATTGATCTTGGATGGCTAAAAGATTATACAGATATTTATAATTTAGCAGAGCATAAAACTGAGATGAAGAACCTTGATGGATTTGGTGCAAAAAGTGTTTCTTCCTTATTAAATAGTATCGAGGAAAGTCGCAGATGTAAACTGGTTAATTTCGTAACAGCACTTGGTATTGAACTTGTTGGGAAGTCAACGGCAAAGGATATTTGCAAGCTTATTGATAAGATTTCTCTATCGAATAACGAAAATCCATATGATGTGTTTATCGAAAGAATCAAAAAGAGAAAATATTTTGGACATATTGATGGTATTGGTATCAATACTTCATTGTCAATGGATGATTATTTCAAAGAAAACCTTGAAATGGTTGAGAAATTAGCCGAAGAACTTGAATTTGAAATGCCAGAAAGCAAGAAAGAATCTGCTGTTGATCTTACGGGAATGACTTTTGTTGTGACTGGTAAAGTAAATAAGTTTGCCAATCGTAATGCTATCAAGGATGAAATTGAGTCCAGAGGTGGCAAAGTCGCAGGATCTGTATCCACAAATACGAATTATCTTGTGAACAATGATGTGAATTCCACAAGCAGTAAGAACAAGAAAGCACAGCAATTGGGTATTCCGATCATTGACGAAGATGGACTGATTAAGATTCTGAAGGGAGATACGAGTGAATAAACTAACCATTTTTGAATGTTTTGTTAGACTGGGAATCCCAGAAAGCAAAATCGAAAGGTTTGTTGTAAAAGATAATTATGTAGAATATCGCATCTGGGAACCATGCTCAATCAGCTATAACGGAGAAACATACAAATACGGTAGGCGTTGTAAAGTAAAGTATCTCACTACACCAGATGAGTTAGATTTAGTTTTTGACGAAAGATACTTCATTAAAGATCAAGATGCAGAGTTTTGGACAGAAGATTATGAATTTTACAAACAACAGACAGGTGTAGAACCTTCAGAAATTGATTGGTCAAAACAAAAAGAGATTAAACGACCTAAGTTTTAAAAGGAGAAAATTGAATATATGAAATTAAACATTAAAAAACGAATGGCGGTTATTGCTGCAATTGGATGTCTCAGTATTGGTGGTATCGTGACAGGATGCACTGAAGCCGATAAGGTATCAACTAACGTATCCAAAGAAGCAGACAATTTTAATGTCTTAAGACGATTTGCTGTAATTAATACACGAACAGATAAAGTTGAGTTTGAAATTGTTGGAGCATTTTCTTTAGAAGATGAAGGTAGTAAGAAAGTAAAACTTATTGTCGAAACAGCAGATGGCTCATATAAGAAACATATTGTCCACATGAACCGAGATAGCATGTATGTAATAGAAGATTTAGGTGGGGCTAAAGTTAATAAGTATAAATATGAAGTTAACTATATTCCAGAATCAATTGTTCCATTTAAAGTTACAGAGAGTAAGTAAAGGAGAAATAAGATGATTATTACAGGAATGGATCACTTTCAGAGTGTATGTAAGAGAAAATTAGTAGATTGGTATAACAAACATTGTGAGAGAAGTCATTTGGCAATGAAAATTGATCTCAGTAATGTGTTTGTCGTTTGGAGTTGCAAGACTTTGCAGAATTATAAATGTTTAGCATCTACGACAGTAAGTGGGGATGGTATTTACGCAGAGTATACATACAACGGAGACAAACAGGAATTATATGAAGATGTGTATAAGAAACTGACAAATACATGTCATACGGAAGAGTAAAGGTGAGCTGAATGGACAAAGCACAAAAACATTGGGAGCGAATACAACAGAAAAAGAAAAGGGAAGCTGAACAAATTTCGGCTGCAATAGTCAAAAGAGATGCATGGATTATGGATGCGACAGAATGTTTAGTGCAACAGTTTAGAAGATAGGAGAATTTATTATGGATTTTGGAACAGCAATTGATGCAATGAAAGATAAAAGAAAAGTAGCAAGAAAGGGTTGGAATGGGAAAGGTATGTTTTTATATTATGTTCCAGCAGGAGCTTATGCGCCATGCACAGATATTGCTAAAAGCATTGTAAACAAAGACGGATTAGTTGAATATGGTGCATATATTGCAATGAAAACGGCACAGGGTAATGTGGTTCCTTGGTTTGCAAGTCAGACAGATATGTTGGCTGAAGATTGGATGATCGTAGAATAGATAAAATTAATCTTTGATGAAAGGAATAACAGATGAAGAAATTATTAACTTCACTATTTGTTGAAGACAAATATCATGCAGGAACAATCTTAGGAACAATCTTAGGATTAATGGTCGTAATTGCTGTCAACTTTGCAATTGTAAATCTGTTTATTTGGTTGTTACATTTTGTTGCGGTAAATCCGCTAATTGTTCCAACGAAAACAAAATGGATTATCGCACTAATTCTTACAATTTTAGAAAACATCTTTAACAGGTAGGTGATTAAATGGCTTTAATTGGAGCGATTCTAGGAGATATTTGCGGTTCTCAATATGAGTTCCGCAGACCTCACGATTTAGATTGGAAGAACTGTGAATTGTTTACAGATAAATGTAAATTTACAGATGATACAGTTCTCAGTATTGCAACAGGAATGTGGCTGTTGGATGATGACGATGAACACAAACATATCAAAGAGCCTTGGGAGTTCTACTTAGAATATGGCAAGAAATATCCTGGTACGGGATATGGCGCAATGTTCGAAGACTGGTTACACGATGATGGTAGTCGTGTTAATGAAAGCTTTGGTAATGGATGTGCCATGAGAATTTCGCCTATCACAATGTATTTTAATGGGTTTGCTGATCGTCCAGACGTATTGAGTTATTACATAGATTTAGCACAATGGACATGTGAGAAAACGCATCGCCACTCAGAATCTTACAAAGGTGCATCGATTGTAACAGGCTGTTCTTTTATGGCGCTATGGGGTAAATCAAAAGAAGAAATTTATCAATATGCATTAAAAAGTTATCCATCCAGTCAATATACATATGGTGTTGATCGACCACTCGATGATTATAGAAAGAATTATGTTTGGTCTGCGACAGTTCAAGATAGTGTTCCTGTGGCAATCAGATGTTTCTTAGAGAGCGAAGATTATGAATCATTCTTAAGAAATGTATTGTCTTTGCCATGTGACACAGATACGATTGCTGCTATTGGCGGTGGTATCGCAGAAGATTTCTATAAGAAAACACTTGATAATTCGAATGAGCTTTTAGAAAGATATTTGCCAAAAGAATTATTAGATGATGTTAGCAAAATTTACAATGAAATGCCATAAGGTAGGTGATTGAATATCATAAAGAAAATCTTAAAATTTTTCTTGGCGATGATCGTACTGACCATTATCTGGTTTCTTGCAACATTCATATCTGTTGGTGTATTTGCATTTGCGTTTTGGATAATAACAAATATTGTAATACCAATTGGAGTAGTAGTAATTGTAACAATTGTATTAATGGCGATCGCCTTCTATGTGGTGACATCGTTCATGGATTGATAGATTAAAAGGAGAATATATTATGAGAATTAAAAAATTATTAATCGCTGGAGCATTAATGTTAACAGCAGTAGGATGCGTTTCAGCATATACTATTTATGCAGATACACTAAATAATAACACTGATAAACAGGTTTCTGCAACAACAGAAGGTAAGTCAACTACAGAAACTACAAAGAACACAACAGAGCAGAAAAATAATAAGAAAAATGCCGTCAAAGAAGATTCTAAAGATACAACAAATGATGTATCGGCAACAACAGAAGAAGAAAAAAATACTGAAAATTCTACCGCAGACGATACAGACGATGCAGATTATACAGAACCAGAATACCCAGATGACGCAGATGAAACCTGTGATCATGTGTGGGCAGAAAAAACAATTGCATATGATGAAGAGAATGGATATCATTGGACAACTTATTGCGAAAAATGTGGAACTGTTAAAACAGAGCCAGCCACAGAAGAGGATTATGAAAGACTCGACCCTGCAACAAAAGTAAAAGAAGAAGATATTGAATATGTAGATGATGATTCTGCTGAGGTCGTAGAGGAATCGTCAGAAACAGCAACTGAAAACTAAAATATAGCCTAAGGAGAAAATGAGTATATGACAAAATTAGATCAGTTAAATTTATTAAAGGATAGAAAAGCCGTCTTAATCGCTAGAGGCAAAGATAACGGCAAAATCGTAACAAAAATCAATAGAAGAATCAAGAAATTAGAAAAGGACTTATAGAGATGGTAGGAGATAAAAGTAATGTTTTAATCGCTCTGGTTGGACGATCTGGAGCAGGCAAAAGTGTCTCAGCGAAGTATCTGGAAGACATTTATGGTCTGAAATATCTACGATCATATACTACTAGAGAGAAGCGAGTAGATAAGCTCGATGATCATACATATGTAAATCTAGCCCAGTATTCAAGAATTACAGGCAAGGTTGCAGAGAATCATTACACTGGCAATTGGTATTGTGCTACAGAAAGTCAGTGTGATGATGCAGACGTATATGTAGTTGATGTTCCAGGATTAAAACAGTTAAAAGAAAATTATCATAAGAAACATATCTTGGCATTATGTATTGATACACCAAGTTCTACACGTATTCAGAGAATGAAAGATCGTGGAGATACAAGTGATGCAATTGATGAAAGAATGAAAAAAGACGAATCTGCTTTTGAAGAAGCTTATGATTTATGCGATGCAGTTATTAATAATGAAGGAAGTTTGTCTATGACTTGTTTGAATATTATGGCTGAATTAGAGAGATTCAAAAGACAGATTAGAGACACGGAAGGAGCGACAACAAAGGAAGTTGATCAGAACAATTAATCAGCTTAGAAATTTAGTTTCTAAACTACATATAGAAAAAGAGGTACTTGTGAAAGATGTAGAAACAGGTAAAACCATGATAATTGAAAGCGTATCAACCGAAAAGATTGATGGTGATGGTAACGATGCACGATATACGTTGAACTGCAAGAAAGCTGGAGACGGGTGTGTTACATATAGATGATGATATTATTACATAATTTATTGGAGGTCTTTTATTGAAAGTAATTAAAAGAGATTGTACTGTTGTAGATTTCGACAAGACCAAAATTTACACAGCGATTATGAAAGCAATGAAAAATGGATCTGGGTTAATTAAGGAAGATATTGCAAAACAAATCGCAAGAGAAATCGAAAATGATTGCAGTAAATTACCAGAAGAAATTGACATTTCTGCAATTGAAGCAATGGTATTTAAGAAACTTGTTGAGAAAGGGCAGGAATTAACCGCTAAAGCTTATGAAGGCTATCGCAGTGTTAGAGAGTTCCAGAGAGAGAATGAAAATACTATTGATGCAGAAATTTCAGATCTTCTTAGTGGAGATAGCGAATATTGGAATACTGAAAATTCCAATAAAAATGAAAAACTTGTAACAACACAGAGAGATTATATGGCAGGTATTGTATGCAAAGATATGACTCGCAGGTATTTACTCCCACCAGAAATCGTACAGGCTCATGATACAGGTATCTTACATTTTCATGATATGGATTATTTTGGACAGAAAGCACTTACGAATTGCGAATTAATTAATCTTGAAGATATGTTACAGAATGGGACAGTTGTAAATGAGGTCATGATTGAAAAACCTCATAGATTAATTACGGCTGCAACAATCGCAACACAGATTATAACGGCAGTAACGTCTTCTACATATGGCGGTGCAACAATTACATTGACGCATTTAGCTCCATTTGTCAGAGACAGTTATAACATTTATGTAGAAAAATATAGAAGACGTGGTTTTACAGAAGATTTAGTTGAAAAATACGCTAAAGAAGATTTAAAGAAAGAAATCGAAGATAGTGTTCAGACATTCAACTATCAGGTAAATAGTATGACCAACACAAACGGTCAAATGGCTGCCTAACATAGAAACATGTTAGTGAACAGATGGTGAACCTAGAAATCTAGGGTGTATGACTTACGGTTAGGATCACAGGAAATGGTGATAAAAGTTATGCTAACTGGGGAACTCTTATCGGTGCTTTCGAGCAAAAGAGTTGATCATACTATATAAAATTTACAAGCATTGGGACGGATAAGAGCAATCCAGTGCCAAGGATAAAAAGAAATTTTTATAAAGGTCAAACGACTAAGATATACAGGCTAAGTAGCAATATATGCCTATGAAATCTTTACCTATAATGTGAAATTCATTGTAGGGAAGTGCCATCTACAAAGTAATATAGTTGCTTTTGAGAATTGCATATTCTCACCTAACGTATAACGAGGGTAAAGATATAGTCTAACTCGGAGCAGTGCAAGCTCCATTTCTCAGTGTTTGTATGTACTTGAACGAAACAACAGAGTACAAAGAAGAATTAGCATTACTGATTGAAGAGTTCTTACGGCAGAGAATTAAAGGATTAAAGAATGAAGTCGGTGTTTATATTACACCTGCATTCCCTAAATTACTGTATGTATTGGAAGAAGATAATATTCGTGAGAATTCTGAGTATTGGTATTTAACAAAATTAGCAGCAGAATGTACTGCTAAAAGAATGGTTCCAGATTACATTTCTGAAAAGATTATGAAAAAGAATAAGATTGATGCGAATGGAAATGGAAACTGTTTTCCGTGCATGGGTAAGCGTAAACTACAGCCCAGGATAAACCGATTGAACCTTGCTTAAAGGGTGTAATGTTTAACATTGCTAACGGGTGAGTCTTAGAGAGGAGACATCTGATGACCTAAGATAATTCCGTGCCAAGCTTATATAGTTATATAAGAAGGTGTATCGACTAGCTGTGATGAGTGTAACAGTGTAGAGTAGGAGATAAGCACCTACCCCAAGCGGTCGGCTCAATGATGAGAGTAACGGACTCGGAGAGATAATTTAGTCAGTGGGTATGGCGACATATCATAAACATGTGTAGATCATTTTTAACTCCATATTTAGATGAAAATGGTAAACCTAAATATTACGGAAGATACAATATGGGGGTTGTAACAATCAATCTTCCAGATGTAGCCTTATCTTCTGGTAAGGACAAAGAAGTGTTTTGGAGAATTTTAGATGAAAGATTAGAGTTATGCCACAAGGCATTAAAATGTAGGTACAAAAGATTAAAAGGAACATCTTCTGATGTTGCACCTATTTTATGGCAGCATGGATGCTTTGCAAGACTTAAGAAAGGAGAAAAAATTGACAAGCTATTAGAAAATGGTTATGCAACGATTTCTCTTGGGTATGCAGGGTTATATGAATGTGTAAAATACATGACTGGCGAATCTCATTCTATTCAACAGGAATTTGGTTTAAAAGTTATGCAGAGATTAAATGACAAGTGTAATGAATGGAAAGATTCTGAAGGATTAGCATACAGTGTGTATGGTTCTCCAATTGAATCAACTACATATAAATTTGCAAAATGTTTGAAAAAAAGATTTGGTATTATTGAAGGAATTACGGATCGTGATTACATTACAAATTCATATCATATCCCAGTATTTGAAAAGATTGATCCTTTCACAAAACTTGATATTGAAAGCAAGTTCCAAGAATTAAGTCCAGGCGGTGCAATTAGTTATGTAGAGTGTGCAGATTTGACCAAGAATACCGATATTGTTCTTGATATCATGAAATTTATCTATGATCATATCATGTATGCTGAATTGAATACAAAGAGTGATTATTGCCAGAAATGTGGCTATGATGGAGAAATTAGCATTCTTGATATTGATGGAAAGTTAATCTGGGAATGTCCAAATTGTGGTAACAGAGATCAGGATACGATGAATGTTGCCAGACGATCATGTGGATACGTCGGCACCCAGTTCTGGAATCAGGGACGTACAGCAGAGATTAAGAGTAGATATGTTCATGTAGATGATCATAGTATGGAGGAATAGTTTTGAGATACGCTTCAATAAGAAAAATGGACATTAGCAACGGAGAAGGGCTTGGCGTAGCCCTCTTCGTTCAAGGATGCCACTTCCATTGTAAGAATTGTTTTAATAAAGAAACGTGGGATTTTAATGGCGGCAATAAATTAACTTTTAAAGAAATTGAGGAACTATTGCATCAGTTATCAAAGCCCCAATATACAAGATTAAGTATTCTTGGTGGAGAACCGTTGGCAAAAGAGAATAGAGATGGTGTTTCTGCAATATGTAAATTTGTCAAAGAGTTTATGCCAGACAAAAAAATCTGGCTATATACAGGGAATAAAGCAGAAGATATTGGTTTGGACTTAGCTGAGTTCTCTCGAAGACGTAGAACAAGCCATCTTATGTACGATTGCAGACTTGAGATTCTTCCTTACATAGATGTCCTCGTAGACGGACAGTATGTAGACGAATTGAAAGGCATGTCTTATCCGTGGGCAGGATCAACAAATCAGAGAGTGGTTGATGTACAAAAATCATTAGAAAGAAATGTTGTGGTCTTATGGAAAGGCACTTCGGATAATCTGTCCATGACAGAAGAACACGATGAAAATGAGTGAAATAAAACACTTTTGTCAAAATTATTAAAATAAACATAAGAAAATCGTTGAAATATAAGGGATTTTTCACATTAAATATAGCAATAAAATTCCACTTTTATCCCATCATAGAAAGGAGTGTACTAATTATGCCAAAATCAAAAGATTGTCCACAGGATACGGACTTTCTACAATATGTTCCTACGAAATTTCAACAGAATCACCAGACAATGTTGAAGAAAAGAAATCGTAGGAAGAAATACCAACAAAGGTTGACGAGATTTAAGAATGTTGGTGGGTATCCTGAACCTGTGCAATACGTGGACAAGTATTGTTGTGGATTTTATGAAATACCACGCAAGAAACCTTATTATAAAAGGTTATATATCAGCTCTTGGAATGATTATAGATTTCATAAGAAACTGTCTAACAGGAAAGTCCGCAGAGTGTTGGATGTACCAAGCAGAGGTGGTTATAAGAAAATACACGATCTATGGTGGGAGACAATTTAGAAAGGAGATAGGTATGACAAAAGAAACCTTAGATGATATAAGAAAAGTTATTGGTACACTAAGCGTTTGCATGAGCTATAAAAGCATTAATAACATCACATCAATTCCAACTTATGATTTATTACATCAAGTTAATATTTTAAAAAAAATTGTGCAGGAAAATATCAATCATGTAGTTGATGGTAGCCGATGTGTAGTTGTAGAAGAGGCAAATTCTGAAAAGTTCAAAAATTGTGTAGACAATTATCTAAACGATGGTTACGAAATTTCAGCATCTTCATGCAATAGTAGAACTTGGAAAGCAATTCTTGTAAAAGAAGATAAAGAACAGGAGAGTAAGTAGATATGAGCAATATTCCATTAGTGTGTGACCATTGCGATAAGGTGTTTTTCGATTATCACGGTAGCAATTGGTGTGACTGTGGAGCTAAATGGTGTAGTGAAACCTGTGCAGAATTAGATGGATATGAGAAAGAAAATTTTGGATCTAGCTGTAATTTTTGTCGAGGAGAAGATTTTGAAGATTACGAATTGCTTAACTTTGTAATTTCAGCGCTTGGCGTCAGCAGAGAAGATCTTGTCGCTTTTTACAAAGAGTCTAGGGATCAACTTAAAAAGGGAAATATTTGCAAATTTAACGGACGTATTAATTTTAGTTCTTATACTCAAACAGGGGACACGGTTATTGCTGGTGTCACATTAGGACATATGCCAAAGATAGGAGTCATTAATGAATAACAGAGATTTACCAAAGAAAGATGAAATCTACAAACACTTTAAAGGACATTTCTATAAAGTGATTGACCTTGCGACTCATACAGAAACAAATGAGAAACTGGTAATTTATCAGGCAATGTATGGAGATTTTAACATTTATGCCAGACCAGTAGAAATGTTTCTGAGTGAAGTTGATCACGAGAAATACCCTGATGTAGAACAGAAATACAGATTTAAGAGAGTAGGAGAAAAATCATGCAGATGACATTGATCTGCAATATTTGTGAAAAGTTGGCATTGACGCTTGGAGCAATTGGGCTTGTAGGCTTTGCAGTGTATCTAATCATTGCAATTGTATTAAGTGTAAAAAACAAATTTATCGAGCCATTGTATAGTGTATTTCCACAAGAGCAGCCTTGGTATTTGAGTTTCATGTATATTTCAATTGGATTTTTATTTTTGATTAAATATTAAGGAAGGTTGGTGTAGAGGTATATTCAAAGTAATAATTATGGTACTGAGCATAATTGAATGGATACTGATTGGCTGGTGTGTCATTTCAGCTACTATATGTAATATTTTATTCTTCAAACATGAGAAAGAGATGTGCTTGTCAATCTCTTTCTGGTTTAAATCAGCAGTATTGGCATACTTAATGGGATTCTTTGTTTTAGGAGTTGCCGTAATACTAATAAATATATAATAATGTAACATTTCTAGTTACATTTCTGATGACTATTCGAGGAGAAATATCTATAGATTAGACATGTCTTATTTCTTCCATATGATGACTTTAAAATTTGACTTTGAAATAAAGAAAGGAGTATAAACATGTCCAAACATCAGAGAAGAAAGCTAACAATATATTATCAGGTAGGTGAGAAGAGATTAAAACAATCATTTCGAACAGTACAGGAGTTATTAGATTTAGATACCGACTCTCATAAACATAATAATTCTATGGCACCAACCAATGACACAAAGATTACCTGTGTGGCTTGGAAGGGGTGTGCATTATTTGATGAGACGTATAGTTTGGGCGAAGTAAAAAGACTCCTGAAAGGCTTTGATTTAACTAAAGCGAAACATAAACCTCGCAAACCAACTCACAAATATATCAGAAAGGGTATTTATTCTATTGATGAAGTTAGGGATAAAGTGGAAAATGTTATGTTTGCGAGCCAAAACAATAAAGTAAAAGTTAAATTCGATGGCGATTTGATTAAAGGCAATAGCCAGAGATATCAGACATTCTTCACTAAAGGCTGCAAATGTGTTAAGTGCGGAATCGAAGGTAAATATTTTGCTAAAGAAAAAGGCTTGAAAGACAAGAGCTATCACTTGAATTTATATGCAGTCGATGATGATGGTGATGAAATTTTAATAACAAAAGATCATATTATACCACGATCTAAAGGTGGTATTGATGATATTAGCAACTATCAACCAATGTGTGAAATTTGCAATAAGGCAAAAGGAAACACGATCGAAGATTAAATTTTAAAGGAAAGGAAAAATTAGAAAAGTTCCTATAGGATAAAGTGCGCACTACTTACTAAGGTAAGAAGGAACTTGACAAAAGAAAGAGCATTAGCACATATTGAAGAAATTGCATGGATTAAGCCAATCGAGGGCGCAGATAAAATTGAATTGATTGGAGTTCTTGGTTGGGTGCTGATTGCCCAAATTGGGGAATTTAAAGTAGGAGATAAAGCGGTATTTATTGAAATTGACAGTAAATGCCCAGAAGATGATGAGAGATTTGCTTTCTTGGAAACAAAGCATTACAAGATTAAAACGATGAAACTAGGCAAATTTAAATGCTTCAGTCAGGGATTGGCGATGCCAATTGCATTATTCCCCGAACTATCCGATAAACAAATCGGTGATGACGTCACAAAAGAATTGAGAATTACATATGTTTCTGAAAAGGTTGCAAAAAGAAAAGCCAATAAAGTAGATACAAATGCTAAATATCAGTCTATGGTAGCCAGACATAAAAAAGTTTTCTCAAAACCAATTATTAGAAAAATGATGAGATATAGCATCGGTAGAAAAATTTTATTCATGATTTTCGGTAAAAAGCGAGACAATCCTAAAGATTTTCCATCATGGATTGTAAAAACTGATGAAGATAGAATTGAAAATTGCCCACTATGGCTTGAATCAACAAATGAATGGATTCAGACAGAAAAGATTGATGGAACGTCATGTACATATGCTGTTGATCGTAAGAAAGGCAAGAACAAATTTGACTTTATTGTATGCAGTAGAAATGTTAGACAAGCTGACGGAGATCAGAAATGTCACCATGATTCTAATATTTACTGGGAACTTGCCGATAAATATAATATTGAAAAAGTTTTAACTGATTATGCCATTGCAAATAAATATGATCGTGTTGTTTTACAGGGCGAAGGTACAGGTAATGTACAAGGAAATCCTTACAAATTTAAAGAGAATCGTTTATTCGTATTCAATTTGGTAGTTGAAGGAATTCGTAAAGGCACACAGGAAATGGCAAAATTCTGTGATGATAATAACTTAGAACATGTGCCAATTATCAATGAACACTACAAAACGCCAGATACAATGGAAGAGATTAAGCTTCAGGCTGACGGATTCAGTATTATCAATCCAAAAGTTAAAAGAGAAGGATTTGTATACAGAGATATGTCAGGACGGCAGAGTTTTAAAAATGTTAGCAGAGAATATCTGTTAAAACACCAAGATCAGGAAGAATAAAGGAGAATTATGAACGAAAGAAAACCAAGACTTACATTATTGTGTGGCTTATCAGCATCTGGTAAGTCACAATACATAAACACTGTTTTACAAGACAGTGGCAATGAAGTTATCACCATATCAACAGATGGTATTAGAGAAAATATATGTGGAAGAGTAGAAGATCAGTCCAAAAATAAAGAAGTATTTCAGACATTTCATAGTCTAATCGTTAAATATCTTAAAAATGGTATTGACGTTGTAGCTGAAGCAACGAATATTACTATGAAGTCAAGACGATCTATTCTCAACGTAATTAAAGGTATTGATTGTGAGAAGGTTTGTGTGGTCATCGTAAAACCAATTGGTGAATGTAAAAAAGACAACATTGACAGAGAACATCCAGTTCCAAAACATGTAATTGACAAACAAGCAAGAAAATTCCAGATTCCATTCCTTGAAGAAGGATGGGATGAAATTAAATTTGTTGATCATATTCACAATAAAGACAAGTATAACTATAGACTTGAAAATACATGGATTCCAGAAATATATAATGATTTCGACCAGAAGAATCCGTATCATATGGAATCTCTTGGCAAACATATGACGGATGCTTACGATTTTTCAAAAAAAATTCATAACGATTATTCAGTGTTAGTGGCTACTAAATATCATGATATGGGTAAATTATACACTCAGACATTCGATGAGAATGGTGTGGCACACTATTACGGACATGAAAATATTGGTGCATATATGATGTTGATCTATGAGGTTGCAAATAAGCATTCTTTATTTGTGAATCATAATATAGGAGACATTGCTTTCTATATAAATTACCACATGTTACCGTTCCAGTGGAAGCCAATCTCCGAATGTGACAATAAATGGATTAAAATCATGGGACATAAAAAATATGAGAATTTATGGTCTCTGCATATCGCTGACTTGGTTGCTTCAAAGAGAGAGAAAGGTTTATCTGAAGCTTTAAAAGCTAAGAGAGGTTTTGATAATGAATTTGATCTATAACCCACCTCATCCAGACGCTCAGTTGAATAATCCTTGTTACTACGATTCTGAGCAGTTTGAGTTAGAGGAAGAGTTTGAACTACAAAATTATCCAGATGACAAGGAGGATACAGATGATTAAATTACACTTATGGCAGTTTATGCTTTGCAATTTTGGAACTGTTGCCATTGGCGCATTTCTTGGTGCTATGGTAGCAGGCGGATTCATTATCCGCAAACTTGACATTGCTAGGCTTCAGGAATTGATTGATGACAATGAGGCAAAGATTGAATTTCTCGAACAGGAACGAGAAGAAATTGATGATGAAATCGATGAATTAGACGATAAGTCTGATGAAGATAATGATGACATTATTACAGGCGAGGAGGATGAGGAATAATGGAAGAACTTTCCAAAGCGGTTATTGAGTTACAGCTCTCATATGGCTTGAGTTTGCGAACAATTCAGAAGATGGTGCGTGATGTATACAAAAATACAAATGATGCACCGCCAACAGGTATTACACCTAAGACAACTAAATCAAAATCAACTAAATAAGGAGTGAATTACTACGGCTAATTTCTTACAGCGTAAAGAATATTTTGGGAAGTATCGTGTTGTAGCAGCATATAACATGGATACTAATGATTTCCCTAGAACTGATGCAGGATTAATAGATCCTAGCTTTGATGATTTGTACATAAAATGCTCATTTGGTAATCAGATATATTACTACGGAAAAGGCAAGCATAGAGGCGAATATACCCTTGTAGCTTATATCCCTTCATTAATAAGAGGGCATAACATTATAAAGGCGATTCGAGAGATAAACGAAGATATTCCCTTTTGTATAGAAGAAACTGATAAAGAAGTGATATTTAGATTCGATATAAAACATCTGGACACAGTTGCCGAGTTGCTAAAGGCACAGAAGAGTAGAATTCGTGATGATGGAACTTACAAATACATCTCGCCTTTTTCAACGAAAAACTTACCAAAAACGCCTTATAAGATTCCAGATGATGAATTGAGTACCTACAAGAAATTAACTGCAAATTTGAAGCGTGAGGACATGTATAAGGTAGGGCAGATTGCAACTAGATTCTTAAAAGAAAAGATATGCTCACGCAAGTTTACATTCCAAGACTTGAAAGCAGAACAGAAGAAGATGGGATTGAAAGGCAAAAATTATATTTATGCTAAAGGATTATGGGATGAATATTGCCGATACACAGAAAATGAACTACGCAAGGAGAATTTACTATGAGTACAAATAATGTAATGATGACTGAAAACGATAAAAGAAACGTAGGAAACGCAGACTTACAGAAGCAGATTAAAGAAGTAAAACGCAAACTTGATTTCGTCAAAGATGTGGACAAGCTACTCAAGAAATATAAATTGCCAAAAGATTATCTATATCTGGCGGCTAAAAAGTCAAGTCTTAACACAGATCGTCAGTTGTATATGATCGAAGTTGAAACATTTAATGACGGTGTGTATGACGGTAATGTGACTTTAATTGTGCATGGTACTGAAGATGAAGTGAAAAAACAGAAAGATCTGTTAGTTGAAAAATTAAAAGAACAGTACAAAGACGAGCCAGAAATGACTTTTGAGGATTCTTACTATAATGAAGTTGGATTACCTCTGATGCTTGGTGAGCAGTAATGAGAACTAAAATATATGTGGCTTATGGAAAGCAAAGTAGATTAAATCGGTTGAAAGACTATATAGAAGTCAAATTAAATAGACTTAATTACGAAATATTAAATTTTGTGAAAATTGCACAAAGAAAATGGAAAGGAAATACATAAATGGGATTATTAACAGAAAGTGGATTAATGAAAGTTGCAGAGTTTGAGAAAGTATCGTTTGACCAGTTCGTACAGGACTGGGAAGAGAAATTTCACAAATATCCAGAAGAATCAATTTATGGTAGTTTAAAATATCCTGCTAGAGCGACAAAGGGATCAGCAGGACACGACTTTATTGCACCAGCGGATTTTGTTGTAAGATCAGGAGATGCAATCATCATTCCAACAGGAATGAGATGTAAGATCCTCAGAGGGTGGACATTGTTTATTTTTATCAGAAGTAGTCTTGGCATTAAAGCTGATGCATGGATTGGCAATGGAACGGGCGTTATTGATGAAGATTATTATTTTGCGGATAACGAAGGTCATATCTTTGTAAAAATTAAGAATTGTAGTCCAAATACATTAAAAATTAAAAAAGGAGAAGCGTTTTGCCAAGGTGTATTTACTCTCTATGGGGTTGCTGATAGAGAAGAAGTTACTGAGGAAAGAACTGGCGGAATTGGAAGTACAGGTAAATAAATGAATTATTTTGCACAAACAAAAGGACTGATCAATGCTGTGGATATGAAAGAGTATTCACAGCAACAGTCCGATGCACAATTAAGTAAAATATTTGATGACTTATATGACGACTTAGTAAATGATATATGGGAAACTGCACAGATGAATGGTAGAACAGAAACATACCGTAAGACACAATCAATGTCTTGCGATACTGACAAGTCACTTGATTCTTGTATTGCAGTATTAGAAGACTTCATGAATAAAGGATATGTCTGTATTGTGACACGTAAATATGTTGATTGTACGAGATATTACTACAAAATCTACATCAGTTGGTCAGGGCATCCGCCTAATGTCCACGGATATGTAACAGTTGATGATAAAGATAAAGAGAAATTAGTATTCTCTTCATATTTAAAATAGGAGGATTTATATATGATTAAGATTGAACACCCAGTATTCCCAAGTCCAGAGCAAATGGATTTTATTATAGAAGGTATGCGTAATGCAAAAAATAGTTGGCATTTAAGTGACAGTTATATGAATTATATGGTTGATTTCAATGACGAAACAGGTGTAGAAATTCATATTCCCTATTACAGGGTCGGTGCAGCAGATATGAAGCTTATGAAAACACTGGCAAAGGCAGGTACTGATCACAGGAAGTATCTCCGAATGATGCAGGTAGGAGTAAGAATTACAGCACCGTTGTATTTTTACAAAGAGCTAGATACATACAAGGTTGGTACAGTATGTAACTCTTGTAGTACAATGCATAAAATCCAAGCGAAAGAATTTACATTAGATGATTTTAGTTGTGAGCATTTATATTTCAATCCAGTTTTGTGTAATATCGAACATACTATTAGATTATTAAATGAATGGCGAGTTTTGTTTAACTATACGGACGAGGAACGTAAAGATTACTTTGGGCAGAATGGGCATCCAAAAGTGCTAACCAAAAAAGAATGTTGGTGGCAGATGATTCAACTACTTCCATCAAGCTATAATCAGACACGTAATTACACGTTTACATACGAAAATCTAATTAACATGTACTTCGCAAGAAGAAATCATAAATTGGATGAGTGGAGAATCTTCTGTCAGTGGATGTTAGACAATGTGCCATACTTCAAAGACCTTGTAGAACATATTGATGGACAGAATAAAGTAGATTAAATCCTTATTTAATGATTGGAGATTATCGCATATGAAGAAAAAAGAAAAACCACAGATTCCAATTTGGGAGCGAGCCAACTTAACTATTGATGAAGCTTCTGTTTATTTTCACATAGGAGCTGCAAAATTACGGGAATTAGCAGATAATCCAACTGTAAATTTCGTGCTTGAAATTGGAACAAGACGTTTAATTAAACGTAAACAATTGGAACAATATCTTGAAAACAAAAGATATCTGTAAACCTTAAATTGTAAGGAGTTTTAGTATGTGTTATAATCAATATATAGTATTAAAACTCCTTTATTAAAGGAGAAACTATGGCAAAAACGAAAAAACAAAGTAGAAAGGATAGTAGAGGCAGAGTATTAAGAAAAGGAGAAAGTGAAAGAAAAGACGGTACTTATATGTATCGTTACATGGATGAGTGTAAAAATCGGAAGAGTGTTTATGCAAAAACATTGTCTGAACTAAGAGAGAAAGCTTCTAAAATTGAACGAGATAAATTAGATAATATCAAATTATCTACAAACTATACTGTTGATCAATTAGTAAGACTGAATTTAGAAATTCATAAAAATATCAATAAACTTGCTATTAATACATTGACATCAGATGAGAGAACTTACAATGCACATATAAAAGATAGCTGGTTGGCTTCAAAGAAAATAAAAGACGTAAAGAAAAAGGATATTCTTTTATTTTATGCTGAGTTATCTAAAACTCTTAAAAACTCTTCCATTCATACAAGCGTTCACAAGGTACTGCATCAAGCATTTGATTTAGCACTTGAAGACCAGATGATCCGTTTTAATCCAACGAAAGACGTTCTAAAAGATTTTCCTAGTGACGTAGAAGAAAAAGTTATTTTATCATCTCAGCAATTAGAAGAATTGGGTAAATATATGAAGGATCATCCAATTTATTATAAGTGGCATCCATTAGTAGTTATATTTACAGAAACTATGATCCGTGCAGGAGAATTATGTGGATTAACATGGAACGATGTTGATTTAGAACGTAAAATTATAAAAATAGATCATCAGATACAACGGAAAAATGAGAATGGTAAAAGCGTCTTATATACTTGCCCACCTAAATCAAAGAAAGGAATTAGAACAATTCCATTAACTGATGAGGCTTATCAAGCTTTTGTGACGCAAAAAGGTATTCAGCGTGCTCGTGGAATACATTCCAATGTTTCCATAGACGGTTATCATGATTTTGTTTTTGTAACAAACAGAGGAACCCCTCAACAACCAACGAATTTGGGTATTGTACTTAAAAGACTAACATCTGATTATAATTCCAATAACGATCTTCAGATTCCTCATTTGGCATGTCATGTACTACGACATACAGGATGTACTATCATGGCAAAAAGAATGTTTAGACTTGGTCTAAACCCTAAAATACTGCAAAATTGGATGGGACACTCTTCATTAAAAATGACATTAGAATATTACAATCACGTTGTAGAAGAAGAATCTAAGAACGCAATGAGTGAGATTAATGTCTTTAATAACAACGAATCATCATTGCTTAGTATGAAAAACATTGAATTTTTAAATCGACTGAACAACTTATCTTCGCTTTCTAAATGTGTATAATTATTTTTTATTGTTAATGTTTTTACACCATTTTTTACACCAAAAAAGATTTTTTTATGAAAATTTATGAAAACTTATGTGTACTATACATTGATACGTGTACATTGATACTCTTAATTTACTATCTTGAAATTTAAAAAATATGTGTATAAGTTTAAAAATAAGCTTTTATTACCATATTTACACTGAAATAAGAAAAACATAGAATTTTGTATGCAAATGCAAAGTTCAAATATTTCATTGATTTTTAAATGATGGAAACCCGCATAAAATAAAGGAAAACTGCAATAAAGTAAAATTATAATTTTAGACAAAACACTTAGTTACACCAAATTTACACCAAATTATAAAAATAAGCATTTAAAAATATAATTGGAACAAATAACAAATTAATTATGGAGTTTTAATGCTATAGATTCTCTTAACCACAGGTTTATTATAATCTGTGGTTTTTCTTTTATAACCTTTACACCAAACACATGTTCGTGTTATAATACTCGAGAGGTGAAATAAAATGTACAATACAACAAACATTCCAAAAGCTACTAAGAGGGTCAACATCTCAGGAGACACACCTCCAGACATCTGGATGTCTATGTTAGATTCTTATGGTAAGCTTCAAAAATTCCACATCAGAGAATTACTCCTACAGGGTATTAGAAAAGAAACCAACTCAGCAAGACAAGAACGTGAAGTAGAATATTATAAAAGCAGAATAGAAGTGTTAGAACGATTCAACATTTCTACAAAGACAAAGATACTAAAATACATTCCATCATCTGGCACATGGTATATTTGCGGAGAATATGCAGACTTATTAAAATCACAAAGTTACTTGAACAGATAAGGAGATACACAATGAGAATATACGAATACAACGAAAGTGACAAGACGCTTAATACAGAGTGCGGATTGTTCCACATAGGTGACACAGTACAACTTACAGAAATCGACTCCCAAACGCCCGTGAAAACAGTCTTATATGGAGCTAGAATTGATTCTACAGAATATGTCCTTACATTCTTTAACGAGAAGTGTGGGATGCCTTTATATCTGTCTGAGCATGAAATAGATGATATGTGTAGAGTATCAAAATCGTAAAAAATAGGGTACACCAGAAATTAATCTGATGTACCCTTAAATTCTTTATCACTAACAAACAAAACTAATAAAGAAAATATCGACTGATCGCCAGATCAATCATAACTGCTTTTATGTCTCTCAAACAATTCCTCGGTCTTCCTGCAAGACTTCATAAACTCTTCGCTCACAAGATTCTTGTTCCATTCTTGCAGAAATTCCTTAGACCTTTCTGGTTCGATCACAACCATCTTATTTCTTTTCATCTTGATTACTCCATCCTTTTGGATGTTTCTTTTGTGTTGAATAAACCTGAACAACTGTATCAGCAGTAATTTTCAAAGAAACCATCGCATTGGTATTATCAGAGTGATCTTCAATAGGATTTTCTAAATCACTGCCTCTAAATACTTTATAATTAGATAAGGCAACTACTGGTTGGTTATTGTGTGTTTCATAAAACCTCATTGATCCATAATATTTAATATTGGAATCCTTTTGTGAGATCAATACACCACAACCTTCTTCCTTGAAAATATCAGCCCATACATTTTCATTAACTGTTCTATGTATACCGATTCTCAGTAAAATTACTTCCCATACTTTAGAAACAACAATCCGTCCAATGATATAGGATAATACAACAGATACCACAATATATATCAAGAAGTTGTCTTTTGGAAGATGTGGTATACAATGATAAATTTGTACCAAAAAGTAGTTTAATACAACACTTGTAATGATTTTATATTTCTGATTTACGTTGTTATCTTTAGAGCATATGAAGTTGTAAATACAAATAAATACATATCCATATGCGATAGAATCCACCAATAAAGGCAGATTGTTTATTAAATCCGTAATAAGTTTAATGTTTGATCACTCCTTTATTTCTTTTTCTTTTTGCTTGGCTTAGTAATACCATCGATTGGTGGTAATGTTTGCCCTTCACTTTGAGATGAAAATATTTCAAATCTTGGCGTAAAAATATCTAGTTCATCTGGATCTTGTTTTGGTTTTATCTTTGCTTTAGGTGTTTTATCCTTTAATTCATCTGCAAAAATTTCTTCTAATTTCTTTCTTTGTTCTTCTGTCATAATAATTCTCCTCTTTTCTTTCGTAGTAAATATAATTCATTATATCATATTCTTGTAGAAGAAAAGATGAGAAAGTTTTATGCATTCAAATGCAAAAATTATCTAATACTGATAAGTTTTAACATTTCTTTGTATAAGACAGTTTAATCCAACCATCTTTAGTTTTACCCCAACCATTCTTAACAGCTTTAATTGTAACTGTTCTACCTTTCTTATAAGCATCTCTGACAATAGCAGCCGTTGTAGATGGAGACTTACGTACATTAAGAGCAGAAGCGGTTACTTTCACTTTGTAAGATTTGAACTTAGAAGATGCTTTTGGTTTTACTACTGTAGAACCAGAAATGTCTGCTTTGAATTTAGCCCACTGTTTATTATTTTTTCCACACCAAGGTTCTGGGCACTGTTTTCCCGATACATCATTGTGCCTTAGAACATGACTGGCAGGAATATTGTATTTTTTCATAAGTTTTTTAGTTAGACTAACAGCATTTTTATATGTAGCCTTAGGAACACTTCCTACAGAATTAGCCATTTCAATGCTTAGACTGTTTGCATTAGTACAAATCTTATAAAATTTTGCACCTCCATTAGCATTTGTAACAAATCCTCCAACTGCCCATGCTACTCGATTAACAGGAACAGATTTCCATACAATATCTCCCTCATCAATGAAATAGTGTGCCCCAGCAGCTCTCGTATTACCAGTGGCAAAATAATCTGCATTGTTCTTAGCGGAATCTCCGTCATTCCCTGTGAAATGGATTACAATAAACTTAATAGAACTCGTGCTACGTTTACTTCCGTAGCTCACGCTCTTTGCCGTTCTTGTTTTAAATTTTAATGCCATAAATATCAGGCTCCTTTCTTTTATCTAAAAAGAGCAGTCACCATAACAGCGACTGCCCAATAACTAATTATTCAATTACTAATTACTCACTTAGCAAATTATCCAACAATGTCGTCAGACTCTTTACCCTCTGCGACATCGTCTAATTCTTTCTCAAATAAATCTTTATCAACTTTTACAATTACGTCTTTATCTGCAACCTTTTCCATGATCTGATCAATTTCATCGGCAGTTAATCTACCATCACGTAATGCGTAAGCAATCTTATCTCCTGTTTGTGCAAACCAAGTAAAGCTATGATTCTTCCAGTTGCCATAAGCAGACGTACCAAATACAAATACCCAACCTACAATCTGGTTAATCACATCTTCATGTACGTCAATCACAGGTTTACCTGCCGCAGTTAATCCCATATTGATCCACGCTAACACCTGTAAAATCAAGCTCACAACAGTATGTGGTTTAACTTCACTCCAATTAATACTTGCCAAAAATTCTTTAAATTTGTTCATAATGCAATCCTCCTTTGCAATAAAAAAGACCTACAAGAATGACTCTTCATCCTTAATAGGCAATGCTTTAATTTCTTTGTACATTTTTTCTCCAACGCCATTTTGATGTAATTGGTCATGGTATACCTTATAAATAGCATTGATGTTTTCAAGCCCCGTAGGGGAAATACAACCTTTTTGCTTGTAATACCTGTGGGCTTGTTTGATTCTGTCTCTTAACATTGCAGCAACACCTTCAGATAAAGCAACGTCTATTACGCACGCATCATCTAATTTTTTAGCCAGTTCAGCTGTATGTGCAAATAGTCGTTCCATGCCTACCTTTTGGTCTGTTAATAATGCGGCTTGCTCTCTCATCATGTCTTTGATAACTTGAATATCCTTATTCTGATTGCTCAAAATCTGTGTTAGTTTCTCCAAAGTTTCTGTATGCTTATCGATCATTAAGCGTTGTTGTTCAATCACTTCTTTTTGATGTTTCTTTTCTAATGAGGCTCGTGTTTCAAACCCAAACTTTTCGTTTAATTTGGAAGTGACATCAAAAATTTTATCTGCAAACAAAAGAACCGCAAAGACAAACACTGTCAATGCAGCCCCATGTTGAGATAAAAAATTAATTATAATATTCCAATTTTCTATCATGTAATTACCTCGATTATTTTATAAAAATCACTCCTTTAAGTCTTTACCAAACATATTCTGGTTTTTCTTCTCCAAATAATAAATATCTCAACCAATCATCTGTAACAATACACACTGCACTCAGTAAAATCCATAAAATTGTATAAGGTAAGCAAATCTGCCCACACAGATTAAAAGGCATTTGAGAGTAATCCCAAATGCCTAAACCTAACCATAAATTTAAAATACAACCTGCTATGAATTCCATTACAGTAACAATCAATCCTCCGAGAATCATTTGTTTACGAAAGGGCATAAGATGGTAGAAGAAGCGACTGTTATTGATCAGCCCAATAAGAATAAAGCAACTACCACCTAACACTCCCATTGTCCAATGTGTATATCCTCGCCAGATGATTTCAATTCCACAATAAGCAAATGCTCCAATAAGGAATAAGATAAGATATTTACATGATTTCTTTACATGCAACATTTATTCACCTTCTTTTTGATCTTCGTTCTCACTTTCATCTTTACAAATAAGCTGTAAAATCATGATGTCTCCCTCAAGAATTCCTTGACAATTCTCAATAACATCACAAACTTCGCTAAAAGTCATTCTCATCTTATGGAACTCAACCCCTGAGTTTTCCATGCTTAAAGGATTAAACTCTGCTAAGAATTTCTGTCCGTTCTCTGTGCTATTGATCTGGGCATCAGTAGTGATATCATATTTCTGTAAGAGTTTGCGTTTTTCTTCAAAATATTCCTTCAGCTCTTCTTGAATCTTTCTAATATTCTTGGCAAGCCCAGCACTTAAAGTACATGGTACTAATTCACTGTTTTTCATAAGGAATGCATAAATTGTATTTAACTGTCCTAAGATCATATCTGCCTGCATATTTGTCATTTCCATATTAATTTTCTCCTTTTCTCTGTTAAACTAATTATTCTTCAGTCGTAACTGAATCTTTTCCTGTTTCATCTGTCTTATCAGTCGTAGTTGAATCTTTTCCATCTGAAGGAGTAGTAGGTTCTGTTGACTGCACAGGAATTACTTCATACTTAATTTCAATCTTGTCCAATTCTTCTCTGCTAGTAGAACTGAAAATCTGTTGTTTGATGACATTCATCTGCTGAAAGTAAGGATAGACAAATGCCTTGATCATTGCTGTTAACTGCACAAATTCCTCAGCAGTGAATGTTTCACACGCACTCTTCTTACTATGCCATTCAAGAGTTACTTGCTGACCAGCAGTAGTAAGAGCTTGATACTGCATAAAGTTCAGAGCCATTTCATTCTGATCTTCTTCAGATACTCCATAAGGCTTACCATTGAATTCCACGCTCTGATCTGCTAAGAACTCAGCGAGAGCAGTTTTGTTTTTCTCCTGTAAATAGTTCTTGTATTCATCAAGAGTCAGTGTGTTAATATCAACAACCTGATTGACTTTTTCATCAAGTCGCTGTACCTGTTCTACAATATTTGCTCTTGTAAGAGATACGATCAGCGCATCTTCCCATTCTCCGTTAGAATTGTTATATAATCCCTGTTGTAAAGAGATTTCTTTATAATTGTTAAAGCATGTGTAAGTTGCAATCTGCACATCATCTCTGAAGATGTCTAATGTTTTAAAATTTGTAAATGCTGATTTAACTGTTTTTAGATCATCTGTGCAAACAACAAGTTTACATTCCATGTCAAAAGTCATGCTATTAAACTGCATAAGATTAAATACTTTGTCGTCAGAGCTATCTAATTTAACTGTGTATACCATATGTATTTCACCTTTCTTTCTGTTTTTGAGCATACAAAAAGAGCAGTCCGAAAACTGCTCTATGTACGATCAAATTTATGTTTTATTTAGTTGTTTATCCGTTCGTGAACCGCAACCAAGCTAAAGACTTGCTTGCTTCCTAGTCAATATCTCTAACGAGACAAGTTTCTCTAGGCTATCCCTGTAGTTCCTACGGTTTTATTTTCGTTATATAATCTCAAACCTTCGTTGAGAATATTTATTGATGCATTTATATCTCTATCATGATGCGTCCCACAGACTGGGCAAGTCCATTCTCTTATTGATAATGCTTTCTTGCCATCTTTGTGACCACAATTAGAACATATCTGGCTTGATGGAAACCAAGTGTCTATTTTAATTATTTCTCGTCCATACCAATTCGCTTTATACTCTAATTGCCTAACAAATTCACTCCAAGATACATCTGCAATTGATTTTGCTAATTTATGATTGCTCATCATATTCTTGACTTTCAAATCTTCTAAGCATATCTGTTGGTTTTCCATGATAAGCCTATGAGATAATTTATTTAAAAAGTCTTTTCTTTGGTAGCAATTTTTTCATGTTGTTTTGCAACTTTGATTCTGCATTTCTCTCTATTCTTACTTCCTTTTTGACAACGAGATAAATCCTTTTGTAATTTTCTTAATTTCTTCTCAGATTTTCTAAGATATTTTGGATTTTCAATCATTTCTCCATCAGAAGTAATTGCAAATTCCTTGATTCCTAGATCAATTCCAATTTGAGTATCTACAACAGGTAATTTTTCTTTTTCCTCTTGATTTACCAAAACCGAAACATAATGGTTACCTGATGGAGTTTTAGAAACCGTAACTGACTTTATCAACCCTTCAAAATCTCTATGTTTCTTTATTCTTATTAATCCAATCTTAGGAAGTTTAATATATCTATCTGATATATAAATATTTCCGCCTTGATTATTTGTAGTATAAGAGTAGTAGTGATTTTTCTTGCTCTTGAACTTTGGAAATCCTACTTCTGGTCGTTTGAAAAAGTTGTTGTATGCAGTTTGTAAATTTATCTGTGCATTTGCTAAAGCAAGACTGTCAACTTCTTTCAACCATTCAAACTCTTTCTTATATTGAGCAGGTGTATTATTCAATTTCTTTTTTGTCTCTTTGTAGTAATCAATCTTATCAGAAAGCATACGATTATAGATGAATCGTACACAACCGAAACATTTTGCAAAATATTCTCTTTGTTCTTTGTTAGGATACAACCTATATTTATAAGCTATTAACATCTACAATCACTTCCTTTCTAAATAATTTGTTTATATTTCTAAACATAATGTAACACATTGCAAACACGATGTCAAACAAAATATTTATATTTCTAAACATTTTGTCTTGATAGATAAATTTATTATGGTATAATCTAAATCAAGGAGGTGTCATTATGATAAGTTATAAACCATTATTTAGATTATTATTAGAAAGAGATATGACAAAAACCCAATTAAGAAAGTCTGTCGGTTTCAGTGCAGCCACTCTTGCTAAAATGTCAAAAAATGAATATGTATCATTAGGAACTATTGATAACATATGCAAATTTCTTAATTGCAAAATTGAAGATGTTATAGAATTTCACCCTTGATTTCGTATGTAATGTTTCAATGTATTGCTACTTACTTCTCCAATCGTAGAAACAAAATATCCATCTGTCCAAAATGTATTTTCTGACCAATAATGTTTCTTTAGTTTCTTAGAATATTTCCTCCACATTTGGATAGTGGATTGTTGTTTTAGAACTCTTACTATTTGAAGTGGAGATATTTTAGGTATAGATTCAACCATCATATGAATATGATCTTTATCAACTTCCATTTCTTTAATCGTAAAATCATATCTCTTACTGATGTTGTACATTGTCTGTTTTATATCTTCTCCATATCTAATTAGGAGTTTCTTCCTATATTTACAAACAAATATAATGTGATATGTAAGAATGAATTTGCTATGATTTCTACTCTTATAATTTTTGTTTGTTTTATTTCCACTCATGTATATTATTCTCTATCTACATTTACATTCATCCACTAGGCTAAAGACCTAGTGGATTTCTGCTTTTTATCTTTAAAGTCCAAGCTTTGCTTCGATTGCTTGTAATCGAACTTCTAGGTCGGCTTTTTCTTGTTTGACTTTGGTAAGTTCTCTTCGTGTCTTTTGAATCATATGGGTATTTAATGCAATAAATTCTGTATAAGAAACACCATATTCCGTTTCAATATCGACCTCAACATCTTTGCCAAAACGCTTTTCAATATCTTCCTGTACAAGAGGTCTATGTGTTACTACAGCGAATTTATCAGCATCATAACCCTCGGATTCTAAGACGTCTTCTGTTTTATGAGCACCAAATCCAAAATGAGTTTTCTTACCATCGTAATCTCCAATGTAATTGAATCCTATTGGATTTAAACTCATATAGAAGTCTTCATATTGATCAAGAGTTGTAAAGTTCTCTTTAAGATTTTCGTCTGAAGTAGAAATACTGTGAGATGCCCAGATTGAAGTTCCATAAAGACGTAGCTGCTGACCATCATCTCCGACACATACACCTCCCCACGATGTTCCTCTAGCAATTTGGAATCCATGCGCCCAATAAAAAGATTCGCTATCAGCACCAATGACAACTGCACCAGAACTATGTACTTCTGAACAATAAAGATATCCATTAGCAGTAAGATCGTTAGCCACAATATTACCAGTTAATTCCATTGATTTGCCAAAATAATTTCCTGCATAACAAATAGTGCATCTGGTATATCCATCTTCATCAACACGAAATGCAGTAGTTCCATCAGCTTTATCAGTGATTGTCAAATATCCGTTATTCAATGTTAATTTTAATGCCGAATTTTCACTTGAAAAACTTCCACAATATACGCTTCCATCATATCCAACTCTAAAAGGAGCAGAATTGCTATCTTCGGCACCAGCCCAGAAAGCTTGATCGCCACCAATACCAGATGCATTGCTTCCGCTATTTGTCATCAGATATGTTTCCGTAATATCATAGCGACCAATCTTACCAGATGTGGCAGTAACTATTCCAGTAATATCTACATCTGTGGCAGTTAATTTACCAGTATGACCAACCTTAAATACGGCACTATTTCCGTTATCATTGCTTGTTGCACCCGCCCAGAAAGCATAAGCACTTCCGTACTTACCAATACCTGTATATTTACCAGATCCTGTCGTATACATCTTATCGCTAATTATAGTCCATCCCGCAATACTACCTTTCGTAGCAGTAATCTCACCACTCAGGTTCGCATTCTTGGCAATCAAATTACCATTTGAATCCCAACTCAAATTAGGACTTGTAAAGCTACCATCACCCAGATTTAAGAATGATCCCTGCGTACCACCAGAAGAGATGTAGTTGCGAGATTTAATGGCATCTGTTGCAATTTTGTCTGCTGTGATAGAGCCAGCCAAAATTTGATTACCAGTAATAGTATCGGTTTTAATACTTCCACCATCTATGATAGTTTCTTTATCGAGTATGTAAGTACCAGGTTCATTTGAAATAGAATCAACCTCTTCCAACATAATGCAGTCTACCCATACATTAAAAGTTTTAGGCGCACTAGAACTGCTTGGTCTCCCCCAGATAAGAGGAACTACAGACCAGTATAATCCAGTTGCATTATCTGCGACTTTAATCGCACAAACAGCTCGTTGCCAATTCGTATTTAAATCAACATAAGTGGAACTTCCTGGTAATCTTCTCGGATCAATGTTAGATAGATAAAGTCCATCTGTTTTAGTGTCTGGGGTATCATGTCCCTGAATATCTATCATGAACAGTCCCGTAGCAGAATCTGATTTTACATAGCAAGAAAGTATGTATTGTTTACCTGCTTGTATTTTTACACAACCGTAATTATTTGCAGAACTTCCTAAATACAAAGGTGTTGTACTTGAATTTAAATTTGCAGTAGTATAACTAATTTTAAGAGATTTATTTCCATCATAAGATACCGAATTATCAATGCCGACAGAAGTTACACCGTTATCTTTTGCGTAGCATATAGCATCTTCTTGTGAGGCAACATTTTCAAAACTAGAGTAATCTAGATTATATAGATTCTTTCTGCCATCTCCTTTAGCAGTATTCATAAAGCTTACAACACCATCAAGATTAATGTTTGCTGATACAAGATTCATTAATCTATCAGTAATTTCGAAATTACTTGAACTTGTACCGCTTTTGACAATCCAACTGAATTTATTAGCGGTCTGATTAGCAATAGTTTCGGCATTTACGATCTTTCCATTTACATCTTCTGGAGCGGGTGTCCAATCGGTTGCTTTATTTCCTTTTTCAATCTTATATCTTCGCGTTTTACATTCTATTGCGGTAACTCTTATATACTTTGTATTACTTTTCAGTTTTATAATAATACTGCTTTTTTGTCTTGGATTATAATCAACAGTGTTTATACAGTTTTTATCAGCATCATACTCACAATATCTTCCTGAATTATTTGTGTTTGTAAAATCTTCATATAGAGTAATTGTTATATATTTATTTCCTGAAACATCTATCCAATCACTAGTTTGATCTCCACCGCCAGAACCAATAAAACTTCCTTTGCCATCCGTAGTCAAATAGCCTTGTGTGATATTTTTTTGAACTAATAAATTCCTTCCACCAATCTCAAGTCCATTAAAATCATCCTTAGTCACATAGGTTTGACCAACAGTCGTTTTAAATCCATTCATCGTCTGCTTAAAATCACTGTAGTCATTCTTAAAACTTGTGAAGTTCTCACCATTGTCACCAATTACGCTCGTGACCTTACTGACTTTTGTGCTAACACCATCAATGTCAGTAGTATTCTGGACTAACTGATTTGTAATGTGTGATTGTCTAGCAACAGGAGTACCATAGTAACAATTCATGAGTTGACATTCTGAAATGGCAGAAATAGTAGTACCTAATCCAATATATTCACCACCAGATTTTTCATTTAAAACTACCTCAAGACAATTCCAACCTTGGATAAAACTAAGCGTTAATGATTCCCCACTACCAGTATTACATGTATCATCTCCGCCAATTAATTTGCCATTTAAGTACAAATGTGCTCCATCGTCATGCTTAAATGTAATCGCAATACTTTTAGCAGCAGAGAACTTCACAAAAGTAAGAGCGTAGCCAATATAGTTATTTCCGTAAGCCCAGCTTTTCCCAAAATCCGTATCATTAATCAACACACTCTGGCTAGGTGTAAGATTTGTATTCTTAGCAAATACATCCATTGTACTCTTACCTTGATATTCACTTGCAAACAAACTCTTAGGATAAATCTCATATCTCCACTTATTCAGTCCTTCATTCGCTTTGCTAATATCACCTTTAACCAAGTTCAAATCTTGCTGATAAGTAGTCTTTTCCACTCTTTGTTCAATGGCTTGCTTGTTTTTATCCACCTTTAAACTCACGTCAGATATTTCTGATTTTGTAGATAAAATCGCTGTTTGAAGATCCTCTGGAGCAGTAGAATAACCTGTTGCAGAAGAGCCTTTTTCAAGTTTAAACTCAGAAAACCAAACAGTTCCAGCTGTTAAAAGCTTAAAGATAATGGTTATACTATATGCACTTGTTGCTTGATGTAATTTGATTTCATACTTTTGCCAATTGGTTGTAAGTGTTCTTGTAGTATCCGCACCATAGGCATCATATCCCCATCTAACAATAAAATCAGTCGTAACACTCGCCTTTGCGTAAAATGATAATGTATAATTTTGATTTTTGGAATGAAGATTGTCAGAAGTCCTTTCAGAAATACCCCATGCAAACCATTCGAGGTCATTACTTGAATTCTTATCGCCATTGGCGGCACTAACAGTCTTTAACGTGTTGAACCCATTATGCTTTGTTGAAGTGTCAATTGAAGCAACAAGATTCGTTCCTCTAGTATGTAACCCCCAACTATTCGTTGTTCCAGTAATGGCTTCATCAGTCTTAGCAAAATTACTATTCCAAAGCAAATTCCTACCATCACCAATATCACTCACATCATAAATCTTAGCAATACTACACGTATCATAAAAACTACTATCATCGGCAACCGCTCTGAAAGTAATCATAGTTACAGCATCACTGTATAAACTACTATCTTTGCTAACAGTCAACACATTATTACTGATCGTCAAGCCTTTCTGTTCACTCATAACATCAGTGAAGCTAACTCCGCCATCAATACTGTATTGCCATTTACCAAAGCTAATTTCTCCTTGAATAGTAGGTTTGATTGTGATTGTGTTTGGTGCAAATGTTTTACCACCGTCTGTGCTTTTGAAATATTGAGATGAAGGCGTGATAGAGAGGTTTTTGGCAAGAGTTTCTTCATAAGTTGTACACCAAGGCGAAGCTTTATCACCTTCTTCAACTTTAGGAGAAGAAATATAGAAAATATCTCCAACTGACATATTATCGCTATCGTAGAAAGAAATAGCAGAAGCTGAAGAAGTAGAAGTAACATCTTTATTTGCCACACCTGTAACTACATACTGTTGCCATTCAGTAGATAATGTAGGGTTTACATATGTTTTATTATCTAAGAACTCAGCATTAATAACACCAGTGCTTTTAATTGAGCTACATTTGCACCATACAGAAACAGTGTAAGTTTTACCTTGTTTGATGTCACCCTCTTTAATATATTTACCTGTTTGAATAAATTTACCACCAGTACCTTGAACAGTATAAGTGATTTTTTCTGCTTGTCCGCTAGGAGTTGTCTTGTCTTCAATTGATTCTACTGTAGCAGTGTAGGTTCCTGCACCACCAAGAACTTGTTTTGACAAATCACCAGAATATTTTAACAAATTCCAATGAAATCCAGCCCCATCTTCACCATCCTGACCATCAGCTCCATTATCAATTAAACCATAGCTTGTACAAGTCAGACTATAATTACTTGGAATGGCAGTAATACTTGCAAAGATTAAACAGTCAGAGCCTTTTGTAGTGTTCTTAACTCTTAATAATACATTGTCTCCAACTTTCAGTCCTGTTGTAGCGTCTGCGGTATCCCAAGTTCTTGAATATCCAGAAGCAGAGAATGTATCAATATTATTTTGAGTGTATTTATAACCAGTCCTAATAATCTTTGTACTCGTTCCTTTATCCCCATATACACCAATAACCTTAGGTGTGCTAATAGGTTCACTCGTACCATCACTATACTTAGTCTGATAACAATTCCATAAATATTTTTTATCCGCAGTGAGTTTTTGAGTTGTAATGTCTGTACTCCAACCAGAAGTAGAAGAAGTTACTCCAGAGGCTTGAGATGTTGCTAAGTAGTATTGAACTGTTTGGGAAACTCCACGACCTTCGAGGTCTTCTGGGTGAGGTGCCCAAGGTGTGTCTACTGTACCTTCTGTGAGTTTGAGATTTTTGATGATTGAATAACCAACTTTACTTAAAGCATTTCTGCCTAGATATAGAATTGCGTTTGTAGGTGTTGTTTTTAAATCGTTCGTAGTTAAAACTACTGAGATGTGTTGCCACGTTTCGTTCCCAATTATATTGTTGACAACGACAGTATTAGTGCAAAAATTACTTGCATCTCCGTTACATATAGAGTGACTTATAGTTCCTGATCTGTTTGCTTTAATATCGTAACTTAATGTATATTTTGTAGATGGTTTCAGTTGTTTCAACATCTTAATATCTTTAAATGAAACATAAGACCAATTTGATGTAGATATAGCCTCAGTACAAATTAGTTTTACAGCATTGATATTATCTTCTGTAATAAAATCTTCAACAAAATATTTGCCCCCAGAAGAATGTTGTTCCCAATGCTTACTACCTTGATTGGTTTCTCTCAGCATATTAAATGCAAACTTCTCACCGTCAATCCCCTTATAACTAACAGCATAAGAAGTGGTATCTTTACCATCACTATACTTAACATAAGTCTTAGTCCATAAATACAATCCTTGATCACAAGTAGGCATTGTTGTACTCCACGTGCCTGTAGGAGCAGTAGTTCCACTTGTGCTAACTTGGTAAGTAACCTCTGTTTTACTTACAGTTACAGAAGTTCCGTTTGTACCATTCGTACCTTTGTAAGATACAGAATATGCTTCAGTTTTGTTGTCGTCTGAATATTGCACTGTAGTTTTAGTCCATAAATATTGACCATTGTTGACTGTAGGAACAGAAGTAGACCAAGTTCCTGTAGGAGTTGTTGTGCCAGAAGAGGACGCTTGATATGTAACTGATTTAGATGTGATTGTTATAGATGTACCATCTTGACCGTCTTCGCCATTCTGAGCCATTACAACAACATCGCTCCACTCGCTACTTAAAACAGTATCTGTAGCAGTATTAGAAGATGCAGTTGCTAAAGTAACATATAATGGATTAGTACCATCAGGAATCTTTTGACTCCAACCATTATTAAGTCCACTTGCCACGCCAGTGTTAAATGTATAAGTTACACTCGCAGAAGGCTTACTTGGTTTACTTGTCGCTCTTTGATATAAATAAATCGTTGCAACATTTAACCCTGCCTTACCGTCACTACCAGATTTACCATTCTGTGCCAAAACTACAGGCGCAGACCAAGCAGAAGTAGCAATAGTAGTTGTATCGCTTTTACTTGAAACAGAAGCAACAGTAACATATACTGCATCAGTACCTGTAGGAATTGCTGTAGACCAACCATTATTTAAAGTACCTGTAATTTTTGTCGTAGAGAACGTATAAGTTAATGCATTGCTAGGTTTGCTAGGCGTAGAAGTTGCCCTTTGATATAAATAAACAGTGGCAGCATTCATACCGTTTGATCCGTTACTACCATCAATTCCTTTGTAAGACACACTATATGATTCGGTTGAATTTCCATCTGAATAATTAACGATTGTTTGTGTCCATAAATATTTTCCTTGAGCAACAGTAGGTACACTATTTTGCCATGCTCCAGTAGGTTTTGTTGTTCCGCTATCTCCAACTTGATATTTGACAGAAGTGCTAGTTGTTTTTACAGAAGTTCCATCGCTACCATTTTTACCACGATAAGAGATAGAGTAAGATTCTGTTTTGTTTCCATCACTATAAGTTACAGATGTTTTTGTCCACTGATATTGTCCTTCTGGAATTGTCTGAGGACTAGTTTGCCAAGTACCTGTTGGAACAACAGTTCCACTTGCAGATAATTGATATGTGATGCTTTTATTTGTGATTGTAACAGAAGTACCATCTTTACCTTTCTCGCCTTGTACTCCTTGAGGTCCTTGGATACCTTGGTCGCCTTTCTTAGAACAAGTCCAGCTTAAAATCTTTTTAAATACTGTCCCTCCAACTGTAATAGGAATTTCAATTGCACCATTATCACTTGGCAAAGGGTTTCCATTAATAACAGAAATCGCAATAGCTGTATCCGTTTTAGCCACTGCAATTCCTTGTGTTTTTGCTATATCTCCGATTATAAAATCTGTAACAGGTTTTGCACCTTTCATAATAGTAATTCCAGAGGTGTATGCCTGTTCAGAAAGTGGATCTCTATTCTCATCTGTAGCAAAAGAAATATTTTCATTCTCTAAGAAGATTGTATAAGCATCTTCGCCCTTTTTACCGTCGGCACCCTGTATCTTAGTCCAAGCATACTGTGTAGGATCATTTGATTCTGTGGAGCTTTCATTATTATAAGAAATACCAATGTAAACTGCTCCATTAGGATCATCAGTCATTCCTGTGCCATTTGCATCTTTGGCATATTTAATCCAAGTATAGAGAATTTTACCGTCTTCTCCCTGCTGTCCATCTTTTACAAATAAGACATCTAATGTATTACTTTCTAATACCATTTATAGTTTTCACCTCCAAAATTAATTGTTATTTATCTTGTTCCTGTATTTGTTTTATCTAACTCAGATTTCTACTGAGCATTTGATTTTTTGATTTTGTTTATCTTTTAATGAAACTGTTAACCTTGCACCAGTTCCAATCTGCTTCCATTCTGTTGATCCGCTTGATTGCTTGTACCAAACGTAGCTTTTGGCAGTAACTTCCTTACTTCCTTTCAGAACTTTGCAAGTACAAATCGTTTCCGTATAAACAGTATTGTTGTACTCAAAAGTAGTTCCGTTGCTACTATTTGCGACTACAGTGTAAGCAGAAGCTCCATCTGTAACTTTATATAAAGTCATAACGTCATATTTAGATGTATCAGTACATTCCACTTTGACAACCACTGTTTTTCTGTTTGTCATATAAGAACTTGGGATTGTAATTTGTGATTTATCTGAAGAAACATAAGAAGTGTTTTCGGTTCCATCAACGTACCATTTGCTGATTTCTGCACCATTATTTACCGTTGCGGTTAGAGTAATAGAAGTAGGGGAAATACCTGTGTCGGTTTCGGTAAAGACTTGTTGCCCTATAAGAGATACAGAATCAATAGCTGTGTTAAGATTTGCAATGTCTTCTGTTAGTTGGTCTAAACTACTGTTGATAGATGTCATAGTTTTCGTATACTCAACTCCCCACAAACCGCCTTTACCATCATAAATTTGTTCAATATTAATACCACCTTGTTCATTCGCCTCAACGATAGGAAAATTTAATTTATCTTTAGAAATGGATTGATCTCCAAGCATATTGTTTACAATCAATCCATCAGCAATCGCATCCTTAGTGATACCTTGACTTGTCATAACTGTTACGCCTTTATTGTCTTTGATGATAATGCTTGGATTCTTGTTCGTATCATAACCAATTTGGATTCCAACATTCCCTTCGGTATCTAAGAATTGCATGGCAGACCCGTCCATGATAAAGTTGCCATTCTCCGATAAGATACGCATTGTATCAGAGATTGTAATATCGCCTGCGGCTAAGTCACCGATTGTCATTTTCCCTGCGATACCATTGATGATCCATGCACTGTCAAACTTTGCATTCGCTGAGGATAGGTTGAATACGATACCTGTTTCTGTAGAAGAAGCACCGATGATTGCAGAGTTAATATTGGCAACGTCTGTATTTAACTTTTTAATATCAGCCGAATTAGCAGCAATATATTCTGAATTAATATATTTGCTAAACAACTCATTAAACTCAGCTTTGTCACCTGTGATGTTCCCGACATTAATTACTTTATAATTCAGATAATCTCCAAACAGTTTGTTAATTGTTCCTTGATCACTTAATACATTTTGTACACTATTGTTCACTGCATTTCCAAATAAGGAACTATTTGTCATTCTCTGAAGCATATTAGTCATATACTCAACAGAATCTTTAGAGTCGCCTGTTCCGACAGAAATACTATTTTTCTGCGAAGCAGCAGTATCGTCAAACAGATAAGAGAAATCATCCCTACCTGTTAGACTCGTGATCATGTTAGTATACGTCACACTAATTTCCGAACTTTTTGTGCAAGGATTATATGCAACTGTCAATAATCTTAACTTAACTGCATAATCATCACGCAAGCCAACTCGAATAAAGTTACCAATCGTAAACTGATTATGCCAACCTTGTTTATTATCCGAATCTACGTCTGCATATTCATTTAATGAAAGAATGTTATCGAGAGAAGTCTCAATCTGATATTGTGGTTGAGAAGTTTCAGAGATGCGTTTTAATCCATCTTGATATAATTCTTCGCAATGCTCGTAAGATGTTACTGCGTCGTCAAGAGAAGTAGTAAAGATATTATTGTTTGTATAATCTCCCATACGAACAATATTCATGACAGCAGTATATTCTTTATCTGTTAAGCCAAATTGCGGATCATTGAGTCCAGAATGAGTATTCATATCTGTCATGACATCGTCATATGGTTTCTTCTGAATTTCAAGTTCATCGACCTGTGCATTTAACTCTTTTAATTTATATAGAAGTGAGCCTTTTGTGTTTTCATCACCAAGCCAATTTTTGTACTTAATAAAATTCTTATGGAATACATTATAGGTTTTTTCATCCTTTACACCAGCCTTGCTGATTTCTTCATCAGTAAGGTCTTTCCAATCTTTTTGATATGCAGCGAGAATATCCATAATTTGTTTCTTATATTCATCACGCTTACCTTCAAGTTCTTTGATTCCATATAAATCCCAGTTTGATTCAAATTCATCATTATAATCAATCTTCTTATCATCGGCTAAATGCAAGTTTTGAATTGCTACCTTAATATTTGGAATAATATAATCTCTTAATTCTTGATATGTATAATATCCTTTATTGCTTTCTTTTAACAAAGCAAGATATTTCTCGTGATCAACTTCACCAGAAGAAGTAGTCCAAGGTTTATAGACACGATTCTGAATGTCATCTGGTTTATCCCATTTTGTATAATTTCCGTTTGAATCTTTCTCATGGTCATCTCTTGTATCAACACTAACCTGAATAGTTGTCAGCATCTGTTCATACATTTTTAGAGTTTTCTCAAGAGTTTCTTGATTCATTGTTTTATATTGAGCAATCTGAATACCATCATTTGGTACACGATAGTAAATTTCATCTATCTTTGCTTGATATTCCGCAGACTTCTTTCCGTTCTCAATATATTTAGCGTGGTTATCAATTTGCCACTTTTGCCATATTTTGATCTTATCAATAGTTTCTTGAGGAAAGTAGTTTGTAGTCAAATAGTAGTCAAGATTATAGATATAACTTCGACCATAATTGACTCTCGTAATATCTAACTCTTCATCCCCTTGAACCGTCAAGGCGTTATACATTGTATCTGTCTGAGGAGACATCTTGAGCATATTAAGTGCGTTACGCCATCCAATGAAGATATTCGTGTCTTTTCCTATGTTTTCTTTAGCATATGCACTTACCGTTCTGTTGATTGTATCGAAATAAAATACGCATTTTACAACATTGGCTACTGTTGTGTTAAGGAACGCATAAGCGTTGGTATTATCTGCCTCAAACGAATATTTTTCGTTCTTTATTGCAGGATCGATATAACCTACAGACCATCCTGGTACTCTGTTTAACACCAGATGCATCAATGATAATTCATGGTTTCTATCATTGCAAAATGTGATATATTCTTTCGCATAACCCATATCGTCTACGTTATTTGTAGCCAACATTTCCATAGAATCGGTTGTACCTTTGTTGAAAGACAAACCTTTCATATCTTTATCTTCAAAGGTTTTTTCATCAGAATATGCTTCACATGCCTTGTATTCGTATCTGCCATTATCATTCTGTAAAGCAGGCTCTTGAAGCTGAAAATAGTCAAGTCCTTCAAGATAAATTGTCATGTGATCTTTTAATTTCTCATAGCCAGCAGATTCAATGTATTCGCCATCAACATCTATATATCTGTCTACATTAAATGTAAGATGGTTAAAATCTTTTAATTGCTGTTCATATTCAACGCTTTTAATCTGTACTCCATTTAAAGCGCAAATAACAGTTCTGTCAGGACGACATAAATAAATTTTTGCATTGTGTTTAATCATAACAGATCACCGATCCGTTTCTGTGGCACATCAAACTCAATTTTATAAGTACACGCACCTGTAATACTTACAACATTGTATCCATCATGCAGTTTAAGCCATGAAATATTTCCAACATCAGCCCATCCAATATCTTCAAAATTAGTTAGTCCCGTTACTGTGCCGTCTGTCACCATGCAATGCTTACAATCAATACACACTGGTAAAGTAGGTCTGCACAACACTGACATAGAATTTTCATCACGTACTTCAATTGTTACTGTTTGACTTGTAGGAGAAGTGATCGTCACTTTTGGGTAAATCTCATATTCCGTATCATCACTATCTACAAAGATGTTTGTTGAGAATTTATTACTTGTTGCAACTTCACCAGAAATCTCATAGTGTTTCCATATAAAAGGTGTATCACAAACGAAACTACATTGAACAGCGTCAAGTTGCCCAAGTTTGCATGTGATCATTTTCCATCCAATATTCTGAAAGATTCCCATGTAAATAACAGTTTCTTTATCATCTGCAATTCCTGTTAATGGTTTTACAAGAGTAGGAGAAGTCAACCACTTATTGATCTTTCTCTGTTCTGAATTTGTGAATCCGTGTCCGTTTTCTTTCACAAGGTAAAATTCATATGTGCTCTCATCAGAATACATTGCACCATAATGATTTGTCTCCTGACGTAACATTGTTTTTTCACCTTTAACAATCTCTCGTGAAAATCCTGTGATGTCATTTGTCACATCAAACTGCACGACCATCAGAGGTGTATCTAAGATTGTTTTTGTAGATTGTCCATTATATTCAAATGACAACATATATGTGTGTCTCCTTTCTGTATAAATTTTCGCATAAAAATAACAGGCAAGAGTGCGTATTTCTACGCACCGCTTAACCTGTTTCTTCCTTATTATATAAGGTTTAAACTGGACGTTTGCGACCAAGTGTTTTTGCAACATCACGAGCAACTTGCTGAGAAGTATACTTATATGATTCTTTAATGATTCTTTGTAATTCTTCATCAGATACTCCATTAGGAATATTAAGATTTCCGATAGCTTCACCAAAGTTAATTGCAATTTCTGTATTACCAATTCCATCCATAGTCATTCCGTTCAGTGTATGTCCATTTGCTAAGGCATTTAATACCTTATCTTGCCTTACTTTATTTGCCAGATTAACAACATCAACAGTAGCAACTTCTTCGCCAACTGCGAGAGAAGCAAGTCCATCATCTCCGTTCTTATGCACAGATTTAACTAATCCACCTTGTGCATATCCTGTGACCTTGCTATCTGTCAGTCCAAGATCGCTTGGTTTAACACCATAATGTCCCAAGATAGTAGTAATCGTACTATCAATTTTTGCACCCTCTGAACTGATTGTTCCAGATAAAGAAGTAAACGTCTCTTCAATTTTATCAACAGAAGAAGATAACTCCTTACAGTATTTCTCATAATCGTCATTCAGCTGTGTGCTTAACTTATCAAGTCCGTCAATCTGAAGATTATAAATATGATCTTTTACTGTATCATCAAGTGCATCTTGCTTTTCTTGGAGTTCTGCTTCAAGACGTGCTTTCTTCGCCTTACTGGCTGCATCGCTCACCCCGTTAAGTGCATTGATCTGTGATTTTAGTATCTGAATATCCTTGTTAGAGGATTTTAATTGCTTGTCATATGTATAGTAGTCATGAGAAGTTTTTATAGCTTCTTTATAAGCATCTATAGTTTTGTTAATCGCATCTAATTTCTGTTTTGCGTTATTTTTCAGAATAGTTGTTACACTATCTTCGGCAGACTTAATACTCTTAACTGCATCCGCAATATCTTGATCGCTCTTTTGAATTGCGTCAGCCCATTCTGTGTCAGAATATTCATCACGATGTTCAGCCATTTTGGCACGTTCTTGCATCAATTGATTCAATTCTTCTTTTTCAGATTTGACATTCGCAATATTTGTTGCAATAGCAGCAGTACCATAATCAGTCAGATTTCCGTCATCATCAAACATTGCGTCTTCATCAATTAGAGAAGATATTGTTGTAAGTGAATTTTGTAAATTCTGAGCCGCTTTAATAGCACGTTCAAAACCACGATAATAAATATCGTCACGCATACTATTTTTAAGTTCTTCGTTAGAAGTTCTTAAATCATCTGCGCTACCTTTACAAGCGTTGATTTCGTTTTGCATCTGCATCCATTCTTGAGAACCATATTTAATAGAACCATCGTTCAATTTGTTATTCAGGTTCTCTTGCATTTTTGTAGCTTCTTCATCAATGATCTGTGCTTGTCTTTCATTGGTATCGATCTGATTCTGGTAATCAGCACTATCAAGGTCTTGACCTTTTGCTTGTTTCAACTTGGCAGCAGAAGAAGCATTGCTACTATTTGTGGCTTCCATATTTGCTTTCGCATCATAATACGCTTTAATATTAGCCTGAGATTGTACAGCAGCATTTGTCTGTTCAGCAGCCCAATCCGCAGCAGCATCATTTGCATTTTTATTTGCAGTTGCTAAAGCATTTGTAGCATCCGCCTCATTTTGTTTAGCCTGCGCTAATTTATTAGAAGCGTCTCTTGCTTTCTTAACTTGTTCGTTATATGCTTTAAGCTGTTTTAATAAAGTCTTATCTTTGATTCCTTTTAAAGAAACTTCTTTTCCAGACTTAATTGCGTTTTTCTGAGAATTAGATAACTTCTTAGCTTTCTTACCACTAAGAATACTATTTCCTTTTGTCTTAACTGCGCTATCTGCCTTATTCTTATTAGCTTGTGCATTTTCATGTTCTTTCTGATATTTAGCTTGGTTCTTACTAGCTTCTCTTACAGCAGTCTGACTATTTTCATACTGTTCTTTCTTATTATTGACCTGTCTGTTCAACACATCATTCTGGTATGCGTAAGCAGGCTGACCTGCATAATTACTGGCGATTGCTTGAGAATCTTGCACATTTTTCAGATATACCTGTGCATCATATAATGCACTGTTAGCATTTGATAGATTTGCACTTGTCTTAGCAGCAAAAGATTTTGCAGACTTTGTACTCTTAACCGCTTTATTATAAGCAGTAGCTTTTTTCTTCGCAGACCCTTTGAGTCCCTTAGTAGAGATTGTCTTACCTGCTTTAATACTCTTGTTAAGAGACGCTTTCTTTTTCTTAGATAATCCAGACTTATTGACCGCTTTTTTAGCAGATTTCGCCTTAGATTTCTGACTCTTTGTCGCTTTTGAAACCTTCTTTTGTGCTGTTTTATTAGCAGAAGAGGCACGACTCTGAGTAGATTTTGCAGAAGAAACACTAGATTGTGCTTCGGATAACTGATCGTTTGAAGTTTGAACTAATCGTGCAACACCAGACTCTCCCGTAGATGCAGCAGAAGAACGATTAGATAATGTATCATAGGAGTTTTGTAAGTTTTCAATTGCTTTCTGTGCTTTTTCAGTGGGCATATTCAACCATTGATTGAATAAATCACGTTGAGTATTCTTTAACTGTTGAGCAGCAGAATTAGCTTGAAGATACTTCTCATATAAATTCTGATAGGACTCCACAGCAGAACGCATGTTATCATTCTTGATAGTATTGATATTCATACTACCGTTACGCACACGTTCAAAATATGTCCGTAATCGTTTCTGATTCTTTTTCTTAGAACTGTTCTTTGTCTTAGGAACTGTCTTAATTGCCTTACTTGCAAAAGAACTTGCCTCAGATTTATATTTGCTTGCTGCTTGCTGATTTACAGAAATTTCTTTGCCAGTTGATTTATATTGATTCCAAAGCGCACTTTGCTTAACTTCTGGCTTCACGTAATCATTGATCATATTAGCAAAATTTTCTGTAGCAGTTGCAGCTCGATCAATAGCGATTGCAATGAAGTCAAATTGTTTACCCATATTATCAAGTAATGTGGCAAATTTTGACTTTTTCTTTGTACTCTTATCTGTAGCTTTGCTGTCTTTCTTTTTAGAATCTGTGTTCTTTTTCGTTGCTTCCGTATTCTTTTTAGTGGATTCTGTATGCTTTTTGGTAGAAGAAGAACCAGATGAATGTTTCTCGTATCCGCTTGCAGCACCACCTTGGAACGCACCACTACCAGTAACACGATGTCCAGAAGCGTAAGCCTTACCATGTGCAAATGCAGACATACCACCTTTAATAGAAGCACGACTGTTTGTAGATCCTTTTGAAAGTAAATCTGCTGTCTGCTGATGATTAAAAACTATGTCTCCCCTACGTATATCAGTGAACTCCGCACCGTTATCTCCTGTAGTAAACCATTTGTTGCCACGGACGACTAATTCTGGCGCAACCTCCCCTGTTAAAGATAATCCAGAGAACTTAGCACCTAATGTTCCACTCGCCAATGCACGTCTGCTATTTGTGATTCTTGGTATAGTACCATGAGCAAAAGCAGCAGTACCGTGGGCAACACCACCACCTTTAGATGGTTTGCCACTCTGGCTATAATTTACAGATACATTAACAGATTTATCATGTAAGCCATTGATTGCTGATTTTGCAGCTTCAACGGCTGGTAATCCACTTGTATTGATAGTAACTTTTGGAGTTGGATGCATCTTACCTAATGCATTTAGTTTTCCTTTAATGCTACTAATTTTAGATGAAGCACTATCTTTTACTTTGACAGTAATTTTCTTGTTTTTCAGTTTCTTTAAAGCACTGGCAATCTTTTTAATAACAGAAGACGCATTGCCTTTTGCTTTGATAGAAATGCTCTTAGATTTTAATTTCTTAAGAGACTTAGAAATAGAAGAAATTGTTTTCTTTGCATTTCCTTTAACCTTAATAGAAATGCTTTTGGATTTCATGCTAGATAAAGATTTTTTGATAGAATCAATTGTCTTTTTAGCATTTCCCTTAGCATTTACTGTAACAGTAGTAGTATCTGATTTACTTGAAGTAGTATCAGACTTACTTTGCTTGCTACTTTTACCACTTGAAGCACTTGATTGCTTAGGTGCGGTATATGCCCCTTGTCCTGTTTGATCAATCGCATTACCAAGGTAATTGTTCTTGATCATATTGCTTGTAGATTTCTGAGAAACTTTACCGTTTTTATCAATACCATATTGTGTCTTAATTTGCGTTACATGCTCATCTTCAACACTGTTCACCGCTTTTTGTGCTTCCTCTGCACCTTTCTTAGCACCAGAGGCATCAGCAGTATATGTAGTCTTCTTTTCTTTTGGAACTTTATCTGCTTCAGATTTAGTTTCTTTTGCTTTCTTTTTAGCATCAGAATTATCACCAAGAATCTTTAAAGTTTTTGGATCAAGATAATCTTGAAGCATATCCAATAAATCTTCACGTTTTTGCTCAATCTGTAAACCAATTTTTATCTTTTCTTCGCCAGAAGCAGAGTTATATTGCTTAACAAGATTCTGAATTTCATTCTGAATGCCATTGGCTTGTGTTTCAATGTTAACAGGGATTTTAATTCCTTTTGTTAACCCTTCTTTACCAACGTCTTTACCACCAGTAAGCTTGGCTTGAATATCAGCAGAAGCTTCTAACTGTGTCTTAACAGCTTTTTGTTTTGCTTCGGTATCTCCATTTAAATCAGCAGCCTTGTACTGATCTTTAGCTTCTTTGATTTGTGATTGCAGAGAAGAAATATTGACCTCAAAATCAATAACCTTTGTCCATGTATCAGGAATTTCCTTGCCAGCTTCTTTTGCTTGATCAATTTGTTGACGCCAAGCCTCAATACGTTGTCCTTCTTCATCCCCTGCGGTTCCACCATTTTTCTGCCATGTTTCAGCCCAGCCGTCAAGTTTATTTTGGGCATCTTCATATTGCTTTGTAAGAGAGCTGAAATTAACATCGAATCCATATGTCTTCAGATTATTAAGCAATGCTTCAAATGGTTCTACTCCCATGCCAAATTTCTTAGCAGCAGAAGCAGTAGAATCAATATTGAATTTCCATTTCTGAGTTTTCTTATCAAATTCAGCTAATGCTTTTCCAGAATCATTCGTCTTTTCTTTTAATCCATCAAAGAAATTATAGATACCAGAGTTATCTTCAGTGAAGTATTTCTTTAAGTTATCATAATTCTCTTTAAAATTCTTCGCATCTGTTTTACCAGTTGGAGAAATCATTCCAGCAAAAGTCTTAAACTGATCTGTTCCGACCTTACCTTTATTCCAATCCTCTTTGGTTTGTTTCATACCAGAAACAAGTGTATTATAAGCGGAATCGTCGTCGTCTGTGTCAAGTGCGGCTTTATATCCTTCGACAGTAAATGAAGCAGAGGCGGCAGAACTATTTAACATTTTAAGACGTTCTTTTAACTGATCCACAGAACCAGTAAAAATGTTAGTTTTATCTGTTACGATATCAAATGCATTTGACAGATCATTTAAACTCAAAGAGTTCGTAAATTTAGAAATGTCTTGATTCTTAAATGTATCATTCAAAGTCTCCTGCATTTTGGCAATATCTTTACCAGTAGAAGACAATACATTATCTTTATCGTCAAGCTTAATTCCCAGAGTTAATGCTAGTGTATCCTTATCGATTCCAGTATCTTTCTGCAATTGGCTAAACTGATCGTTTACAGTCTTTTGCCATTTATTGGCATTCATCTTTGTATTTGATTGAGACTTCTGAAAATCTTTTATTTCATTTCGAACATCCTTGCTTTTTGTCAGTGTTTCAGTAAGATCTCGTACACTTTTTTCTTGCTTTTCAAGATAATCAGTATCTAACATTTTAGACGGATCAATATCCATGTTAGAAATGAAGTTGGATGCGAAAGTCTGAGTTGTCTTATCTAGTTTTTCATAACCATCAACTGCCTGTGAAATATTAGATAGAGTATTCTTTCTAAAACTATCAGAGTATTTCTGCAACTGATCATAATTTGTTTTTGAAGCCTCTAATAATTTTTTCAGATTCTTTGTATCGTTCTTTCCACCAAAACTGTCAGAATTAAAAATATCTGCGTTATTGGAAAGTTCTTGGATCTGTTTAGATGTTAATTTACTAACATCAACCTTGTCTTTACCAAGAATTTTAGCAGCCTGTTTTTGAAAATCTGTATTTGCATATAAAGATTGTCTGACAGAGGCTTCGTTCATAGAAAGCCCATCTTTAGCAAGATTCTTCGCAGATCTAAAAGTATATGGCAAAGAACGCTTTAAATTCGTACCAAGACTTTCATCAGCAAATGTACTTCCATATAGTGATTTCTGTGCTTTTAATGCCATAGAATCATTTTGGATATCTACATTTTCTTTACTGGCAATTGCTTTTTTACTATCATTTGCCAATTTTTGATATTTGTCAATCGTATCCTGAATAGCGGTATTATTATTAATTAAAGCTTCACCCTCTGAATTATATCCAGTAACAAGATCTCCATTTAATTTAACTAATTCTTTCTTAATTGCTAAATATCTTTCATATTGGCTTGTAGATAATCCAATATTTTCATTTGTATTAGCATTTACGCCAGAGGATAAAGTATTAAATTCTTCCTGTAGCTTCTTGGCTTGTTTAACCTTGTTATTATTTTTTTCAATCTTCTTATTGTATTTATCAAGGTTTTTCTGACCTGCGTTCAATTCATCTTTACGTTGACTCTGCATGTTAGAATGAATTGCTTTAATTCCTTCAAATGCAGCAAGCACAGCTAGAAGAGGAAGATAGGATTTAAGTGTTGCACCAAGACCAGATAACACAGATTTTATGTTTGATCCTAATGATTTAATGCCAGATTTGGCTTTTTCAACACCGTTTGTTACACCAGTTCTAAATGTTTCTCCAAGTTTAGATGCGCTCGAATTTACATTATCAAGATTGACCTGTCCAAGATCTGAGAGGGATTTTTTTGTAGCTTGGGCTTCTGATGAAACTTTAGAGAGATCAGGGGTGTCTACTTTATTAGAAGAAGATATTTTTTTCTTTCGTTTTTGAATCTCGTCATACGCTTGTTGTTTATTGATATCTTCCACTTTGTCAGAGAGTCCAATTGATTGCAGAATGTTTTCTGCTAGTGAATAGTCTCCGCCGTTTTTTAAGATTTTATCGTAAACTTGACTTGCGTTTAAACCTGAATTTGCAAAAGAATTTACGAAGTTTTTATACAATTCATTTTGCATGTTAAGATCAGATGGGTTTAGTTTTTTTAAACTTTTAACTTGATTAACGAAATTACCTAATTCTTTAAATGACAAAAGTGTTATAGGTCTATTGATTGCGTTTCAATATTTATAATGATATAATCAAATTAAATAAGTTTATAAAAGGAGTATGAAGAATGAGTTTGATAAAATGTACTGAATGCGGTAAAGAATTTTCTGTTAAAGCTGATCATTGTCCAAATTGTGGTTGTCCAACATGGGATATAATCAACGAATTATATAAGGCAGACCAAAGTATTAATATTAATCATGAGGTTTATGACATCTCTGAAATACTATCAAATATAGAAACTGGTGTAGATGATCAAATTAGTATAGATGCTATAGCAAATTCTGCTGAAATTTCAGCGAGCGCAGCATACTGCATATTACAAGAAATTAAAGAAGGTAATTTCTTACCGTGGACTGAAGGAGGTTATGGAACACTTACAAATCCAAAATATCAAGAAAAAATTAATCAAAGAAATGAGCAAATTGCAAAGCAACAAGAAGCGCTGCCTCATTGTCCAAATTGTAAAAGTACAGATATTAAAAGAATTAAATCAGGTTCACGTATATTGGGTGGTTTAACATTAGGTATTCTAAGTTCCAATGTTGGTAAAACGTATCAGTGTAATAAATGTAAATATAAATGGTAAGATTAAATGAAGAACAAAAGTAAAATATTTACCATTGTCTTGTTTTGTTGTTTTATTCTTAGTATTGCTTTTAATGCTTATAATTTATCTGAACGATTTAAATTACAAGATAAGTATGATAAAATAAAACAATCCAATAATAAACTATCCGCCAAAAATAAAAACTTGACATCAGAGAATAAAAGAATCCGATCATTGTATATGGATCAGGCTCATGATCAAATTGATTTACAAGATAATTATTCTTCATTGAAAGGAAAGTATAATTTTTTATCTTATAAATATGCAGATTTGCAAAAGAAATACGACAAGTTGAAGAAATCTTCGATGTATTCCAAGACATCTGGTTCTGATTTATCAGATGATTCCTCATCCACAAGTCAAATAGTCTACATAACAGATTACGGTAATAAATATCATGCTTCTGGTTGCAAATATTTAAAGAAAAGTTCAATAGCAATTTCTAAATCGGAAGCAATACAGAAAGGATATTCTGCATGTTCGGAATGTAATCCGTAATGCAAGAAATATTTACAAGTGTAATAATTGCAAGTATAAATGGTAGAAGAGAAGTATAACAATAAGAGAGAATGTTGTAATCTACATTCTCTCTTTAATTTACTTATTCACTTTTCTCACTAATCCATTTAATAGCGTATTCTTCTAATGACTTATAGTCCAAACATCTCTGCGCCAATTTTGAATCTGGAAATTTATATTTCTTTTCGTATAAAGAAGTGGCAGCATCAGCTAAGTTTAAAGTATTTATCATTTTCATTTCGCTGTTTAACAAATTGATATATTTACTTTTTTCTTCATCAGACTTGAATGTTCTATATGTATCAATATCTTTCTTAACAAATGATGTTACTTCATTCTTTGGTATAGGAAACATATAGTTTAAATTTACGACTGCAATCAACCTTGATGAATTCTTAGGATCATAAATTTTAAAGAAATCTGGTTGCTTTCTCATACGCAAATGTCGTTTCTGTGCATGAGATACTTGAGTAATATAATAATAATCGTCAGTTTCAAACAGAATACCAAAGAATGGTTTGTACTTATCTGTACCATAATCAGTCATTGGTATACGATGTTCAAATTCTCTCAAAAAATCTAAATACTTTTCATTAACATTTATCCACTTCATTTGTAAAATCTCCATAACTATAAAAAGGAACAAGCGTTTACTTGCTCCTTTTATTAATACGATTTTGGTAGGCTTCGTAACCTCTATTAATACGATTTTGGTAGGCTTCGTAACCTCATATAGAAAACACTTCGTTTTCTTACTTATATTATAACAAATAGTACGATAAAAACAATATTGATTTTAATAGTAATATATGATATAATAATAATTTATGTTAATTGACACAAGAAATAGCTACAGATGTAAGAATTGTGGATATAAATGGTAGAGTAGAAGAGAGGACATTCGATCCTCTCTTATTAAGATACTGTCTTATCAATTGAAGTAGAAGAAATTTCATCAGAAGAATTTATATTATCCGCAAGATTGCTTAAATTATTTTCTTCTGGCTCACTATTGAATATTTCAATCATATCAACATCACTATATCGAATAACAATTTTGGCATAAGGATTTCCATCATATGAAATAAATGCATCCTCATCGTTTCCAATCTTGTATTGAGAATATGCTCTCAAAACAATCTGTTGATCATTGTTAATTCTGTCTCCCAGATAATCCATATCTCCAATAATGTAAAAGTCTTTTTCTTTTAATGTAATCTTACATTTACTCCCACCTTTAAAGTCAATTACGTCATAAAAGATGTCGTCATTTAATGTTATATTAAAATATTGTTCCATAAACTCCGTAAATGATTGTTTTGTAATCAAATATAAAACCACAAATCCTAGCACGAGTGCTAAACAAATCGACAAAATTGAATTTGCATATATTTGGTTAATACTCTGTAGCAAACTTAATTTTACTCGAATTAGTGTTGAAATACATAAAAAAACATAGCTAATTACACACCCAGATACATTCAAAGCCCATGTCGATAATTTCTTTGAAAATCCAGTCTTAACTATGTAAATAAATATGATGCCAGGTACATAATATTGTAGTAAATTTGGAATATTGTTTATAATTTCTGTTAATTCTTTAATTTTTATCACTTCCCTTGATCGTTATTTTTATTCTGTTGTTTAAATTTGTTTCCTTTTTGAATATATTTAATAGAGGTGTTGGAAGTTCCTGTAATTACTTTACTATTAAATTCAAAAATTTTTGCTTCTTGCTGTTTCTTGTTCCCTTTGTTTTCTGCCATAATTATACTCTCCTTTGTATATATAAATTAATAGTTATAATTTATTATACAGCAAATTTCTAAATTAATAAAGAGTATAACAAAAGAGAGGTAACCGTTGAGTTATCTCTCTTGATTCTATTTACGCAATAAATCAGCTTATTACAACAAATTATTGACAAAATAATATCTCTGTATTAATATAAAAATACTCCATATAACTTATTTGTCGTCAAGCTATATGGTTAAGTTTACAAGAAATGCAACGAGTTATCTTCCAAGTTCGTCATTGCATTTCCAAAGGATCTACAGTCTATTAATTACCATAAGTGGTTTCTGATAGACTGTTTTTTGTTATGGATATTAACTAATTTTCTTTTTTAATTCGTCAATCTGTAAATCTTTTTCTTTTAATTTTGCTTCTTTATAAGCAAGTTTCTTTCCTGTACTGCGATGAGTTGTCTCAATATATCTGCGTTTCAGATTGTTTAAAACATATTCCGCAGTTGTGCGATACATAGGATTCATTGATTTCGGAGAAGAAATAATTGCTTCTAGTTTATCATCGATCATCGTAACGATTTTCTGTTTATAATCCGTAGCATTTAATCTTCTGTGATATTCATATCTATCTTTTTTCTTCAGATGGGTATGTACATCAATGATTTTTTCGACATTTGCCTCAAGATTTGTATAATCTGATTCTGCCAGAATACGATCAATATTGCGAACTGCATATTTGACTTTATCTGCATCATACTGTCTCTGAAGCTGACATTCTTCTGATACCGCAATATCATACAATTTATTTGTTTCATCTTTTAACTGTGCAATCAGCTCAATCATTCTTTCAAAAGCATCAGTATATTTTGCAGTAAAGATCAGAGCTTTGTCTCCAGTAAATTTATTGACAAGCATTGCAAACCCTTTGCGATCCATACGGTACATTGGGCGCATTTCACCTTTTCCATCCTTATATTCAACGAGCGCAAAATTTCCCCCGTTAAGTTCTGGTATAATTTCGATGAAATGTCTAATCTTTTTCATAACATCCTTATGATCTTTACCATAGACTTCTGCAACCTTTAGAGAAGTAGTAGTCACTGTACCGTTTTCTTCTTCTAATCCAAACTCTTCGTTGATTGTTGTAATTTCGTTTTCTAAATTTTCTTTAGTATTAATCATTTAAAACCTCAAATCTCTCGCTTCATTAATATTTACAGTTTAATAGAAGTAGAGTGATAAGTGTGACTGAAGCGAGGTTAGACAAATATCACACGACAGTTAATTACTCTGTCTACTTATCACTCAATATAATAAAGAACGGTCATGAGTCGTTCTCATTACCAAAATAAGTTCCTTACATTGGTTAGTATAGAAATAAACTTGATTTTAGCAACCTTGTATAAAATAAAATACAATTTGCCAAAATGCCAATCTTCAAAAACCCTTATAAAATAAGGACTTTTTGATGGTCGTTTTTTACATAAAATTTGAATTTGAATTCCCTGCTTAGAGATGAAATATCTCTGTACGCAAACGATGATAGCAGGTAAAACATCGACATTAATTTACACTTTTGGGCTATACATTACCAGACAATGATCATAAGGTCGTCATTATCTGTCAGGATCGGTAGTCTCTGAACATCCATTCTTATTGAAACATCTTAGCTACTGTGCCTTATCCCGAAGCACGTTTCTTATGCGGTAGTTTACCGATATCTTCCTATACGGTAAGAATGTGTGCGGCTGATTAGATACAATCGTATAATACGATATGAATATCAAATTCTTAAACTATTCCGTCTATTGTTGCCAATTCCGTTTCAGTTTTGATATCCTTTTTCGTTCCAGCAATTACTCCTGATACGTGTATTTTAAAACCCCGTATCCTATATATTTGTCCAAAACACCATTTCTGTTTCTTCCTTATATATAGTAGGCTCACTGTCACCCTAATGATTTTGAGATAGGGTCAACCTAGGTTTTTAAAAAGTTTAATGCCAGCAAAGCCAGCGGCAGCAGTTTGCAATAATCCAAAACTACTTACTAATTTATTAACTACATTAAGAACATTTGATAATAAAGTAATTCCTCCACCAAGAAGGTTTTTATCAGCAAATGTTGTTGAGATAGATTGGAATGAGTTTTTAAGATCTTCTGTTTGTCCTTCCAAACTATTCTTATAAACTTCATACTTTTTATCTGTAGATCCAGCAGAATTTTCGGATACTTTCTCGTATTCTTGAGCTTTACTGTAATTATTTAATAATACAAGTACCTCTTCCATGTGGTTTGTGCCAGCGAGAGCTTTGGCAATCGCACGTTTTGATACATCACTGTAGTTAGTCCATTTACCAGCTACTTCATCAAGCACATCACCGAAATTTCTAAATGTATCTTGTTTGTCTCTTAGGTTAATTCCTTCACCTTTTAAGACTGTTTCTACATCACTCCAAGCTGTTACTTTGTCCTGTAGAATGAGACAATATGACTTCTATATAATAAGAAGAAGCTCATTACATAGAAGCGGTTGCGGTACTTCCAAAAGTGTCTTTACACTTGACCGCAACTCCACTTCTTAAGGAATTATGGGAAATATAGAAGTGTGTTCAGACTGTCGCATAGTCATCGAAATGACCTTCTTTCGCTCAGTCGTTCAAGGCGGATATAAATATATCCTTCCTCCTTATTGACCGTTCCCTCGGCTTTTAAGCACATATGAAAATTCATATGATCATAAGAAAGAATTGCCACAGTGGTTTATGTATTATGCCACTGCGCCCCAAATGTCTAGGTCTTCGCCATTATTTTGATAATCTTTAAGTCGTGCTAGTTTGATATTTCCCATACGGGAGAAAATGGCGTTCAAACCAGTTCCGACTGAACTCATACCTTCCTGAGTTGTTTCACCGATAGTTGCTAAATAACCGAGCAATTTGTCCATGCTGACCAAGCTGTTACTTTCACGTTTGCTCTACGCTACAGACCACATCAAAGGTACAATGTGGCGAAAATGGTTCTTCTTTAAGTAGTCTGGTTACTACTGACCATTTTTCTATATATTTCTATATAGTTCAGACTGTATATTTGTCTCAGAGAGACAGCTACCCGAACAGTCGTTACAATACTTAGAAATAGGCATAAAAATAACACGACATTGCCGTGTTCCATATTTATTATTAAGTTATCTCGGTCTTATCTTTTAGGCTACGATAGCCCAGTCAGGTTTTAACCGATTTGGGTAATAACTACTATTTATAAAAATAGCCCATATGTCGCCATATGGTCGGGCATCTATTTTACCCGCTAAATTTGCATTCGTTGCAACTTCGGACATACCTTCTGCCAAACCTCCAACATCAGTAGCGGAAGCCATATCTACAGAAGACATTTTATCTACGATTTTCAAGGTATCTTCTGCACTCGTAATGCCATAACCTTTTCTCGCAGAAGTTAAATATTTTGTAGCATTTTCAGATGATAGCTCGCCAACCTTGCTCAGTTTAATAGAACTTTCGGCAAGCTTATTAGACTTTTCAACACTTTGCCCCTGTTTCATCCACTCAGTAGAAGAAGCAGCAACATCTGTACCAGTAGCCTTTAATTGATGCCCCATATCTGAATATGTTTTCATCAAATCTTTGGCTTTATCATTGGATACACCAGTAGCCATCTGAAGCTGAGTCATTGCACTATCTACATCATATGTATTTTGCACCATTTCTTGTGCTTTGTTCATACCAGATTGCAAGATGCCATATGTTCCTACGAACTGAGAAATCTGACTAAATCCACGCTTAACTTCTGAAAACATTGAATTTCCAGTCAATCCCCTTGCAGAAATTTCAGACTGTATTTTCTTAAAGTCTTGATTTGCTCCTTGTAATTCACCTTTGGTTGTTGCAGACTCAGACTTCTTTGCAATATCTTCTAAGACATCGCCGTAATCCTTTGCAGCTTTTGTATTGTTCTCTAAATAAGTTCTGATCTTATTTGCTTGGATACTACCTTCACCAGGATTAAGTGCTTTTGTTTGAGTTGAATTGAGAATCTTCATCTCATTATTTAGTTTTTCATATGATTGAATTACTTTCTCATTCTGCTGAATGATTGCATCTTGATTTGCAGTAGTTGGTTTTGCCTGATACTGAGTATGTAACTTTTGTAAATCTTGTACATTCTTTTCATATTCCTTAAAAGATTTACTTGCATTTTTATATTCTTGAGTACCTGCGTAATAGCTATTTAATTTATTCTGCTGTGCGGCTAAATTAGCATCATACGATTTATTTCCAAGATTCCTAGAAACATTTTCTACGTAAGAGTCTTTTTTCTCTTGTTCCTTGAGTGCTTGATTAAACCAGTTACTATATTGTTTTTCTTGTTCTTTGTGTTGTTTTTCAACTTGTTTTTGAACATCGCTCTGAAGAACTTTATTAGGAGAAGCATTTAATAAAGATAAACTACTTGCGGTGTTTTTATCATATTGTTCAAGTTTGGCGTGTGCCTCAATTAACAGATCACGATTCTCAGCGCTTCGATTCTTCTGAAAGTTGCCATACATTCTGTTTAGTTCTTTTCGCTGTTTATCGTAATCAATGACGTTCATTCCAAACTCATTGTATTCTTTGCTGTTATTGTCAACATACCCAGAAAATTGTTTTTGATATTTGCTTGATTTTGATGCAAATTTCTTGGCTTGAATGTCGGATTCAATTTTGGCAGCTTTTTCGTTTAAAGCTTTTTGCTTTGCTTGAAATTTAGCGTTGTTTTTCTCTTGTTCCTTGAGTGCTTGATCCTGCGCTTTTTCTTGTATTTTTGAAACATTTTTTGCATATTTTTTAGCGTCTTTATCTGAAATACCTTCATTTTTTGCAATGTCAGTAATTACAGATGCCATTTCCTCGGCTTGTTTCTTCTGACGACTGATAAGCCCCTTATCAATATTAGTTTCACCACTAGAATAAAACGTCCCAGAAGCATGTTTCATCTGTTTTTGAATTGCAGATTTACTATATTGTACATATGATTTTGCCTGAGCATTTGCCTGTCTTTTAATTTGGTTATTAAGTGTTGTATTTGTTGATCCGCTTGTCCCGACAGTAGGATTAATATGAACATCCCTGTCTTTTACAAGATCAGCCAATTGAGATTCAACATCACCTTTATTAAGTATTGCTTTAATGACGGCTTGAAAATCCATTTACTCACCTCTTTCATAATTTTGTGCATAACAAAAAAGAGCCTAAAAAATAGACTCTTTACGTTTCAGTATATAATTAGCAGACGGTCAGGGAATCGAACCCCGATCTCTGGTTTTGGAGACCAGTATAATTCCATTATACCAACCGTCCGATTAAGGCAACGATCAATTACTTGTTACTTATTGTTTAACTAATTGCTGTCAAACATGGCTTCAGTACCCATGTACCAGTAGGGAAGTCATAAAGATGTGATAAAACATATTCATGTGCTTCGATGACTGAACCAACATTTACCTCTGTATGTATAACTATTCCTCCGCCATACATACTCCATTCAGCACAAATAAGTGTATAGTAATTTTTTCTATTCTCTATCATCATAACATCATCTCCTACTATATAAGTGGTGTTACATCATAGATTTTGTTGTGTAATTGATCGTTGCGAACTTGAGTATACCATAGAAATATATTGTATGTATACAGGTATATTTTTCCAGTGCTTTGAACCTCACATGGCTAAAGCCACATGATTCTTGGGAACTTCCGACTAACGTCAAAATATTTACCAAGCTAACCCCACAATTCCTGCGGTTTTGTTTATAGTTTCTAGGCTACTTTTAGTAACCTTAATCCTTCATTCATAATGTTAATTGCTGCATTTATATCTCTGTCATGATGAGTATTACAGCAAGGACAATCCCATTCTCTAACACTGAGATTTTTAGTTTCTTTATTGACATATCCGCACACATTACAAGTCTGAGAACTTGCAAAGAATTTATCTATCTTAACCACTTTTTTATTATACCAATTAGCTTTATACTCTAATTCTCTAATAAATTCAGACCATGATACGTCTGCAATAGATCTAGCAAGTTTATGATTTTTAATCATGTTTGATACTTGCAAATCCTCTAAACAAATTACATCATTGTTTCTGATGATTTCCGTAGATAATTTTTGAAGAAAATCCTTTCTCTGATTTGCAATATGTTCTTGGAGTCTTGCGACTTTAATTCTTGCTTTATTACGATTAGAGCTACCTTTTGATTTTCGAGACAGCTCTCTTTGTAATTTAGCAAGTTTGTTCAAAGACTTATTAAGATATTTATGATTTTCAACCATTTTTCCATCCGACGTAATACAAAACTCTTTAATTCCTAAATCAATACCAACGGAATTTCCAGTTTTTTTAATGGTTTAATATCTACATCAGTACAACAAAGTGATACATAATATTTGCCACTAGGTGCTTGTGATATAGTGGCATTAAGTATTCTACCTTGTGGTATTAACTTATTTTTTGTCTTTACCATTCCAAGCTTAGGCAGCTTAATATGTTTGCCACAATAACGAATATTTCCATTAGTACATTTTGATTTGTATGAATATCTGTGCGTTTTCTTTGACTTAAATTTTGGATATCCAGTATGTTCTTTGAAGAACTTTCGATAGGCAGAATCCAAATCTTTAAGCGAGGATTGAAGGGCAGTAGAGTCAACTTCTTTAAGCCATTCTAATTTGGTTTTAAGATTCTTCATGTCATTTGCACACTGTACATATGTAAATGTAGTTTTATCTTTTTCGTATGTTTCAATCCTCTTTGCAAGATATGTATTGTATACAAATCTACAACAACCAAAAGTCTTTGCGATTATTTCTTTTTGCTTCTTGTTTGGATAAATTCTGTATTTATAAGCCTTTTCCACTGTTCCTCACCTCACTTTCTTTTTTAGGTTTCGGCTCATGTATATTTTTTATTTTGGATGGCGATTCATCTCACCACTAAAGTGGCAAGTGTTCTCGCCTACATTGATAAATCAGACAAAGAACCTTGTTTTCCTTCCTTAATTCCGTCTTTTGTAAAGTATTTTCCGAAGTCATCTTCAGCAGAAGAATCGTTGTAAATACCAACTAATTCCGTAGAAGACCATCCAAAGAATTCTTTGATAACATCAATCGGAATATTCTTCCTTGCAAAAGCAGTACAGGTATAATGCCTCATACAATGGTAGTAGAAGTCTACGTCTAACATCTCTGAAAATTCAGCTGTCCATTTATCAAGATTGGATCTACGATGCCAACCATTTTTATCTTTCGTTACAAAGATATCATCAATATCAACGCCAAGTTCTTTGCGTTGTTTATCCCATAAATCAATGTATTTTTTAACATCGACAAGGATAAATTTGTTTAACTGCTTACCTAATTTACCACGACCTTTTGTACGAATCTTTGGTGTTTTATATAGAGCACCATCAAATTCAAGAGCATCGTCTGTGAAATAAGACATTTTCATCTGAATAATTTCAGACTTTCTCATTCCAGAATAAGCAGCAATAGCGATAGCACACGCCTTTTCATATTTCTCCTGTTCGACAAGAGTTTTTAATAAGTCATCAACTTTTTCATCTGGCAGAATCGTTTTCTCACGCACTGCCTCATTTGCAGGATTCTCAATCTTATTTACAATTTTTCTGAATCCTTCAAATTCCTCTTCCTCATCTAACATATTTTCGATATAATCAGATAAAGAAGAAAGACATGATTTAACACGCCTTGTTCGTTTAGGACTCCATCCCCATACATTAATTGCATGATTCTGAAACTTTGCAATATCACGCTTAGTTAATTTTGCGAAGTCCTTATTCTTATTATGTTCCAGATTCCAACACCAGAAAATATCTAAGTCATTGCGATAACCTTTGATTGTACTCTGCGCACGATCGATAGAGGCAAGGTAGTCTAACCACTCATTGCCTAAGTCTTTATTATCTTCGTTGACCAATGCTAGTTTTTCTGGAGATGTAATCTTGTTATATACCGTAAATCTAGCCAACGGTAAACCTCCTGTGTATAAAATGAACACAACCACAATATATAGTGGTGTTCGTAAAAATGAATCACATATATTGTGGTTACTATGCATATAAAATCTTGGTTTTATTTTTGTGGAATTTACATCAAATTTGATGTGAAAAGAAATTATTGTTTAAATCTTTTTGCAAATGCCTGTTCAGCATATTGTTGAGCTTTTTGCTCTGTACGTTGCCAGAATCCAGAAGTTAATACAATACCAGATCCCCCAGATTCCGCTTCTGAAAAGACGTGAGGAGTAGAATAAGTTCCAGTGTTATAATTGTATCCCTGATCAAGATACACGGTGGCACTAACAGAATCTCCGCCACCAACAACGCCAGTTGTTCTTGCAGAGTTTTTCATCTGATATGTTCTTACATATCCACCTTGCTCTGGCGGTATTGGCTCTCCACCTGCATAAGAAGCAGTAAGCTCTTGGTTAGCAGTTAAGAATGTCTTACTCTCAGCTTCACTTACAGCATCACGCATTTCATTCTGGATTTGTCTCCATAACCCAGCCATTGCGCCCATGTTCCCCATGAGATCACCTTACTTTCTGTCAATAGAAACTACATTATTATTGACTGCATCAGCGGCACCCTGTTTAATTGCTTCAAGTGCATCAATTCTATTTTTCTGGAAATCATCAGATTCAACAACAGCTTTTGTAATGTCTTCGGCAGTAAAGTCAAAACCATGTTCTGCAAAATACTGCATCATCTTCTGAGTTACCTCTGGATCAGCCTTTGCAAACACTTCGTTGATATATTCAAGAGCAGGTGCTAAAGCCACGACAGATTCTACTAAATCGTCAACACCTTCAACCTTGAAATTCACATCTTTGCCGTCAAGTTTAATATCAACTGCACTTGCAATTAACTGCTGTTTAATGTAATCGCATTTCTCATCAATTGCAGTTAACATATCTTGAAACTGCACTTTATTAATATCATTTTCATCAACAAATGCGTCAACATCAATATCTGATGCAAGTTCGTATAATTCATCAATACCAATGCTTTCTAAATCCACGTTTCCATAAAATTTGATAATATTCATCTTGATTCCCATAAGTTTACTCAGTGGATCATAGTCCATACTAGATATTCCGTTTTCGTCCTTAGTTACTGGGAAAGCAGAAGCGACAACCGCCTCAACGAAATCATTTGCCTCAAATCTATTTAAAGACCCATCTTCATAATGTCTTGTTTCAAAAGCGATTTTACCCATAAAATTATCTCTCCATTTCTCTATTTAACTTCTCAATCAATTCAGATACATAATATCTGTAATTGACTTTCAATTTTCGACTATTAACAATGATTGGATTGAATTTTTTTAAATCCTTTTCGTTGAATGATTTTTTATCTATAGAAGCAATCATTCTGTCAAAATCATTGATATGCTGAAAATATGTAGTTTCTGTGTTATCTTTCTTTCTAAAATTAAATAAAAACCCTGCGATCATATTTCTGTAACCAACAAATTCTCTTAAACCTTTAATCTGATGATAATGGATTACCTTATGTTTCTTTTGTTTTGCATCTTCCTCACTCTCAAAAGAGATAGAAGAAGTACCAACACTTTTCAATTCCAATGCGTACATATAAGGGGAAGAGAATAAGAAACAGTCACACGGATTCTTACTTGAAAATCTTAAATTGTTACAGCCACCAAATGACTGTGCCTGATCCTTTAATCGGTAGTAGAGCACATCTGAAGGAACGCTATCTTTCCAATTTTCTTCAAATCTTTTACCAACATTCTTTGCCAATTTATTCACCTACCTGATATTTGTCGTTAATATATTTTCTATAATCAACATATAATCTGTACGTGTCTTTCTTTGGATACCAGAACGCCATAATATCTGCACGTTCCGATGGATAGACCAGAAGTGGCTGTACGCCATGTTCTACATAGAACTTAACCTGCGCCAAACTTGTAACAGGGATGAGCTTTGTATCTTTATAAGCTTCCTGTAACTGCTCAGGCGTTGTAATTTCTGAGTTCAATAAATACACCCTTTCTTATTAAAATCGTAAAAAATAGGGAAGAAAACAAAAAATCATATAATCCAATTTGTGAACCATATTAAAGTTTTGTTCTCTTCCCTATCTTCTAACTAAAATGTAAAACTATAATATGATTACTGCAATATTTTTTCATGTTCAATATTCCAAGTTAATACACTACTGATTAGCGTTAACTAACCAGTAGTGATAAATAATGTCCGTAAATTAAGCTAAAGACTTGATCTGATAGATATCTACAAACTCATCGTCTGCATCTGTCATCAGGTCAAATGTGATCTTCAGAGTAATAGGATCTCCCTCAGCTGCGAAAGCTAATTCGATATTTCTCTGAGGAGTAGCTTTGTAGCAAGTGATATGTAATGGTGTTACAACTCCCTGCTCAGATTTCTGATTGATTTCTGCGTCAACTCTGAAATCAGCTAATTCCTGATTATCGTTAATCTTAACTAACTGAAGTGTAGAATCATTTACGATATAAGATACATCGTATTTCTTACCAACAGCAATTTCGCTATCTGTTGTAGCTGTAAATACTTTTTCTGCTACGCTTCCTTCAATCTGTGTTCCACCAACGTCACCTTTTCCGTAAACGAATAATGTTCCGTCTTTTGGCTGATCTGGTAATGTAAGTTTTCCTGCTTCTGTAGCAGTGATCGTCTTCATTTCTGCACGATCTCCACCTTCTGTAATTGTGCCATTACCAAAGATAGAGAATAACTCAAATGGATATACCTGAATTTCTGCTTCAAGTGTTCCTTCCATTGGGTTAGCAAATGTTACAGCATCTCTACCTCTCTTTTTAGCTTTTACAGAATCTGCTGTAATATTTAATGTTACTGTATTTGCATAATCAACTCTTAAAGCCTTTTTGCTTGTAGCTAAGTTAGTTAACTCAAATACACCGCAGTCACGGCTTGCATATTTCTTACTAGCTGCCATTTTGTCACATCCTTTCATTAGAATTTTTAAATTTTAGTATTAAAAAAAGACCCATAAAGATAGGTCTTATTTTTCTTCTTTAAGATTTTTCAAATATGAATCTTCTTTAAAGTCACTACCTTCAGTTCCCCAGACACTGGCATTAAGAGCCATGATTTGATAATTTCTATCAATTAGAATTCTTTGAAAGTTATCATATAATTGAGGAATTGTTAGTTGCCCTACGTTAGTAAAATTAATACTTGGGTGATACGCACATACGACAGAGATAATATTACCGATATCATATTTTGGATCTTGTTTATCTAAGTTTTTTCCACGAGTACGTTTAGCTTTTGCCTTATCACGTCTACGTTGCATTTGGATAACAACAGGATCTTTTTGTTTTGATAATTCTTCGGACACTGTGCGTTCATTGTTGATATTTGAAATTTGCATCAGAATATGTAATACATCATCAAAGATTTCTCGATCAATAACCCCGACAACCTGTGATTCGATTTCTCCAGTTTCTTCGTTCTCATGTGTTTTTAAGATCTCAAATCTTTTTTCTCTTAATTTATACACAACATCTTCGACAAAATAAAAACAAAATGCTCTCACATAAATCCGTATAACATCTGTGTTTTCTGATACCAAATCAAATAATTTAACATCTGTTCGTTCTTCATAAGGTAATGCCAAAAAAGCATCATATTTATCTGGCAGGAGAGCAGAGTAGTAGCTATCTACTGTCAATGTCATATAACTAGCATATTGCATCCATAGCCCTTCACCAATTCTCCTACGATCACTGATTTTAGGTGGCTGAATATGCCCGATTCCAACAGGTATTGGTTCGCTTGACAGTAGCTGTGAATAAGTAAGTTTTACGTCACTCACTTACAAAGCAACTCCATATTTATATCATCAATCCGATACACCATTGTCCTGCCATAAAAGTTAGTGTTCGGCTTAAAAGACTGTAATTGGCTTGTACGAGTGTCTAATCTCATAGTCCCGATACCAAATGAGTCTTTTATTGATTCGTCAGTTAAGGCAAGATTGATTGCTTGGCAAATCATATCTAAACGATTGCCAGCGTATCCTTTTTCACGCCATTCTGACCTTTCATCATCATCTAGTTTGATAACATCCCTATGACATACGACATTGATAACCAATGTGTAATCAATAATAGATGTTGATGTACTAGGATATGTTTCCATTAAGATAATAGATCGTGTATCTGTAATGGTTTCATCCATATATGGGACATCTTTGCAATGTCCTAATAAACGATTGTCTTTCACTTGCCCATGTATATTTTCGCCAATTTTGCATCCAAACCAATTATCCTCGAAAGAATAATCCTCATCATCAAGATATGGCATAGCAAGAGTGTTGACATCGTCATTTGTCATTAAAATATTTCCTACGGCTTCTTTGATCAATCCAAGCGAAACCAGAGGATTTTCCATCATTTTTTCTGTTTTCGTCATTGAATTTCACCTATGTAAGACTTTCTATAGTTATTTCAATAGAAGCAGTAGAAGAAGTTCTATCTTTTGCAGATAATTTCAAGATGATTTTCTGACCAACTAATGCAGAATTTGACACAGAGATTCCAATGTTTGAACCAGTTTCTTCTATATTAATGGAGTCTTTTAATTCACATTCAAGATCCCATTGAGGATCTTTTGTAACTATGTTTCCATCTAAGTCTTTAAAAGAAGCGGTAAATGTAGATTTCTTTCCTACAAAAACTTTCTTGTATCTATACTTAATAGTAGCAGTACATGTCTGTTCTACAGTTGGAACATCTGGCTGTTCTGGTTTCTCTGGCTGCGTTGGTTCAGGATCTTTTTTAGGCTCAAAGTAATCACATAATCGCAAGTCTTTTCTGTCTTTCGCTGGGTTAAATTCATCTTTATCAACGATAAAAGATAATACACCACCATGTTCAGTACCAAAATGATATAAAACATTATCATCACGAGTGAATGTAAATACGTCATTTGGAACTTCACGAATATCAAGAAATACTCTTTTTCCATCAAGCCCAAGAGTATCATCGTCTTGCGGTACAATTACCGTATAGTTATTTGACCCAACAAATATAATATTGTTACCTGTTTTACCAACATCATATTTAGATGCCGATTGATAATAAGCCCATCTTTCATGGATATTACCGTCTGCATCTTGCCATTTTACAGTAGACTGACACAACTTCATTGTTGTTTTTTCAAATACACCACATTGTCCAGGTCTTCCGTCTATGATCCAGTAATTATTCTCAAAATATACATACATTCCTGCTTTGGAAGTATTACATGGGAATAGTACAGTTCTCTGCATAGTTTTTAATGCGGTATCAGAATCATTATCTTGAACCACACATCGGATAGTCGTTCTTTCTGATAAATCAGAGTTACATAATTCAACCGTAGAAGCAATGTCTGTATCTAAGATCTCTGCAAATTCATCATCTTTATAATCGTTATATGCATCATTTTCATAACCGCCCGTTAAGTTAGGTCGTGTATTAGGTGTTATTAAATACCAATCTTGCATTTATCGCACCTCCTATGTATAAGCGGTAGGTTTCTGATTGTTTGTCATTTTTTCAGCATTATATTTAATAGCATCAAGCTCATTCTTTGCTGAAGTTTTTGACCCATTATTTCCATCAATACTTAATTCTTTTGTTACAATACTCACTCGTTTATTTACAAGAGAGTAGTAACGCTCCTGATAATATTGATGCATATATTCTGCCATTGTATCTATGACATATTGATCAAGATCTTCTGAAAATTCTTTTGTTTCTACATCGAATGTAAGATCATCAATTTCCATAGAATATCTTGCAATTGCCTTTTTTAGCCATTGAAAAACTAAAGAGTCTGGCAGAGGCGTTTTATCTGCAAATGTAGATTCAAAACTTTGAATTACATCATCTGCGGTTGTCATTATAATCACCTACATCCTATTTCATTTTGTGTCCTGTATAGTTTTCAATGAATCGAATTTTTTCGTAATCGTTATAATTACCTTTTTTAATCATCATCATGACAGCTGATTTTTCAGCACTTGTGACAATATACTCAGAAACTTTGTCCTTAAATGTTTTTGACATCCCTTTATAGGCAAATAATTTTGCTACTAATTCAGGCGTTAAAATTTTCTGAACTTTCTTTTCTTTTTTATTGTCAAAGTCTAACTCTTCACGAGTATCAGCGTCTTCAATATATAATGTTGCATGAGAGCCAACACCATCAATTCCAGTAAAAAGCATATTCCCGTTCTGCACCTGTGAGATTACTTCTCCACGAGATAAACGGGTAGTACCATTTGGTGTGATTGTTACATCTCCTGTGGATTCAATTCGCTGAAATCCTGTTGTCCAATTGGCAAGGCTGCGTACTGTAATTTTTGTTTCCATGCTTAACTCTTTTACAACTTCCGTATTTTCCATCTCTTTCAATTATTTATCCTTTCACAACTAATTATCGTTTACTTGAATTTGTATTTTACAGAATTATACAATTCAATCTTTTCATCTAAATCTTTCGACTTTTGGAATGTCCAATAACGTACACCAGTATTTTTGTTGATGTTAGAAGAAATATAACTTTCGCCTAACCCCATTAAAAAATAGTGTAGTTTTTTGGAATAGCAAAAGTAAATATCGTTCATGGTCTATGTCCTCTATTTAACTAATTAATTGCAAAGATATACAGAATTACCATATATCTTTGCAAATAAAAAAGACCCATAAGGTCTACATTTCTTCAACTATTTACGAATTCTAGTAAGTACCAAGTTCTGTTGACAGTTTCGTGTCTCCAAGTAAACCAATCATATATTCTCTTCCTGGAGCAACTAAAGCACCAACTTCAAGGTCATATCTTGTGATTAACTGACCTGTTGATACGTCTGTTCCAGAAATAGATGTTAATCCGCCTCTTGTTACTGTATAGATTGGAGACTGTCCACCAGCAGGAATTACATATCCGAGTCCCTGTGGTAATACTGTCTGGAAGTCTGTTCCAGCTGCATTCATCAGAGAAGTATCATATGGGTTTGGTAATTCAGAAACAACTGCACCATTATACATTCCCATTAATCCTGTATCGTGGATTTCTTTCATAACGGCTTCAGAGATACCTGTAACAGCAGGTGTTGTTCCCTGATATCCTGCGAATGCATTAAGCTGAGAAACTAAAGCATAATCACCAGTGATAGTTGGTTTTCCGAAACGTCTTACAGGTGTGATAACTCCATCAACACCAGTTTTTGTTAATCCGTCTCCCTCGAAGAAGTATTTAACTCCATCTGCATGTTTGATTGCTTTGTAGATTGTTTCTACAACATAAGCAGCAGCCTTGTTTCTGATCTGAATAGCGATCTGATTCTTTAACTCGTTTTCATCGCTCATGTCACCACTAGCAGCTTTTCTATAATTTACTGCATAACCAGCAGAAATAGCTACTGTAGCGATAGGTGTTCTTTTCTTTCTGATTACTGGGAAGTTAACATCCTGACCTAAAGCCTGTTTGCTTGCTGGGTTTCCAACAAATTCTGGGATTTCAACTTCGCAAGAATCGTTATATCCGATTGCTTTATAATTTCCATAGATGCTTAATAATTTAGCTTCTTGAAGAATCTGAGGTTCCATTGAGAAACGTCTGATTTCATTTAATTCAGAAACTGCTGATAAATCACCAGCAGAAGCTTTACTATTTAATTCTTTAATATAATTAGCAGCCTGATCCGCTTTTCTTCCGAAAGGCGCTAAGTCTTTTCCGTCTCTCATTGCAGAGAAAATTTCTACTACAGGAGATTTTGTAGACACACGACCGCTCGCAAAGTTCGCATCCTTACGTTCGTTGTTTAATTCAAATGTATACATTTATACTATCCTCCTTTTTCAATTAACTATTTTGATACTGACTGTGTAGCTGGAGCAGAAGCAACAACTCCTACAACAATGCCTTTGTGATTTCCAATAATTCCAGTTACTTCTACATATGGTGCGGCAGTAGCTCCTTTAACAAGATCCCCTGTTGCTGTAGATTTTAACTTGTCACCTTTAGCCACCCCAGTAGGAATCTGTTTTCCATAAATTTCAAGTTCTTTTCCATCTAATTTATCAAGATCTAAAACTCTTAAATCTGATCCTTTTGCGATAAAGTATCTGTCTAAACCTTCGTCGTCACCAACTTCAATATTCATTACTACCTGTTTAGCGTTAGCGGCTAAAGCAAATGTACCTTCTGTTACTGTTCCAAAATCGCCATTATAAACATCCGTTCCTGCAACAGCTTTTACATATGGGTATAATTTCTCGATTTCAGAGATATTGCGGAATTTAATCATTTTTATCTATCCTCCTTATTAAAAAATACTTACATCTTCGTCATCATCAACAACTTCGATAGATTCACATACCTCAGAAAAGATGTCTTCAACTTTTTCTGAATTTGTTTCTGCTGTAGGCTCTGTGGCAGATGCCTGCTTCTCAGCTGCTTTCTGCTGTGCTACAATATTCATGCAAATCTTAGATTTGATAGAGTTAACTTCAGAAGCAATTTCGTTTAATTCGTCAATATTTTCGCAAGAGTTAATATCAGATTTTAATTTGTCGATATCTTCTTTTGCGACTGCTTTTTCGTCTTCATTGAACTCGCTTAAAGCTTCGTCAACTTCACCTAATTTTTCTGCAACTTTAGCTTTTGCAATTTCTTTTCTAAGAATTTCGATCTGTTCCCATGCTGTCTCATTCTCTGTCTTTGTGTCTTCAAGAGCTTTCTGCAATTTTTCGACACTTGCATTAAGTTCGGAAATCTTTACATCCTTTTCTGCGATAACAGAATCTTTCTGCTCAATCACGGAATTCTGCTCAGAAATTTTCTCTTCTAATGCAGATTCTTTAGAATTGATTTCAGAAATTGTTTCTTTGATAGCAGAAGTGATTTCTTTCATATCAATTGTTCCGTCCATTTTCTGTTTGTCCTCCTTGTTTTGATTTTCGTTTAATTCCAATACAATAGAAGAAGTATCAGCTGGGTTCATTACCATATCCCAACCAGAGTGAATAAATTCCACAGGGATTCTCCCTGTTTCTCTCCATCCATTCATATAAACAATTCCTGTATTACCTTTTGCTTTGAAAATTTCTACGCTACCTTCTACGGTAACGCCATTGTTAAGGTCTTCTTCAAGATTTGCAACGAATTCTGGATAACACATTTCATCAAGATATCCTTCACCGCATACACATCTCTTTGTTTCACCTTCGTAATCAATGTCGTCAATATAGCCTCTTGTAAAATGTCCAACAACACTTGCATTTCTAAATGTTATTAAGCCATCTTCGTTGACACCAGTTTCTCCGTGACCGCAGATTATTGTTCTGTTTTCATCTAAAAATTCAACACGAACACTCATATCTGCGATACTGCCGAGCTGTGGCGCACAATATTCCTCTAAAAAGGTAATTCCATTTTTGTTGTATTTTGTTCCGATACCATTTTCTACTGATTCAGGAGGCTGTAATTCGTACAATACGGCTTTAAATGGTCTACGCCCATTCTTGTATTTCTTTTCAGATAACTCTACGATTGCCATGTTGTATCCTCCTTTAAAAAGTTTTGTATAACAAAAAAGCCGATTAAATAAAATCGACCTTTCATTATTGATATTTATTTAGAGTCACTTGGACTTGGGATATTGTTCCCATTATTATTTCTACTTCGAATTGTATTTTCGGTAGGGTTGTCCGTAGTTGGACGACCGCCTTGATCATTTGTATTATTTGAAGAATTAGTATAGGCGGTCATATGTGGTAAATATTTTTGATATACACCATCTTCGATTTCTTCATCTAATACATTAAAATATGCTTCTGGGTTAATTCCTGCACTAGCAACAAGATAAGATAAGGAACCGCTTGCCTCTGAATATAATGTTTTGCACATATCAAAGAATGTCTTGCGATTTACAAAAGAAGTAGGGAAGTAGTAAACTTCCACTGGATTGTTTTGATCTTTAATGACATTTTTGTTAATGACGTAATTTAATTCTTTTTGCCATTCATACACCCATGTATATACTTGGGCGGTGATCATTTCGAGGTTATTCGCTCCAGCTCCAAAATTACCTGATTCCATTGCACCAAGTAAAGAAGCGCAAATACCTAAATCCAAAGAGATTTGATTGCTAAGATTTGATTCATTTTTATCATTAAAAATATCTGTAGAAACATCTAAAGAATTGATCTTTGTTCCTGCGGCAACGCTAATGAAACTTAATCCACCTTTGTTGTTTTTGTTAACTACAGCGGTTTTAACATCATTATGTTGGGCTTCCTGTTGCTTTTTGGTTAAAGCACAAAGTCCTTTTTCTTTCCCTTCTGGGAATGTCTGATAGACAACTTTATTGTTCATGTCATCCAAAACATTTCGTTTTGTGTCTGTAAAATAATCTTTATATAGTACATCCTCAAGAGCAGCAATAACCAATGATCTTCCCCAAGGTTCTGAGTCTTTGCATTTGATTTTTCTACACATTGTTTTATCCGAATTTAATATTAACCAATTGCCGTTTACGCCATTACTTTTCTTGCGATCGTAATACCCTTTCCTGATTTCTTCTGGATACTTTTTAAGTTTTCTTTCCCGTGTATCGTCTGTGAAATCATCAAAATATCTTAAGTCAAAACCAACAACAAATCGCCCATTTTTCTTACCAACAATTTTACAATACTGCCAAGGCAAAGAAATAATAGAGACATTGACACCGATGTCATTTATCTCCATAATACGCTCAACATCAAAATCATTCATGTATTTTGTATGATCAATATCGGATGGTCTTACTTTGGTTTCGAAGTAATAAAACGCAATTCCATCTAACATCTCGGTATGTAATGCATCTCTAATGAAATGTTTGTCGTCGATTGTCTCAAGGGTAGAACGCATTAAACGTTTATTATTTTTTGCCTTGTTGTTGTTTTTCTTTTTTGCTTTCGATTTATTGATTAATATACTATCAAGACATGGCAATGCAACCATATAGTCAACAGAATTTGTAACAACTCCGTTTTTTGTATACACAAAATTTGACAATCTAATGGCGGTTTCATGGTTTTCAATTGGATTTCTTAAAACACTGCGTATTTCTTCTTTATTAAAATAATCATAAACACCACATTGAAAGATAGCGTTAAATATATCTGTTGTTGTATATTGATAACTGTTGTATTCATATGTAGCGTCTTGCTTTACATTTTCTTCCATTTTCCCTCCTTCCATTAGTTTACAAATGTTGTGTATCCGTATTCTTCATCTGTAGTTGCCATATCTAATTCCAACTGGTCTATAAAATATGATCCGTAACTACATGACGAATATCTATCTTTTCGGTTATTTCCACGTTCCTTAATTCGGATACCACCTGTGGTTAGTTTTTCATATTGTAATTCTGCACATTCACTAACAAGCGCCTGAGTTTCTAAGAATGGTCGCTCAAAATCGAATACATCATCGACTTCGATAGCTTGTCTATATTCCTTGTTCTTAGAAAGAATTTCTTCTTTGGCGGTTTCAAAATTAACAAGAAAATCAATCTTTCCTTCAACTAGATTCTTTCTGAAGTTCATAGCAATATCACTGTTCAGGTTTTGTGTACCATTGATAGCATAGATGCATGGTTTTGCGTCTGGATCTTGACACAATCTACCGTATTCATCGTTGTTCATACATTTTAATGGGGCGTATTCAACACTGCGATCTTCATCGTATAGAACTTTTTGTAAAGAATACAAAATTTGCAAACCTCCGTTGCGCACGTCAATTACTATATAATCAGCGTTAAAATCTTCATATAGCTGACGTATCCTAATTGCTTGTTTTGTCGTATCTCCTATCTGGTTAGACTCAATATAAGGGAATTGTCTACGATATCCTTGTTCCATTTGCTTATCGCCATACGTCATTGTTTCTGGGATAGCACGAATACAAGAATAAACTGAATTGTCGTTCTGAGAACCTGCTACGAATGCAATATCGCCTGCGATAACTCTTACTTCATTGTCACGTTTAGGGATTGCATAGCGGTTTTTCTTATTGATTTGAATATCCAAATTATTTCTTGGATAAAAGACTTGTTTTGAAATTTGCCGATTCATCAGCATAGAATATGTAAAATATGCAGAATCAGATTCTTTGATTCTAAGGTTTAAGAACTCTACCTTCCAACTAGTAGGATCTTGCTTTTTCTTTTCTTTGACCAACTGTTGTCTTGTTTTGAATCCATGTTTTAGGCATATGCTTTCGTCGAATGCTAATAGCATACCTTTTCCGTGTTTCAGCATTAATTCATAGTTCATGTCTACAATTGTCCACATCCAATGTGTAGGGTCTTGCCAAGATGAGCTAATATAGATATCAACAGGGTCTTCTTGCAAGATTTTCGCTAAAACTGGATTATCTTTATATTGTGGAAGTTGTATATAACCTGGCTGACGTACCATCTGAAATGGGGAAATGACATTATCTTCAATGTTTTTCTTAATCTGTCTAAACTCTTCTCTAATAGCAACATTTGAACGAATACCACGGGCGTGATCATTCGCTGTGAACACTTTAATTGTAGATCCACTACGGAATTTAACAACAACGTCTTGTCCATTGGTCTTAACGTATTCAATTTCTGCTCTTAAAACAGCGGATTTCTCCATTAATTCACCTTGAATTTTTTCAGTAATAATCAATTTACTCTGTCCACGAGTAGCAGAACCAATAACAACTTTTGATCCTGGATAAAGAATTGCTCTACAACATGCATATAAGGCAATTAAGAATGATTTTGCATCATTACGTGCTGCAACAATACAAATTGAGTTAGAAACACCCATATAATATAGTGATAACTGTTGATATGGATATATTGGAATTTCTAAGTAATCTTGCACAAATCTGTGTAAATTTTTCCTAAAAAACGTACACCATGCTAGTGTATGCATAACATTTGTTGGATTACTTAAATAATGCGTAGATGGGAATTTTTTATACAATTCCTTTTGATATTCATCGGCAGGAAACTGTTCAATCATTTTACTAAGACGTCTGGCAGCAGTCTTTTTACTTACTTGTTTATTCATCGTCTAAATCCTCATCGTCAGGAATAAAATATTCCTTATCTCTATCAGAAGATCCATATTGTAAATTTCTTAATGGACGTAACATAAATCTGTCCACATAGTCTGCCAAGTCATCATAGTCTTCATATAATGGTTTATCTTTGTAAAATTCTTCGGGCGTATATTTTGATATAGTAGCCAATGTTACTCCAAGAGTGGTGTTCTGACTTTCATCTTTTTCTTCGACTGTTTTTAGACCTGCATCGTTGAATGTTTTAGAATACTGACTGCTAAGGTCGATATATTTCTTTGAATCACCTGCTTGTAAAGCACGTATTTGCAACATATATAAATTACATAATGATTTTACGAAGATTTCTTGGTTTTGGTCAATGTTTGGATTATTGTCTTTTAGCATATTATAATGTTCATCCAGATTCTTATAATCCGCCTGTGTAAATCCAGCTCCCCATCTCTTAGTAGCTGAACCAGAAATAGATATGTTATCATCATTTACAGCTTGTTCTGCACTCATAACATGATCATATCCATCTTCATAAAATTTCGTCTTCATTCCATCAAGATATGTATTACCAACCTTTGTTGTCTGATGAAGATTACGCTTTGAAAGATATTGTGAAAATGTAATTGGTTGATTTTCAACCTTTGCATTTTTGTATGCGTCAACATGAAACACTACATCAAATTGCTGACACACATGCTTAATTGCGTGGACTTCATTTCCATTGTAGTAATTAATCAACTTCTGTAGATATAAGTCCATACAATCATTACAGATATTGATATACCCATCATTACTCTGGTATAAAGGAGAAGGAGATTTAGCGAAATGGTTTCTCTGATTATCCCAACTCTTACCACAGCATGTGCATTTATATTTTTTATCTACCCTAGTAGATCGCCTTGGCATCTCAAATTGCACGTCTCTATTAATGTACATTGGGGCTTTTACCAATTCTTCTGGCGTTAATTCTCTTGCCATAAGTCCCTCCTTTCCTTATATAATAGAAGAACAGTAGATGATATCATTCACCTACTGCATATAATTCATAATATTAAAATCTCCAAAGATCCTTTAACAGATATTCGAAAGGCAACATAGTTGGCAAAACTTCAAAATGTTTATCTTCCATAATTTTAGCAACGATATCCAAGTCAGATACATCTTCTTTGCTGATCGGAATATCATCTTCATCTTCATATCCAAAAAGCCAGATATCAGAATCAGAGTAGAAGTTTAACACAAAATCTACAATATCCTGAGTAACCTCTTCTTGATATAAATAAATGGAAGTTCCCTGTAAAGAATCATTATATTTATCATATAAGAAAACTCTCAGACTTCCATCATCAAACATTTCAAGACAATATGTGGCATCGTCTTTTTCCATATTAATCTTATGTGGAGCATAGTCAAGTTCTGACATTGCAATGGACAATATATAACGAATTGTCTCAGCGTTTGCAATGATATCTACACAATTATCTCCATCGACCAACTGATCGTTAACTGTAAATAAAAGCTCAATTTGGTCTTCGAAATCTGTAATATTCAGATCCTCATATTTGTTATATTTATCTTTATAAGAAATAACAATCACTCCAATCTTATTTGTTTACCGCATCTTTTAATGAAGCAGAAATTTTGAATTTTGGAGCTTTCTTAGCAGGAACATTGATTGTTTCACCTGTTCTTGGATTTCTTGCAACATGAGCTGGTTTATCTTCAACAGTAAATGTTCCAAGCCCCATTAAGCGAACACCTTCTCCAGACACAATGGCATCAACGATACATTCAACAACTCTATCTAATTCTTCTTTTGCCTCGATCTGAGTTACTTTGCGTCCTTCTGTTGCTGTTTTCTTTGTTGCAATACTTTTAATTAAATCTTTTGATGTTGTCATAGTTTAATTCTCCTTTTTATAATTAATGTTTTGTTTTTGACTATTTTCTACGATTTCTCTAAAGAGAGTAGCCGTAAATTGTTGATAATTAAAATGTTAATTCGTTTAACATTTTTGTTCTTTCTGCCAACATGCCATCTCTGCTCATATAAGACATAAGCGGAGTACAAGTTGGATATTTAATATCAAATACAGTTATCAAAAATTCTAACCGTTGTCTTAATGGCATATCTGTTCCTAAATACAAAATATCTTGTTCTTGTAAAAATTCCAGACGCTCATTATAATCTTTTTCCAAACTATCTCTAGTTAATTCATTTGTTTGGATCATAAGATAATTCCTAATATCCTGTGCTTTTGCACCAGTTGCAATAACATTTAGGAAATTTGCTTCTCTAGCAAAATCATATTTATCACCATAACGACCGCATTTCCTAAAAATATTTTGAGATAATGCTTCACATAGTGGTTTATAATTTGATCGTTCAGAAATACGTATTTCCCACCATTCTTTATTATTTGCAACAATATCTCTCATCAACATGAAATAACGACGAACAATTTCACCTGTTTCTGTACGCTCTACCATAGCAAGAGATTCTGCCATGTATATCGTCAATATATACTCCGTTGTATAAAAATACCCATTATTTACGGCTTTCCGTTTTTGACAAGCCGTAACAAAGTCAGTATTTTCTTGAAATTTATATGTATTGATACGACGTTTTATCCATTTAGAATAATTTGCTTTAACTTCTAGTTGTTCGTGTAATGTTCGTGCGTCAACACAGAATCCTTTAACTTCCATATTTTCAATTAAAACTGGAAGTTTCTTTTGGTATTTCATTACCAATTTAATTTCGTCATCAGTACAACCTAAGCGTTGCAGTTCTTTCTTAGTAAAATATTTTGCCAAGAATTCCTCCTTACAATAGAAGAAGTAGGAAAACAGCCTACTTGATAACGACAAATCAAAGTACAATTGAAAGCCGTATATTTATAGAAGTGGAGCAGAAGAAGTAATATCATCTGCTCATAATAGGCAGTCTGTCCGACCTGTTTTGAGAGATTGATCCTAAAAATGACTGCCGAATTGCTAATTTAACTGTATCTTGAATGATGCTGTATGTCCTTCACGTTCTGTGAACTCAAATAACTTGCAAGCACTCTTTGACCCTTTAAAAATACTGTCTGCATAAGGATCACTACCTACAAAGCTTGGACACACTAAAATTTCTTTATCGCATGTAATACCTTCACTTAGAGATTTTTCAAGCATTCCGTGGTAATGACCAACCAATAAGAAATCAATATCTTCGTTATAGATAGACTCCATATTTTGAATGGCGCTATCAATTCCTTTTAAAGTATGTCCATGCATTGCAACCATATTAAAGCAAGCGACAGGAATGTGAATACAATCAGATTCCAGATCAAGATGTACTTCAACACGATTATTGTTTGCCAAACATTCATTGATATAATTTCCAATAATATATTCAAAGTCTTCCGCACATAATTCAGAAGCTCTTGTTCCTATAGGTCGTGTTTGGCTATGGTTGCTTCGACCTACGCAATAATATTCAATTTCAACATATTTGGATAATTCATTTAAGAAATGTGAAATGATTTTTGAGATATCAACAACTGCCTTAACAACGGCAGAGTCATTGAGCTTAACGTCAGTAAGACGTAAGATACCTTGAATATCATCACCTAATGTGACGACTTTGAGTTTAGAAATGCCAAGTCTATGTATCAGCACAATGGTCTTAGATAATAATTTTTGAAATCTTTCAATGCAAATTTCTGGAGAGTATTCGTTGTTAACACTCTTAAATACTGCATTATAATGAATATCTGCAATAGAAAGCACATATCCTTTAGATTTATCTTTAACTCTCAGAGGTTTGAAGTCTGGGTTTGGTAGCATCTGAATTGCTTCAGCCACATATTCATTGAACAGCTCAAAACGACTTTCTTGGCGAGAAATACGATTTCTCTCTAAATTAACTGTCTGTAATTTCTGTCGTTCCTTACGAATTTTTTCATATAATAACTGATCTTCAGATTTTTCATCGTTACCAGATTTTTGCTTGCTGCGAAAATAAGCATCTCTGAATCTACCACCAAATGGAGTAGAAGAGGACTTGCGAATTGTATCGCTTGCACATTGTACATGATGTTTTTCTTTAATTTCCTGCCAGTCGATATCAACTACACCATCAAGTTTTGAATCAATATCTGCACAGACAGCTTCATATGTTTCTGGAGTTAATCCGATTTTTGCTAATTCTTGTTCAAAATTAATACTGATAAATCTTCACTCCAATCTATTCTTCGTCAGTCTTTTCTTTCATCTGAAATTCACCATATTTTCCATCAAAGTCTTTTAATAAATCTTTGAAAGACACATTTCCTTCTTCTGTTTCAATAACTCCTTTTTCGATGTCTACATAACCTGCCGCCTTAACTGTGACAGTAGTAGATTTTTTATAAGATAAAGCTTTCGCCATATTTATCCTCCTTTAAACTAATGTGAATTTTTTAATTATTTGTAAAATACCTCTACACACTTGATTAAAAATATGATATAGTGTAAATAGAGGAAGTTTAAGCATTTTGATATATAAAAATTAAATGATTTCGTCTACAATTCCAAGGCGAAGCATTTCATCTGCATCAAGCCATAATTCCTGACGATATACTTTTTCGTACATTTCTTCATCAATATTAGAATGTGAAAGTACATACTGTTTAATTTTCTCTTCGTATTTCTGCGAAAAATTAAATAAATCTCTTACAGCATGAGCTGTTCCGCTAACAGATTCTGATCCACTATGAAGTAAACCTACGCTAAATGGATGACATACGGTTTTTACATTTGGATTATTATGTCCTGCCATAGCAATATGTAGCCCCATACTGGCTGCCATACTCATAATGTGAATCGTAAGTGGAGTTTTAACCTTTTCAATAACATCAACAAGATTAAATCCTCTATATACGTCGCCACCAGGTGAATCAAGAATAATTGTAATAGGTTCTCCAGAACCATCATTATCCATCTCAATAAGTGGGAGAACAGCACTTTCAAGGATGGTATCGCAAATGGCTTCATTTACAATAATTCTGCGCTGCTGTAAATTTACATAATACTGATAATCTACTACATCTGGCAGTCCACCGCCAAATTGTTTTAGTAAATCTTTAATTGGAAGTTCGAATTCTATATTCAACAGTCCTTTCTATAATGAAATTTTCAAACTTGAATTTGCAATAATAACTCGTGTACTTTTGCATTTCTTTTCAAGTTCAGAAGTTAATTTCTCTTTTAATGTTAACTTTGCTTTTTCTGATCCATGATGTAATACAATTCGATTTGTGTTAATAGAAGAGTAGTAATCAAGAAGTTGGCAGAATGGAGCATGTCCACTAAGAGATTTGAGTGAGAAACTTGCACATCTACAAGTATATTGTTTATTATCTATAGAGATAGATTTAACATTTTTGTCTTTAAGTAATGCAGCTAAACTTCCTGGCGTACTGAATCCTACAAATAGAACAGTAGCATTAGGATTTGGAACTGCTTTTTTCAAATGGTGTCTAATTCTACCATTATTACACATTCCAGACGTAGATAATATTACACATGGTTCATTGCTATGTACCAATGCTTTACTGGATTCTGCGTCACGCACAAATATCAAGTTGTCCCAATTTAGGACTTCATCAAACAATTTTAATTCATCGCCAGATAAGATTTTGCGATATTCGTTGAAAATATCAATTCCTAACGGTGTATCAATATATACTTTATAAGGAAAATCATAATCTTTCATGACCTGGTAAATCATTGTTGTAAGAAATTGGAGTCTGTGATTTGCGAAAGTTGGTATAATTACCTGTCCATGCATTTCGCATACCTGTTGTGTAATAATAGAAAATAATTTTTCGATATCATTATTTCTTTCTTTTTGTCCAGTTTTTAAATCAGGACGATCTCCATAAGTTGATTCTCCAATGACTAAATCTGCATGATCAACAGGAGTAAACTTATTGACATAATAATTATGAACTTTAGAATTTCCAATATCACCTGTGAACAGTAATGTCTTTTCAATGTTGTTCTGTTTGAGATACAATAAAATTTGCACACTACCAAGCAAATGTCCGTTTGGAATAAGCATAAATGACAAAGTATCATCAATAACAATTTTTTTCATCACAGGATATTCAGAAACATAATTCATTGTATGTTCTACATCTTCAATAGTATACAATGGATCATAATTCTTCCCATGTTGATTGTTAATTAATTCTATATCTCTTTCAATGATATAAGCAGAATCTTCAGCCATTCGATGCATAATTCGATAATTGTCTTGTGCAACAATCATTTTTGCAGAACATCCCTCTTTATATAATCTTGGGCTTAAAAATACGTGATCCGCATGGAGATGGGAAATAAAGATATAATCAATGTCTTTTGGCTTAAATTCTTTGAACCTTCTCTTATTTACAAGAAAGTCATCGTATTTACTATTTGACTGATGTAAGCCAGCATCAATCAAAATGTTGTGAGTATCTGTTTTTACATAAACCATAGAACCAGTGACATCCATGGCAGCAGGTTCATCTACAAATGATACTCTAATATTGTTTTGTTTTTTCTTCATAGAGAACACCTATCTTTCTCTATACTTTTTCAAAGCCTTCATGACGCTTCTTTTCTCACTTGCATAGTAAGTGGGATGTCCAGAATACGTCTGATGAATATCAGTTTTATCCTTGAATCCTTTTGAGCGAAGATAGAAAGCTTCATTTTTGGTGATCTTAATTATAGAAGATCCCTCCATTTCTTAAAATATTTCCAGTGATGCTTGACGCTGCGCATATCAGTCGTCGTACATATTTACTGGATTTGGAAAGCTGCCGATCAGACTTGAACTGATAACCTGTCGCTTACAAGGCGACTGCTCTACCAATTGCGCTACGACAGCAGAAAGGAGTAGTGGATGAATTAATATCCACCCACTAGGTGCTAACAATGAAAAAATCTTTGTTGAAAAAAGAACTGACCACCAAACAGCTCTTTGATTGCACAGGTAGGCTTCGAACCTACGCCTCACGAACCAAATGGAGCGAGCGAATTAACCAACTTTTCCACTGTGCAATAATGGTAGGGACATAAATGTCCTTACCTGATAGGAGATAGTTATGTAAATAACCAAAATGAAACCTAGAAAATAGCAGAAGGTGGATTTGAACCACCGATCTTCAGGGTATGAACCTGATGAGATAACCAAACTTCTCCATTCTGCGACAGGGATACCTAGAGTCGGACTAGGATCTAGACAGTCAAAGTGTCTTGTGATACCGTTACACCATATCCCTTTGGGCATTTTTTATATAAATGCAATTCCTACAGTTGGATTCGAACCAACGACTTTCATCTAATGTTATCCTTGCTGTGATGACCCTCTAGCCTCTGAGGTATGTAGGAAAACTGGCTAGGCAAGACTCGAACTTGCAACCGCACGGTTAACAGCCGTGTGCTCTACCATTTGAACTACTAGCCATTGAAGTTGACATGACAGGAGTCGAACCTGCAACACCAACGTCCGTAGCGTTGTGCTCTGTTCCATTGAGCTACATGTCAATACATTTACCATGTCTCATTCGTACACACTGGCGACACAGTATAATGTTGATTATTAAAGATATTGTGTGTAAAGATATCTTTAAAAACGACCTCAATCCACGTAGGAGCTTGAGGTACTCTCAAGACGAACTGAAGCGATGAACTTCATCAGAATATCAGTAGAGGTACAGGTTACCAATATTCACCAGCCATCAGGGCATTCGCATATTTTTTTGATCTGCGCATCGTATGCCTCTCAGATCTAGTCGTCCCTGTTGAGGGAATCGAACCCACTCGTGACCGAAGCCATCTGATTTACAGTCAGATCCGCCTCCTTAGCGGGATAAACAGGGATATAAGCCCGTGAGCTCGAAAGACATCACAGGACAAACTAGCGCTGCGACTCAGACTCGAACTGAGACACCGTATCACTACGGCTACTAGTAGTTTTCAAGACTACTGCCTTACCAAAATTAGGCTTATCGCAGCTGAAACGTGCATGAGAGGCTACGACCCTCTGTTACGTGCATTCCCACGTAAGCCTGATTAGCAATCAGGTGCATTAAACCAGCTCTGCCACATGCACATTCTGTATCTGTATTAATTTCAACAAAACTAACACAAATTTTAGTGAGTGATTCCTCCTCACTTTTGGCATACTTATTCATACAAAAAGCGAAATATAACATTTCCAGAATATGCCATACACTTAATTGTGTAATTTTTGTAGACAACTCCATCAAAAAGACACACATTTCTTGTGCGACCAAAACACCTTGGATTAGAGTATCGCAAGTTTCTACACGAGTTCCACCTTGTACTTCGGCATCACTCTTTCAACGATTTGTGTTTTCTTTTATCAGCTAATAGCATAAATCCACCGATCTTAGTCGGATCACTTCATTTCTTGTTGGGCACGCAAGGTGCAATGTTTTATAATATGGTAAATTACTATACACTTTCATCTTCTTCATCATTATCTGAATTCAAAGACTCATATTTTTCTAATAATCTGTCAAGATATTCATCAGCAATTTCTTGCATCTTAGTGAAATAACCAACAACATCCATGATGAATTCTGGTGGAAACCCGTGATCTCTTGTATAGATTGATTTTGATTGCTCAATGTCAATTGTCTTGCCGATTTCCGTAAGAATCAGATGATATAGTGTTCTGCGTTCGATATCCATGAGATCACATAGTTCTCTTATACGTTTTCTGTTTTTAAGATACCAAGTATTCGTTGCTTTCGGCAATTCGATATCACTCATTGGCTGAACAATAATAGAAGAAGTTGCACTCGGTTGAGTCGCCACTACTGTATATGTACCAGTCTTGCGAAGAGACGGTAAAACTTCAGATGTAACCCATTTCTTGAACTTTTTAGCGGATTCCAGTTTACTTCCAAAAATAAGAGAGTAAACGCCAGATTCGTTAACAACCTTCATCGTCTGTGTTCCGCCAAGGGTGCCCTGAATTGGGGCGTCCTTTTTATCTTCGTTATCAACATGGGAAGAAATAGCATTTCGTGCCTTAGAATATCCAAGACATTCTGCAATATCCTTGCCAACAAACCAAGGATCTCCATCAATTGTAAGAGTTCTCACATTACCAAATTCTTCGTTATTGAATGTTGTAATTGCTGTTGTATTCATAATTATTTTCTCCTTTAATATAATGTACAGATGACATTTCGCCACCTGCCAGAATAATAAATGGAGGCTCGGTATTTATCCGAGAAAATATCCATTAGTCGGTGTACACTACTTGATGTGTACATGAGTTACCGACAAATAATTTGCGTATGCACTAAAAGGCGTCCAACACATTTGAAATCAGAGTTATATTGCTCCTGTAAATTCTATGGTAAATGTCTATACGCAAGCCCCAAACATACGAGCTTTATACCTCTGTGTTTTGCATGGCGTCCAATGCTCACCAAAATATCTTCATTAATGCTCTATAGGCGATATTTCTTACGTGTGATAAAATTAGCTTTTTGTTACTTTACCACATATACTTTACGGTACTTTTTGCCGAATCTCTTAACCTGTGAGTGAGAAGAGAAGTACATGTCGATATGTTTCCCTCTTACTCCGCCACCAACGTCTTCGGCTATAAAAGTCTTACCATTGATTCTGACCTTAGTACCTAATTTAATTTTTCTCCTATCAACAGAAATGGTTCTGCCTTGTTTTGCTCTGCGACCTGAAGCAGTTCGGTTTCCCCACTTACCAGAACATGACCGACAACCACAGTATGCAGTAATCTTATATGTCCCCAAACATTTGACTTTTTTATTTTTCGCAGAGACAGCAGTAGAAGTAGTGAATCCTCCGACTGCCAGTAGCATTGCCATAACTAATGTGATAATTGAAATTTTCTTTTTCATAATTTCTCCTTTGGTTGCTTTTCAGTTTCCTCTGGAGGTCTACTATATTAATAGAACAGTTGCAAGTCTCGGATACCATCTCTGATTTTTGTTTTTGATTACATAGACCTCGGAACTCACGGTGTGAAATTTCTTTAGCTGCAAGCAGCGTGAGCATTTACACGAAGTGCAAATTGGTATTTTGAGAGTTTATCTGTTCTGATTAATCTTTTGTTTTCTGTTCTCCCTATTACAACACAACAATAAAGTCCCGAACACCGCATAAACACTGGGTTTGAGCGGTGTCGAAAAATAAAAGGGGGAACTTTTTTGCCGTTTTTTCTCTAAAATCAGTCAATCTTAACTCTTTTAAATGGCAAACCATATAACGTAGTATATGTTTCACAATCTATATTATTTTGTCTCATTAGAATAAAATTAATGTTTGTGGCTGGTTTATAAAATTGCTTTAGATAAAATGCAAGATATTCAATTAAATACATTTTTGTTTTAACTTTGTCCTCATCTATGTATTTTAATAATCGATAGGCGGTATTTGTATTTATTTTTAAAGAAAGCAATTTGCGATAAACATTTTCTTTTTCAAGATTATATTTTTTCAATTTATCCTCATATGAATAATACAAAGAATCTAAATGCATAATTTTATAATGAGAATAATACAGATTATCAAACAAACTTATAATTTTATCTAATTGTTTTTTATTCACTTTATTTTTGTTATAATTAATAGGCTTAAATATTTTTGATAACGGCAAAGTATTGTTGGATACTGACGCTGCCGAATATTTAAAAATTGCAGACAATAAATCATCCATACTGGTTTTATACCTTACGTATGTAACATTATGTTTTTTTTCGTATCCTTTAATTTGAGATATAACTCCTAAAAAATACGCTTGTTTCCGTAACCCAGTCTTTTTATCTATTGTTTTATATCTATTCTGAATCTTTTTAATTTCTGCTTTAGAATCAACATCAAATTCTTTTTTTGCTTTATCTATTTCAATACATGACATAACGTCAAGTTGACAAATATCAAAATATAATTGCCTAAAATCGACATTTGATTCATAAAGCTCTTGTATTGTTAATGTTGACGTATTAACCATATCCCACAGTAAACTATTCAATTGTTGTGATAAATTAATAATATCTCCAATTAAATTATTACTTGTTTTAATATCAAGGTCTGCTTGATCTTCGGGTGTATAATATCTTTGAACTTTTTTTGCATGAACGTTTGATGTTGGCACTTTAAATATTTTGTAATTTTTTTTTGCAGCATTTAATAATATTTTGTTATCAGTAATCAACATTTGATCAGAATCAAAATCACATCCGCTTAATCGTTCAAGAATATTATCATTTATTGAATTAATACAAATAATTTCATCGGTTAAATTAAAATAATTATCGATATCATCAACATATTTATTTGTTGTTACAAGAAGATTCCCAATAGTAACATGTGGACTTCTACAACATAATAAATCTTGTCCATTTGCAAATCTCGTATTATAAACTTCTCCATGATTTAAACTTGAATGATTTGGCGAAAACTTACCTATAGAAAATTTTAACATTTCTAAAGGATTTCCAAATAATACAGAGTAATTCCCATTAACCAACACATGTCCTTTTTTTAAATTCTTTCTATAAGCCCTGATTGTATCATGTCTAAAATTATCAAAAATTTTTGTTTTTGAAAATTCTGGCGTTAAATTCAATAGAGTATAAATTGCATCATTAATTGAATTAAAAGTATAACTTTCATTATTATTTGCTTTACATTTTATATGGTATTTTAATACATCTATATCGGTATTTAATTTATTCATATAATCAAATGATTTCTTTAATAATTGGTTAATGTCGGATTCTGATAATTGTAATGTATTTAACAGTTGATAATGTGTCTGTACCATATCTCCGTTAAAAAAATGCGTTTTCTTTTCATGTTTTACTATTCCAAATGTGCTAGGTATGTTTTTTAGCCATTGTTCCATAGTCCCAAATTTTAAATATTTCACACTATTAGGAGTAGTAATCATTTTAATATCAGATACGTTTTTTGCTAAAGTAAATCCATTTAGCTGTGAAATCATTGTAATATTATTATCACTAAACCATTTTTGAATATTTGTATTAAAGCAACATGATTTAAAAAATTTATTTCTTAACAAAAGCATACCGTATCTTGAATACTCACCAAGCTCAGATTTATCAATTAAACTTTGTCCATCCCAAATCGAATTTCGTATTTCAATTTCTTTTTCTTCGGTATGTAACCATCCATCATCACCAATAGTTGTTTCAACAACATTGTCATTAAATACACTTTCCCAGTCATTGATAATTAAAATTGACTCTGGCTTTATATCAATCGTATCAATGATACTACTTGTAGGAAGCGCAATATATGCTTCAAGGGCGGCTAAATCAACCTTTTCTCCTCGTTTAATATCCAATTTACACATTTCCCATTTATGCATATGATCATATAAATTTTCTTCAATAAATAAACATTTCCCAACTCGACTACTTCCAGAAGATCTTTTGAATCTGACGTATTTCCTACCATCACAAAAAAATCCATTACTATAAATTTCTTTTCGTAGAGCTGAAACGTCCTTAATCGTAGTATTCAATGAATCTTTTATCTTGTAAGACAACTGACCAGACGTATCTTTTTCATATGATTTTATGAACATTTTGGGGAGATTGTCACATACACAATCTCCATCAATTAATTCATTTATTTTAACTCCTACGATTTCAATGGTTTCTCCTCCATTTTTATTAATAATCGCTTTTTTGGCAATACAATTTTTAAATGTTAAATGTTCATGTTCATAACCATGTTTGACATATAAATTTTTAGAAATACGATTAAATTCTTTTACGCTGTATTTAAATGTAACATTCATTATCATTTTACTGTATTCTTGATTGTTATTTTTAGTATCTTTGAATGAGAAAACTTTTTTTCCTATTCCAAAATTATGTCCACTACTATTTACATAATTACGTAATTCAATTAAGTCCAAACTGAAGTCATATACGTTAATATATTTTGTTAAATTTTCAACCAGTTTCCCATTTTTATTTTTTAGTAAAGAATAACCATTTATATGTTTTTTTTGTTTATGTATTTCTTGATGATTTGCTATATACAAATCTTTTGCATCAACGCTTGGTATATTTAAGTAATTTGTATTTTTTTTATAATTCATAACCATCCTCCTGTGTTGCCTTATTAATAAAACGAATTTCATGTTTATCATATAAAAACCATACAGAATTTTCTATATTTGTTAATAGCTCGTTCATACTATCTGCGATTTTTTTCTTTAAAATATCAAATGTTATATTATCATTCCCTGCACATGTTAGTACATTGTAAGTTAATGTCTGTGGGGTGCTAAAAATATCACTTTCTACTAGAGGAATTCTCGTTGAAAAACAATCATTCTTGATTTTATTATATTTTAAATGATTGTAATATTTTTCATTATCTAACATATATAAAATTTCTGTATTTAGTGTTCTTGCAGAGTACAGTGTAAAATGCAAATCTAAATAGATGCAATTTGGATAAAATAAAAGTTCTGAAGACCAAATTCTATTTTTTGCATTGTTTATTAAATTATTTATCTTATAAACAAAATCTATAATTTTATAATGTTTTTTGAAATTTTCAAACATTATCTTGATAGACTGATTCATTTCAGATGTTGTAATTATATTTTGATAAGAACACAAACCACTTAAAATGAAATTATCATATTGTATTTGGATATAAATCTTATCATTTGTTTGATATTGAAAATCTGAATTTGTAGAGATATTATATGAAAATTTCTCATTATTAATTGAAGTTTGAAGATTACAAAGTTCACTTTCTATATTGCTATGTATACTTTGATATTCTTTATCATTTTCCATCATTTCTTTAAAATGCTTAATATAATTACCAACCGCATAACGTAAATCAATGTCTTTTAAATAATTACTGATTTCCATTTCATCATTACACATATAAAATCTTTTGTATGCGTCATATATAATATTTTCATTTTTTAACAAATTAGTAATTCCTAAATTCGTTTTTTTATCAGTAAAAAAGAACTTAACATCTATATTGTCTACATGCATTTCATAATTAAATAAGTGTCGTGGTTGTAAATATAATTTCATGTTAATATTTTTTAAGTTTGTTTCACGAGCTAAGCGAATCATTTTTCTGAATTTGCTAACACATTTACAAAATTCATTCAAACCCAAAATATCATCATGTTTTATATCGATATATTTATTTTCTGGCAACCCATTCCTTCGTAATTTCAATATTTTCCAATCATATGTAAAAATTGTTTCGTCTTCGAAATTATCCATGCATACGGATAAAGTAATATATTTCGATAATACTCGTCGTTCTATTGAATTGATTACAATATTAAACATCGGAAACTTATTATTTTTACATATTTTATCTAATTGATTTTTAAAATTTTTAACATATGAATTCAAAACCAGTATTATAATTCTATCGTATGACTTTACACATTTCATGCGCTTAATTATTTCTGCGAAAATATATTGATCTTCATAATCCAAATTTTCAAAATCAGACAATAATAAAAATTCATTTTCATCAATTTCTTTCTTCGTGTATTTCTGTACACATTTCCAGACAGAATCCAATTTATTCATATATTCTAAGTCATGTTTTTTAGTAGAATTTACTATAGTTTTTCTCTCTTGTAATCTTACGTAGACATCAGAATCATTTTGTTTTTCTAGCCTTCCAAAATATTTTCCATCTTTGAACAAAATATCAAATTCTGGTACGGTGCCATTAAATGATGAATCAATCAAATCTTTTACATTAATTTCAACGACTTTACTATTTAATTCGCACCATTTGTCTGCATAGTTTAAATATTTTTTCTTATTTGAATAATTGATTTCAAAGAAAAATCTCATTCCATTAGAGTCATAAACAGTAATATCTGGTTGGTAATCTCCAAAATTTGTATGATAAATATTTTCAATATCAATTTTTTCTACTGTATGTAATTCATCTTCATCAGAAAGTTTGAATTGCGAACCTTTTATAAATAGCCAATTTTTATACGTCCAATGAATAAGTGTTTCCGAATTTACACATGGACTTTCTGTTATGTGATAAAAATGTGGTTGCACTTTTTTACTTGACTTTGCTCTCATTTTTACAGGTTGATGACAACAAGGGCAGAAGTAATTGGTATTTTCTTTTGCGTCCTTAATATGTATATATCCATCATTTTCATCCTGAGCCACAATTAAAATTGGTACATATCCTGTATTTGCCATTCTACTCATCATCCTCGCTTTCTTCAAAAATCATGTCTGTCATCTGTTCCATTTCAGTTCTTGGTTTCCTGAAAGCGTTTTTATGTAAACTTTCTGCTTTGATCTGGCAATAAATATCTTCCGTAATCATTTCTCTGGTAGCAGCAGAACGACACATTCCTACGCAAAACAGTACGGCACCGCCAATCAGAATCGTAGATAAAACTATCATTCTACTGCACCTCCACTGTATTTGACTTACCGCTTAGGTAATCGCCTGCGCATTCAAGAAGCTTATAGATAGCATCAGCAGATTCAATATGTATATCAAGATCACCAGCTGTTTCAAGCTCAACTACCTTAGCCATTAGAGCCGATCTAAGAGAATATCTCTTTGCTGTGATCTGTAAATCATCTTCAAACTGATGCCAGATTGGGAAATCTCCTGTCTCTTTGGCAATTGAAAGCGTTACAGTAAATGTTTCGTCTTCTTTACCTTTCTCGTCATTGTGCTGTGCAGTGGCTAGAATCTTATGTTTTCTGTGATTGATCGGAATCTCAATGGTTGTCCCAAGGCTTTTATAACTGCGCTGTGGACGATTCTTTTTCTTCATTGTCTTCTGTTCTGTGTATTTTTCTTTATTAAATTTTCTGGATTTCATTGAAAAGTCTCCTTATTTATGTATTTGTTTAGTTTAATTATTAATTTGTGTTTATTATGTATTTCAGTAATTCATGCTTACTGTTCTGGTATAATATTCTTCTCAATCTTTCGCCAATCGTTGGGAAGAGATACCTTGAAATAAATGCCACGGCACTCGTGCTTTCTTTGACCATTTTGCATATCAACGTGTGCTTGTGAAACCGCAGCAATTCTTTTACTTGATACCATTTAAAACAATAATCAGTGCCACCTGATCGAATATTGCTTAAAATATCGTTGATGAAAATACGATAATACTGGTCATGCGTTGGCTTATAGACTACAGAATCTGTTGTACTATCTCTTGCTCGAATACCATCATTTCTTTTTAATCTTTTCTTTGAAGAAGGAGTAGTGCGTAGTCTCTGTGCTGCAAGTTTGACTGCGAACTGTTCTTGTGTAATGTTCTCAAATGAGATACGATCAGAAGTAGCCAATAAGTCTTTGAGTTCTGTATTTAATTGTTTTGTCATGAAAATTTGTTAGATCCTTTCGTTATGTATATTATTGTTTAGTTAATTTTTAATTTGTGTTTACTTGATTACTCACAATGCTGCCAACAAAGCGATTAATCAAGGTTTTCTAAATCAGAAGAAGCATTAGTTGCTTTCCCAAATTCTCCGTAAGGTTTTAACTGTAATTTAATTTCTTCGATTTCTTTTTTATAATCGTAATTGGAATCCAAGCGATATTCTTGAGTTCCGTCATATTTATATTTATTTGTAAAAGCAATTCGACTATATACAACTCTATCAGTGCCAGGAAGAGTTTTGAATAATTGCTCATGATAGATAATCCCTGCCTCATCAAGAACCTTAACACATTTTTCAATAGTAGTTCGATGTAATCCAAGTTCCTTTCCGATATCATCATATGTTTTCACATATGTTTCTGGTCTTTTCTTTCTATTTTTTTTCGAATTAAAATCTTCTGAAACTCGCATGATAATATTGTATCTTAGATATGCTAACACGAGTAATACATTCCATATTCTGGTATTATATGGCATTGAATTCGTCTTATGTAATCGGAGCAAGTATAAGAACTCGAAGTTATAAATTATACCGTAATGTTTCTTTTGTAGGAATAAATTTTCTTCAGTGTTTTCATTCGGAACATTATATAATGTAAGCTGCTTGATTGGTGATGCAACTTTTTTAACATAGCCTTTGTCTTCAATTAATTTTATAAATTTTTTAACTTGTTCATTGATGCCTGATGAGTTGTAATTCTGTGAAAAGCTCATTTGGCGCACGAGTAAATTTGTATTATAAAGAATCGGTGGTTTTTCTGGATTCCATTTTAACATCATATTGTTTGCTAACGCCATTTGAAATAATATTCTTTTTTCTCCAAACTCTGGATTGTAGATTAGAAAATGTGGAATAACATGAAAGTTCTGTCGTTTTCCTTCGGGTTTAATTTGTTTCATAAATAATTCTCCTTTGCTATCTTGGTTATTAACTTGTGTGTAGACAAAATCTCAGCATAAGTACAACAGGTGTTGATTTGATAGACACGTCTAAATAGCTAGACAAATAATTTTTAATCGCTCAACCGACAATATTAACTATAAGAGACGTGTTATCTATATAGGACATATTACCTATACAAAACACGGGAATATAAATATTCCCTACCTATTTTTTGTTTCGGTCGCTGACGCTTACTCAACGAAAAAATTCCGTGTTCACTGACGCTCATCTCTTTTCTCTTTTGATCTTTCATCTGTCTTTTCTTTTTATCTGTGTTATCTGTCTTGACAATTGTATTGATCATCTTTTAATTTCTCCTTTCTTTGTTTGTCATCATGTAGATCATATATGATAATTGTTTTATATTTTCTTCTTGCAATACCTGTAATCTTTTTCTGTTTATCTCATTGTAGTACAACCACATATATGATCTTGAAGATCTTGGATATAATATCTCAGAATTATCTTTCCAATAACTATGAATCTTCATTGCAATTTCTTTTCTGGTATCTGCCAACATATATTCTTTAAAAGAATCTTTGCACAGATTACCATGATTGATTATCTGGAATATCATATCTTGTGTGATACCTGATGGCAAATTGAAAGAGAGTTTTGTCTCTTCATTGCAATTATGTATAAAATCATTTGTATTCTTCACGGTATATATCCTTTCTTCCTTCATTTTCTTTTTAAGCATATTGGTATTTTAACATACTTTTTGCACCTTGTCAACGGGTGCAATGAGGGAAGTTAGTCATATTTTTATCTGGGTAGAATGTAATTTTCTTTATACTGGATTCTGTACATTTAGAAGAGCTTTTCGGGGGAATTTCTATTCTATTGGTAAATTGGTATTGTTGGTAGTGGAAAGGTATAAAATTGATTTATGATCTCTCAGGTGTATTTTTTCATAGGAAATACCATTGTACTTTTTCACGTACAATATATGCTGGCGCAGATAATGGTCTTTTCAATGCAAAGTGTACCCCACTATGTGATATGAGTGTGGTATGGGTCATGTGTCAAATTGCTTAGGGTACTTTTGCAATGTTTAGACGAGAAATCGGATGCTAATTTCCATTTTATATATTCTGGCGATAACTTGTTAGGGTAAGATAGTAGAATTGAAATTTGCTCTCTCAGAATACATTTTTTAAAGGGTGTAATGAAGAGATATTTTTGTCCTGGATCTAAGATGAGTTGTGACAGATGTCTAATTTTGAAATCTGTAGCATGATGGTGTGTGCTGATTATATGTGATTCTCAATGTTTAGAAGAGTATATTCGTCAAATATGGATTTTGTGGTATGTAATGGAGAGTTGTTAGGATAGACAGGTAAAATGGATTTATGATCCGTAGAGTGTGATTTTTTATAGGGTTGTATGAGAGATAATTTTTGCATAAAAATAATCCCTGCTTGCAAGGTTAAGTATCTGATTGATAGATTTCTTGTGTTCACTATCTGTCACAAATCTGGTTGATAGTTCAAGGGATTCCATCTTATAAAATGTTTTGCCTTGCGAGGGATTGTTTTTATTGATACATGGAATACATTGAATGTCTTGTTCAATGCCATATATACGATTATATCATATAAGATACTTTGTTGCAATGAAAGATTGTTAATTGTAAAAAAATATGCCCAGAGAAATTTCCCTGAGCATAAATTCAGATAATGTATCTGCAAATGCATTATCTGAGGGTGTCAACTTGAATCCATTAATATCATTTTTTATGTCTGTTTTGGCATAGATGCCGAGGGTTGCCTAATCCCTCAATGGAAGTATAACATGATTGTCTGAGAAATGGAAGTGGCATATTTTGATTGTAAGGTGTTTACCTGCGGTAGCAATGTCGAGAAGGAACGCTGACGCTTATCCTGTCTCTCCTAAACTGCGCAATAAATTGCTTGTTTGCTTGGAATAAGAGAGAAGAGGTAGTTGTTGTTTTCTTTAGTGTTTGTAAGTGGTTTTCTTGTAATTTATATATTTTTGTGCATATCTTTGTTGTGACCATTCTATATAGGGTGTCGCCAATTTCGTACGCAAAATGGTTAAAATTGTAGTGGTTATAAAGGGGAAGTGACGATTATTTTATGCGATTGATTGTGGAGATAAAATCAGTTTAGAGCATGATTTGTCGAATTCATGCATTTTTCTGGGAGTGATTTCGTGCAAAGGTTGAGAGGTAATTTGTGTAGAGATTTACTGGTATTTGTGAGGGTGCTGATGGTCAAAATCGTGTTTCGAGAAATGTTAAAAATCGTGTTTCGGGAAATTGTGCGAAAGTTGTGAAATTTGGGCGTGAAAAATATAAGGAATTGCTTAGGCTTTTGATGGTAAAACTTGCATGAAATGGCGCAAAACAAAAACGTGTCGTCGAGAGAATTGGGGAAAATAAAGGGGAAAATGGGGCGGATTTTTTGAAAAAGTGCGATTTTTGAAAGAAGGGGTTCTGAGAGCGTTGAAAAAAGAGTAGTAAAATAAACAATTCGCTCGACGACGCCTCCGAGGACATGTTTTCGATTAGCAGAAAGTGTTTATCTAGGAAAGTGTAGGAAATTGCTTGGGAAAGTGATGATTTTGTAGGCAAGGTCGAAAAATTTTTGTTGACACGGTGATTGAACACGTCCTGCCAAAATGACAGTTATTTCCAAAAATGTAAATGTTAACATACCCCCCACTTTTGATCTGGTGGTATAAAAATTACATGGTTAAAATGTAAAAATCTATTTGAAATACTATAATTTTATCAAATAGATTTTGTAAATGATTGTAAATAATTTATAGACAGATCAGGATCAGGAGTACAGATAATTTCCAACTATTTCCACATAGTATAGGATACTACGTGATAGTGTATCAGATGCTGTCTAATATAATATGGTTTACGACGTGTCGTAGTATTCCAAAATAGGACTACTACTTTGCGACTATCTACACAACACTTGTCTATTATCCAACACTTTTACATAATGTGTTGGATAGTCTATCCACGCCATCAATACAAAATAAAACTTCACGCCACATAGCACCAGCAAAACAATATTTTCTCTATCACTCAATACCAACCACCACAAACTCACCTATAACTTCACTCTATACCAAACCACCTACATATACCTATAATCTATACCACTTGACAGCACAGCAAAACCATGATACACTACTAAGCAAACAAGTGTTCGATGTTTGGCAGACTTCCAGCACTTGCAACAAATACACAAATTAAAATATAAACTAAACAAATTAATATATAGCAATCATACAAGATCAAGCTATCATACATATATAAATACATATATAAACACAATACGATAGTATATCTCATACTACCACGCAAAACTAGATCCAAACTACTATAACTATATAGGTACATATACAACCATAACATATAACTATATACCACATACACTTATGATATAACATATAAATATAGCATATATACATAATACTATATAATAGTACACCTACGGCATAGACAAGTGTTACACATTATACTATAATAGATATACTCATATGCTATATTTACAATGCTAGTTTGTTCGTGTTTCTTCTATATTACAAGATCATTCTTTGCATAGTTACATTCTAAAGCATTTAAACGACTGTAAGTACGTTATAGAGTGCATGGGCAGAGTACAAGCGGTATAAGATAGTTTAATTGTCTTTGCTGTCTGTACTAGTATTATCTGATACTATGTTAATATCTAAGGATAAATTACAAGCGTCAAGATATTTAAAAAGAGTGTCTAATTTAATACTATGATTATTATTATTTAATACTCTAGCAATATTTGATTGTGACACACCTACACGCCTTGCAAGTTCGCTATTACTTATCCCTTTGTTTTTCATCTGTATTTTTAATATAGTAATTATATCATTTTGATTTTTAACAATCATATATTATTTCCTTTTCTTTATTATAATAATGTAATTTCTTTTTGTTATTATAACACAAAAAACGTATTGACAACATATATCAAATATGATATAGTATAAGTGTCTTAAAGATAAGGCATTAAACAAATAAGCCTTTGATTTAAAACAAAAAAAGAGTTTAAAAACCCTTGACAAGGTATATCAAATATGATATACTTAAAACAAGTTAAGAGAGAAGCACAAAAGAGTGGTGATAACAACTGATACTTGAAACACCAGCTTTCAAGCTAATCAATTAACAATCACTTACAAACCAGCTCGAAAGGATGGCAAACAAAAGTAAATCTTAAAAATAAATAAAACGGTTGTACATGATGAAATGTACATAAGGATAATGAAAAAAGGCTTATAAGTGCTGGTAACACCTACAAGCCCACTAAGTATAAAATACTTAATTCTAGACAATCTAAGTATAACATATCTTAAAAAGTTTTGTCAATTCTGATAAAACAAAATTCATTTTAAAGTGGCAGACACAATTCAATAGTTTTTTGTCTTGTATGATGATACAAGTTGAACCCTAGATAATATGCAAGTAATGTTGCAAGGGTTTAACGCAAAGACACTTGATGAGTAGAAGCCGTGTGGCAGAGTAGGGAATAAACCGTAATCAAAGGATTAACACATACAAGAAGCAAAAGACAACTTATATATTTGTAATATATAAGGGATAACATAACATTGAACGGATCTAAACTTAAGGGTATCATTTTTTGATACTCTGTTTTTTGTAACAAATTGTAGCAACTCTTTTCTTGTCTTAGAGTAGAAAAGACATGGTTCAAACTTTAAACAACTTTTTAATGGTTGTTAGTGCTGATTATAGCACAATGGCAAGTATATCAATTAGTAGTATATTTGTATTTATAAATGAACGCCAACGGCTTGTACCCTAGTAGTTAGTAATTTGTATACAAATTATATGAACATTGTTCACTGTCTTGCATTCCGCTTTAATCGGCATTATAGAACTATTAAATTTTAAAATCTTATCAAGTCTGATAAGTAGAAAGAAGGAAATTATGAATAAAAATAATTTTATGCCAATTGTTGAAAAAATCTGTTCTTTCCCACCTTCAGCACTAGATCGCACAGAAGAAGATGGTAAAGAACTGTTAAATCTTTGTAGAACATTGATGGACATGGTTAATATTCCATCAAATGCAGAAATCTATGAGATCCCTTTGATGAAAAACAATCAAGTTGTAATTTATTTCTTCTTAGAAAATGATGATGAGAAAGAGTATTGTCTTAATGCTGGTCATTGGTTAGATGATACAATTTCCATGAAGCTAGAAGCATATGGGAAAGAAACGCATGAATACGATATTGAAATGTATACAGCATTTGAATCTTTGCCATTAGATTATTTTGAGAATCATGAAAAAGAAAGTGAAAACACAAAAGTTGTAAGATTGTTTGAAAACAAATTAAACAATGAAGGATCTTTATTTTTAAGTCCTTCAGAAAAAAGAAATATCGGTAGAGTAGGTGTAAAAGCCTACTACGGTATGTTGGAAGTATATAAAGCATACAGCCCATATACAAGAAACGTGTATGGTGTTAGCTTTACACAAAATGAGTATATAAAATTTATGTACTCTGAAAATAACATTGGCAATTGTGAACATTGCCCGGAGAATAACGGCGGTAAAGGTTTACACCCTTGCAATCAACCGAATTGTTGGGTATCTTGCCATTGTAACCAGTAAACCAAAGGCACGATCTAAAAAAGATTGTGTCTTTTTTATTTGTAACTATTTAAAATCCCGCTTTTATAACTTAATGTAAGTCGGGTAACTAAAGAAAGAAGGTAGAATCATGAACACGAACACAAATAAAGACGGTTTTACAGCATGGGTTACAAACTTAGGGAAATACAATGAAGGAGAAATCATTGATAAAGCTGTAAATTTCCCACTTGCTGATGAAGACGAAATCAAAAACATCTTAAAAGAAATCGGTATCGATGCAAAATATGAAGAATACTTTGTTGCTGATTATGATGCAGAGTTTGATACAACGGACTTAGGAGAATACACACCACTTTCAAGACTCCAGGAAATTGGAGAACGGTATTCAGAACTTTCAGATGAAGAAAGAACGGTATTTAATGAAATTAGTTCAGAGACATCAACTTTAGATGAAGCCTTTGACATTGTAGAAGATGGTAATTATATCATTTATTCAGATTGTGACAGCATGAAAGACGTTGCTTATCGTTATGTTGATGATACTGGACTACTCGAAAACATTTCAACGAGTGTATCAAATTATTTTGATTATGAAAAATACGGTCGTGAAATGGATATTCGTGGTTGGTATGTTGATTCTAAAGCATTTAACGGCTACATTTCAATTTTAAATTAAGGAGGTATATTATGAACTATTATGATTTAGATGGAATTCAGACAGAAATCAAAAGACAGATCGAAAGAACAAAGTGCTTAATTGAAAAATGGGAGAAAGTTACATATCCAACCAAAAAAGATGGTGCACCATTCAAAAATATGTCAAAGAATTTTGACGGAGCTACATATACGGCAAAAGATAATAGTGCAGAATTATCAATCTGTGGATGGTCTGAGTTCAGCGGTTATGAACACGACTCTATTTTTTGCCATGAAACAAAATACGAGAATAGGCAATATATACCTATTCTTTATGACGTAAATCAGATTAAAGAAAAGATCAATAATAGGATTGACGATTTAAAAGACAATCTTGTTTCATTAGAAAAACAGTTAGAAGTATCTAAAAAAGCATATACAGAATTCCAGGAAGTATATGAAAATATGAGAAATCAGCTAAAAAAATTAAGTGGTTGTGAAAATGAAAAGTATGAAAATACTTTGTTCCATGCAATCTATGGAACTATTGTTAAGCCATATTAGAGAAATAAAAGGAGTGTTTGAACGATGGAACAATATTTATATGCTGATGAATATGATGATAATGAGATTAAAATTCTAACGGTTGGACAACTGTTGGAATTTTTTAATAAATCGGATGATAAAAAGAACGGTTCAGACTTAGAAAGTTACATTCAAGACAATATCAAAATGGATCTTATTGAAGCGTTCTGCCCACATAAAGAAGCAGAAACGGTTGTATGTGATTTACAACCATTAGCAAAACAGTATATTTTACAAGAAGCCGAGAAGGTTTTTAATGGTATGCCGTGGGTTAACACTGAAGAAGAACTTGACAATGTGTATCATGAGAAAATCAAGAACTTATATGATACGGTTGATTTTTCAGAGTTTGTGGCGTATTTATAGATTGAATATTATAGACAAGTCAAAACACGGCTTGTCTATTTTGTTGAACTTATAAATAGAAATAAAGTCCCGTAAAGGGCAGAAAGAAGGAAAAATATGACAAAATACAGAGTGATTTATAGTTATTTTAGCGAACTTGTAACAGTTGACGAACCTACAACGGATTATGGTGCAATCTTAGATCTTGCGATCGATCAACTAGAATCTGATGGAAATATGGGTGTATTCATTACAGATGAAGATATAGAACGTGATGGGATCACTGATGATATGTATATTACTGGTGGAAATCACGGACTCAACTTATATCATGGTGGTAACTTCATAATAGAAAGAGTTGACGAGTAAAGAAAGAAGGAAGGAAGAACAATGGAAAATAAAACAAGATTAATTACTTTATCTGATAGTCCTGGAATGGATGGAGAGTTAGTTATTTTTAGAACAAACGCACCTGTGGAAAGATTGAAAGCGTTAGAAGTAGAAAGCTGTAAAGCATATACAAACAATACTGATATTCCAGTTTGGGCAGATGTATTGGAAAAAGAAGGTTATATATGCGATGTTGTAGATTCGCACAGTCATGTAACACCATATGAAACGTCTTTTGAATGGAAAGCAAAGTGTTATCCTTATATTACAGAATGTTATGACATTGATAATGTTATAAGTCTTATTAGTGGATCAGAAGAAGAGAGAATTGCAAATATTTTATTCAATATGTCTTTAGATATGGATTATGATAGCTCTGTTGATGACTACAGAGAGGATATGGAAATGCTGACTAAAAGTATTGGAAATTTATCTATGATAGATGATCTGCTATTTCATGTGTTACAGAATATTGCAGATGATAACGCAGAAATGGAAAACAAACTTGTCAATGCAGATGGATCTATTAACTAATTAAATGTCAATTTTATTGTAGGAAGGATAGAAAATAATCAATGGAAATTTTAGAACAATTTGCTGAGGTTGAAAAGTTAAATAAGAGCTTTTCTATAATTCCTTATAAATCTGATCAGATATTAAAAGAGATGAGGATTAATAATGGAAAGCAATATATTGATTGGACAAACATATTGCATGAAATGTATGAACTATTTTCAGAAGAAGATCGGAAAATATTATGTGATAAATTTCAAAATATTGTTGGAATGTCACTTGAATTATTCCTTGCTGGATGTATCTCAATTATGAAATATGAGAAGAAAGAGAAAGATCAGTGCGGCATGATGCATTTTAGTGATTATGGATTGTAGGAAGGATGGAAGTTTACATGAAAAAATACATAATAGATGTTGTAGAAACATATAAGAGATCAGTTGAAATTAAAGCAGAAACAGAGGATGAAGCAAGAGATATTGTAGCGGAAAAAATTAATACAGGAGATATTGATATTCCTTGTGATGGCGGTGGTTACGACTATGAGTACGAGTTATTTGCAAGTGAGGTAGAGGAAAGCGAAGTGTAATTTTTATGGACTGTTTACTACAGTCAGAGAAGATGATAATATATACATATTAGTTGAGATACAAGACAAACAAAAAAACTTAAAGAACAGAGCAAAGGAGAGTAAATTATGCCATTGGTTTTATTATTAATAATTATATTTATCGTTCCAGAGGACACTTTGGAATATATGTTAGGAGCTATTTTAGGTGGTGGGTATGGAATTTTAATGGTTATAGCATTTGTTGCTATTCTGTATGGGATTTATAAGTTCTTTTCCGATCTTTGGAATGGAAGGTAGAATGGAAAATATTATTTGATAAAGCAGATTATATATGGAAGGAGTTATGAATATGAATAAATTCAAGCATTATGGGAAAGATGTATGGGTTCAGACATTCACAGAAATAAACTGGGTAGATGGACTAAAGAAAAACGGATTAGAATATGTAGCACTTCCAGATCTTGAACATGAAGTATATAAATATGTTAAGAATGGAAAAGAGAGGTATGCTCTAATTCATTATCCTGATGTACCAGAGGAAACTTTACAGGAAGTGTATATAATAGAAAAGATCCCTGATGATCTTAGTTGGGATAACATAATAGAAGATTACAGACAGCAGAGTAGAGGATATGAACCGATGAAACTGCCAACACGAGCAAGGCTATTGTACGATAAAGCCGATCACATAGCATATGAATTGGAAAAAGAAGATCCAGATTTTGCTAAAAATTTTTGGCATAGACCTACAGGATATATTGATTCTAAACGATTTAAGTCGGCTCTTACTTTGCTTGGAACAAGTATCGAGGAACTAAGGGAAATGGATCATTCCGATACGCCAGAAATTGATGAACTAGAATTAGAGTGAATACAAATTAATATAGGTAACTAGGACACTTATGGAAAATTCCAGAGTGTCTTTTTTAATACAAATTTTTACATAAGAAAGGTGGAATTAATTATGAATCTAAACGAAATGGAAATCCCTTGCGATCCAATTTTGGATAAGGCAAAGAGAGATGAACTGGTGCAGAACACAGAACTTTTAAAACAAGTTACGATCAAGCCGATTCCGTGGCTCCCTGGACGAGATTATATCACTACGGAACAGGTAGCACGATTTTTTGATGGAGATGTTGACGAGGTTAAGAGATTGTGTGCTAAGTATCGCAAAGAGTTTTTAGACGATGGAATGGAAGTTAAGACGGTGCAGGAGATCATTGATGGTCAGGACGCAGCAACGGAAAAACAGAAGGGAAGAATCATGGTAACGTATCCGAACGGATTAAATATCTCATTCGGCTATAAAGGCGCTAAGGTGTTTACTCTTAAATGTTTAATCCGACTTTCACTACTGATGGAAACTTCAAGCCTTGCTGAGAACGTAAGACATTATGTTTTTATTAATGACTACATCACGATGGAAGAACGAAGAGAACAAGAACAGGTAGAGGCAGGTGTGCAGCTTGTTGACACAACGGAAATTTTAGGCAGAAGAATTGATCTGTATAGAAGCATTGAAGATCCGTTGTTCTTAGCAAGAGATGTTGCAGAATGGATTGATTACAGTAAGAGAGATAATGGAAAATATAAGACAGACATGATGTTACAATCTGTTGATTCAGATGAAAAATTTAAGACTAAAATTTTGACTGCCAACAATCTTGGCACTCAGAATTTAGGTCAATTAGACACTGATGGAAAAACTAAAGTTCCATTTTGGTTCCTCACAGAAGATGGACTCTATGAAGTGTGTATGCAATCACGTAAGCCGATTGCAAAGCAGATGAAGAAACAGATTAAAGAATATCTTAGAAACATCCGTAAGACAGGCGGTGCAGTTGACTTCGGGAAAGAGTCACAATTCATTGAACACTACTTCCCGTCATTCTCTGAAGATGTCAAGCTTGCTATGGTAACGGATCTGAGAACACAAAACAAAGAACTCAAAGAAGAAAATCAGAAGCTACAGAATGACAATAAGCTATTAGCAGCGGAAATTTTGACGTGGGATGATCGCAATAAAATGAACGCTGGAATTAGGAAGTTGGCTGCGGTAACAGGAACACAATTCTCTGTTATGTGGAACGAGCTTTATAAGAACTTGCAATACAAATATCAGATTGATGTTAAGAAACGTGGAAAGAAACCATTTCTACAGTGGATTCAGGAGCATGAATGGGATAAGGTATTGAAAGTCTTTTGTGCAATGTGTGAGGCTAGAAATTTATCTCCAACGGATATGTTCCAACAGACAGCACCAGTGGAAAATTTATATGATAATGAAGAAAGCGAGGACGATGAAGTATGGAATTAGAACAGATTATTCGGTATTCAGATGTATTTGTAGGAGTAATGATTACATTCAAAGTAATACTTATTATTGCAAATGAATGTTTGATGTTAATTAATGGAAAATATCCTACAATAGCTTACAAGAAGCATACAAACTTATTAGAGGATATAATAAATGTTATTGATAAACCAACTACTATTATTTTATGGACTTGGTTTATTATGAAAATAGGAACGGCATTTATTTTATAATTCCATATAATAATTTTGGCAAAGAACCGAACGGAAGGTTCTTTTTATTTTACGGAAATATTTGGCAGGAACCGATTTGGCAGGTCGGTTCTTTGTCAAATTTATTATACACAAACTAATAACTAACTAAACATATAATTGTTAATAGATAAGGTGTTGATTACATAGAGAACTAATAGGAATAGAATAGGTTTCTATTAGGATTGGCACACTAATAGTTGGAATTAAATGTTGATTTTATTCCTATTGGTTTACGGAATACAGTTATACAAAAATAATGAGTGTAGAGAAAAATAAGACAGTTTAGAAAGGAAGATAAAGAATGAATCTACAGTTAGTAAAAACGGAAAATTTTAACGATTTATCGTGTGATTTTTATAGTTCTGAGGACGATATTTGGATGACGAGAAATCAAATTGGAGAAGCACTGGAATATGCAGATCCAAGAAAAGCAATCCAAAATATTCACGACAAGAACAAGAATCGGTTTGTTGGAAAATCAAGTGTCCTCAAAACGAGGACGGTTGATGGAAGGAATAGGGAAACAGTTGTATATAATGAGCTGGGAGTATTTGAGATATGTAGATTAAGTCGTCAACCAAAAGCAGATGCCTTTATGGATTGGGCATGGAATATTATTAAATCTTATCGTCATGGAAAATTAAGAACAGGAACTCCTGTAACGACAGTAGAGCAATTTCTTACAGAACAGACAGAACTTATGAGGAAGATGGAAAGAAACAATGAACGCCTATACAATGTTACTATCAAAGGTTTCAATCAGTTAGCAGACATTGTGAAAGAGATGAAAGCCGAACGGAAAGAACTGTATAAGCAGATTGGTAAACATACGAAAGATATTCCAGTAGTGGATACGGAAAGTGTTATCGCAGAATACAAACTTAATGAATGGAAGTCTAACGTCTATGGAATCATTAATGATATTTTGAAAGAATCCGATGAGTTAGGAACTACCACGAGAGATATTCTTAGAGAAGCATATAACTATTTAACTAACACATATGGAATTGTGTGGGAACAGGATCGGAAAGAATACAAAGAGAAATACAATATTAGTGAAAGAGGTAATGTACCAACGATTGATCTTTGCTATGATAAATATCCTGACCTACTGGTAAGTGTGCTGGAAAAACTTCTGCGACAGTTTCGCAAAGAGAACGCACAGCCTGATTGGGAAGAAATGAAGATTAAGATTACCAATTATGCTAATCATATTGGAAATAAATCTAAAGGTGGAACTTCTGTTTATCGGAAAATCTACGCTAAGATGACAGAAAATGGTGTTAACTGGGACGAGTATGCTCATGGATTGTCTAAATCTCAGCTTATTAAAACAAATACAACTTTATATAATAGATTTTACGATGCAGCGGTGGAAATTATTTCAGAAGATTAAGGAGTGTGATATAATTATGAAACAAAACAGAAAAGGAGCTGTCTCGGATGGATAAATTAGAAAAGAGAAAAGAAGAAGCTAAAGAATATAGGAAATTAGTTGATAAATGTTTAGCTTTAATGGATAAATACGTGGGAATTACATTTGGTATTCCTGTATGGGTAGATCGTGGCTCTCATACACTAGAGTTTAAAAAGAATGGGACTGATGAATGGAGACTCCTAACAAAAGAAGAAGTATCTAATATTATTGAAAAATATGAGATATTAGATTCTGTAGCAACAAAGATTACAAAAGAAACCGATATGGGATATTGAAATGAAACAAATATTTGATCAGAAGGAGTGATGAAAAAATGAATATATTAACATTAAAAGGGAACGGAAAATCTAAATTTCTCAGTGATTTTATTGATAGTTCTCGATCAGAAAAATGTTTTGTAATCATATTTGAAGATAAAAACATTTCTCGCAGTCTGTTTTCAAGATGTGATAATTTTATTTTAGATGATTCGCAGAGCATTAAAGAGGAAATGGAAAAATATTTAGGAATTGTTGAGAATTGGAGTGACAAACTGGAATATTTAATAATATATAGTATAGATAAATCCGAAAAAGATATGATCAATTTGGATGTATATTATTTATTAAATCAGGTTAAAGATCAACCGTTCTTTAAAGAGCTAACTTGCATTGTAGCTTGTAAGGAATAAAGGAATTAAAAAGGAGTGTTTAAAATGGAAAAATCTAAAGCATATACACCAGAAAAACCATATATGTGTGTTTACGAAACAAAAGAAGATGGCATTGGCTATGCGACATTTGATAATGAACAGAGTTTATTAGAATTGTTAAATGAGTGCAGAGAAAACGGAGATAAGATTTTAGATGCCTGCAAGGTTGAGGATCGTTATGAATTCAAGGATGGAAAATTTGAGTCTAAATATCAAAGAATATATGAACATGCAATTATCAAAGCGATTAAAGATAAGCATAAGGAATTAGGTAATAAATTAAGAAAAGTAATTAATGAAAGGATCGCTATAGAAGAAAAACTAGCAGATACAAACATGCCGTATCAAAAATATATGCATTTATTGCGTGAGAAAGAGGATATTGAAAAAAAAGAAGAAAAGTTAAGTCAGAGAAAACAAATCGTAAGAGATATGTTAGATGTCTGCTATGAAGCGGTATGGGAATGTGACGATCATATAGATAAAATGAAACTTTGATAGAAAGGAAAGTGGTAAGTATGGCTAAATATGAAGGTACTTACGCTTGTGGGCATGATGGCGTAGTAAATGTGATTGGAAAAATGAGTGAAAGACAGAGAAAAGCTGACTATGCTTTTTCTCATTTATGTCCGAAATGTGCAAAAGAAGAAAAAGAAAGAAAAATTGCAGAAGAAAACAAAAAGTCTAAAGAACTATCAGAAGAATACGGATTTCCAAACCTAACAGGAACGGAAAAACAAGTAGCATGGGGTAATACCATTCGATTGGGTTTTTACAATGAGTTTGAAAACGACAGAACGGCACAGTCTATTATTGAGAATGAAACGACAGCTTCTTTTTGGTTAGACTTAGACCGATTTATTAGTAAACAAGATTTTCTGCGAAAATATAAACGAACTAAGATGGAGAAAGAACGTCGAGAAAGAATCATTAGTATTGATGCTGTGGCACCAGAAAGATTAGAACATGAAGGTGTTGTGGAAATTGTTAAAAAACTTGATAAAATATGCCTGTTTTACCTGAAAGATCAGGACTTCATCAATTTGGTTAAATCAAAAGATTATAGATGGAATGAAGATGATTGTTGTTGGTGTCGTTGTCTGACCGAGAAAAGCGGAAATTATGCTGATAGAGTAGCAGAAATTGGACATGGCTTATTGCAGAATGGATTTGCAATTTGTATTCACGATAGCGAAATTACAGAAATGGCAATCAGTGGAAACTATAAAAAAGAAAACACTCGTTGGATTAATTACGATTCAGAAGATAAAGTTCTAACGTTGCGTTGGAGCGCAAGGAGTAATGAAATTTACAATGCTGCAAGGAAAATTATGAATAATCGGTATAGTCGGGATAAAGGGTGCGTGGAAGTACCTATAGCCAATTACAGGTCTGTAAATAACTTTGCGAAAAAGTATGATTTTTGTTATACTGAAAATGCACTTGATGCTATCGAACAGTACAAAAAAGAAGTCAGAGAAATGAGAAGGGTTAAGGTGGACAAGTAATGGAATATATTAATCATTATACTCTGTTGACAGGACACATGAGAAGATCTTATTCAGAGGAAATCAGTAGTGAAATAAGAACTAGAATGAGAGAGCTTATCGAATTTGATAGGAATGTATCATCTAATTACACAGTACCGTTTATGGATGGAACTAAATTGCATATTACTGCGGATAGATCTTTCTATTGTGCAGAAGTTATATTAGAAGCTGAAGGCGAAAATATTGTATTGCTGACAACAGTAGGATGCAAAGATAGAAGCGGATTATCCCTTGCAATGAAATCAATAGAGTGTGCTTACAAAGATTTGTTTGGAAAATCCTTGGGCGAATATCATCCTGAACTGCCGTTCATTGTAGATATCCCAACGCCATTTTGTACCATAATTTCAAACTGGTCAGGAGATTTTTGCAGAACCTTAGCGTGGTCGGTTTTTGATGATAAAGATGATCAACCGATAGAAGAAAACGTAGAAACAAATACAATTCGTAGAAGTGTAGAAGATCTTCACGGAGTAAAGAAAGATAATTATAAAGGACTTCCAGAGGAATTAAAAGAATTCAATTATTATTTTGCTGATTGTGGACATTCTATCCTTGCAATTCCAGAATGTAAGTTAGACGAAGCAATTAAAGATGGAGATTTGGATATGTTTGAATGTCCGTTCCCTGTAAAATATGTTCTTGAAAAAGGATATAGAATGTATAAAGGTCATGTAGTTTGTGACGCAGAATATCATCCTGCATTTGGGTTAGTAATTGACGAAGAATGGGATGAATTTTAGAGCAACTTAATAAGATAGAACAAGTTAAAGCATATCATTTTTTGTAATGGTATGCTTTGAAAATATAGAAAGGAATGAGAGTAGGTGGAAGATAAAGAAAAGAAATTTATATCAAAAGGAGATATAGATTTTGCTTATGGTAAAGATGGAGTTGATGCAATTAAGCTTAATTTATCCAAAGGTGATTATGAGTTATATTATGAGCTTTACGGTTGGGATTGTGATAGTATTCTGATCATGAATCCTGATATTATTAGACCATTGTAGAAATTGAATAACAGAATGAGATTGAGAAGCTTATGGCTTCTTTTTATTTTGCCTAAATTTAGAGAATAGGAGTAAGAATTATGGAATTAATCGAAGTAGAAATTAGACCAGAAGTACGTGAACAGTGCAATAATTAGAGAGGAGATTGGAACAATGAAATTATACGGAACAGTGAATACAGAGGTTGATGTGAGTAAATATAATATATTAATAGCTGCGGCTCAAATACTATACGATGGACATCTATATGATAGTTGGGGAATTCATACAGAGTTATTGGAGTCAGATCATAGAGAAAATAACACTGGTAAAAGAGCATTATTTAAGGTTGAAGATATATCATATCATGGTTCCCCAGTATGGAAATATACATTGATTACTGACGATGAAAATGCAATAAATGATTTTCTGTTGGCACAGGAAATAGAAAAAGTAATTAAGAGAGTGTAAGAATAATTAAGAGAGGAGAGATTATCATGGCAGCAACACAGTTTGAAGTTATTAAAACAGCAAACAATAATAACGCAGAAGAACCTGAAGCAAAGATCAAAAGACGTAAGGACGGAAATCCTAAATGGACTCGATCTAATAAACAAAAAGGCGTATCATCTTTAGTGTATCCAATTAAGAACAAAGAAAAATTTGCAGCCTTTAATGCATATTTTAGAGACCAGATTGATAAATCGTACACAGAGTACAAACGATATGTAGCTGCCAGAAACAATCTTTTGGTTGCAGTTGGAAACAATACAGCATATCGTATCTCTGATATCGTCAGACTCAAATGGGGCGATTTATTAGACGATAAGACTCGTAAGCAGGAAAAGAAAACAAAGAAATTCAGAACTGTATACTTTAACGATTTGGTAACTGAAGCAGTGGATATTTTCTTTGAAGCTGTTGCAGGAACTAAATATGATGTCAAGATTGATGGCGAAGTGCCAATGGATGATTATGTTTTTGGAACATGTAAGTCTGGATCAGGACACATGACTGAAGCAAATGCTTTGGATTTTGTTAAAAAAGGTGCTAAAGCAGTTGGAATTGAGGACAATATTGGTACGCATACATTACGAAAGAACTTTGTGTATTGGACACTTGTCGATCATAAAGATGATCAGAACGTATTGTATACACTTATGAGATTATTGAATCATAGTAGCCCTGCAATGACATTTCTGTATGCAACAATCACAGAGGAAGAAACTCATGTATTGTTTGATGATATTGCGCAGACATACAAGGAAATTATCAGTGGGGCTTTTAACGGATTGAAGGAAAATGTTGTTAATGTGAGTTATGATAGAGTTATGGAGATTATCAAGTTTGCTTATAAGACTGGCAAAGATGATGCAGATCAAGATGATAGAGTACATGAAGATAATATGCAGGCATTAGAAGAGTTATTGGAAGGAGTAATTGTATGATATTTGTAACAGGAGATACACATGGGGATTGGATGACTCGATTAAACAGTCGTTCTTTCCCAGAGGGAGTTGAGTTAACCAAAGATGATTATGTGATTATCTGCGGAGATTTTGGACTGTGGCATGACACAAAAGAAGAACGATATAATCTGGAATGGTTAGATAACAAGCCATTTACTACATTGTTTGTATGTGGGAATCATGAAAATTACGACCGCTTATATCAATATCCTGTAGAGAAATGGTGTGGCGGAAAGATTCACAAAATCAAAGACTCTGTATTTCATCTTATGCGTGGACAGGTGTTTGAAATTCAAGGAAAGAAATTCTTTACATTTGGCGGTGCCAGTTCCCATGATGTGCAAGATGGAATTTTAGAGCCAGACGATCCAAGAATTAATGAATGGTACAGAGATTATGACAAAATGTTTAGGATTAATCATGTGAGCTGGTGGAAAGAAGAATTGCCATCTGATAAAGAGATGGCAGAAGGTGTGATGAATTTAGAGAAAAATGACTTCCAAGTAGATTACGTTATTACACATAGTCCATACACATCTGTTTTAAGACAAATGGATCAAGGATCAGGAGTGTACAAATCTGACAAGTTAACGGATTATTTACAGCAAATAAAAGACAAAGTGATTTATCAAAAATGGTTCTTTGGGCATATGCATGTGAACCAGAACTTTCCAGAAGATAATGCGATTGCAATTTACGAACAAATTATTAGGATTTTATAGGAGAATTTTGTATGAAGATAAATACGATTAGACAAAATAAGGAAGAAAAGAAAGCAAACCAGAATCTTATGTGGATTTCAGCAGAGATTCCACCATTAAAACCAGATAATGCATCACGTTACATGAGGTATAAAACATATCCTGTTATTGTGGATTACAAATATAATGATGGATGTGTGGACGAAGTGCTTGATTTTTGTGACTATGATTTTGAAGAAAAGAAATGGAAACTGGATAAGCCTCATAAAGTTAGACAGTATTTCCCCCTTCCAAGTAAGCACAAAGTAAAGTGTTCGAACAAAAAGAGAACATCTGTTCGAAAAATATCTTGATTTTGTTCTATGGTAGCATTATAATAAGAAATGTAGAGATTCTTTGTTCACAACAAAAATTAACTTTCTTTCTTGCACCTATTGACAGGGTGCAAAAAGTATGGTATATTTAATTCATGAAAACAAAAAATGCAACTGGGGAAAGTTGAGGGACGTAAAAATGAACGGATATACTAACAAAGAAAGAAAAGGAAACGATAACAGAAAAAGAAAAGAATATGTATATGGCAAATATCAAAATCCTCAAGTTTGGGGAATATATTTTGCAGATTTGCCGAAAATTGAAGGTAGTCATATCTTGCATGGGAAAAGACCAGTCATCGTATATTCTAATAATATTTGTAATAATACGAGCACAGAGATTAACGTGTATCCAATTACAAAAAAATTAAGGAACTGGATACCGACACATGTAACCATTTATCCAAATACCAGTAATGGATTAAAAATGGTATCGCAGGTGTATTTAGAGCAAGGAAGAACAATTCCAAAGAATAATCTTTTAGAGTATTGGGGAAGAATATCTGAGCTATCTTTAATGTTAAAAATAGGACATGGCATTTTAATACAAAACGGCATGTTATCGTACATGAATGCAATGGCATCCTAGAAATGGAGAATGTTATGAATAATAAAGAATTGATACAAAATTATATAGATTCTCACGTATCAGAATCACGTCGCCCAACATGGAATTGGTTATTAGATTCTGATATTGCGGACGACAATAAATCTGGGTTAACGTATGCACCAGGTACAATCCAAGAGGCTATATTATCAGATACTAGAGGTAAAAAAACCAAAAGTATGAATTCTATTAAAAAAAGATATGACCAGCTCGTTAAACTGTATACTTATGCATATGAACAAAATTATATTAAATATAATCCATTTGTTAATGATAAATTTATAAACTTGCAATTAGCAGTTGATATATATTTCTCAAATAGAGTTAATGTTAATTATGTTACACCAGATAAAATAAATGCGTTTATTTCGAATCTGATGTCGTGCAATGCATCAGCCGATACCAAATTAAATACTAGATTTCACATTGTGAGTTTATATAATGGGATAAATGGAAAGGAGTTAAGAAATCTAAAATTCTCAGATATTAATCAAAATGATTTAACAATTTTTGGGAAACCAGTCTCCAAAGATTTTATCGAGACATTGAATGAATATAAATTGAAAATGGGAGATACGAATATATATGATGATTTTGTATTAATACCACGAACAAAATGTCATAATATAGAAGAATATCAGGCAGAGCAAAAGAGGATATATAATAATGTGCAGTCTCAATTAGAATTAACTGGTAACACTTTATCTTATGAGAAATTGACAACCATTGATGTTATTAATTCTGGTTTTATACAATATTTAAAATCTAAAATGGATATCAAGGCAATTGCAGATTTATATTATATTAAATCAAAAGAAGGAATCGCACGATCTGTAATCGCACGTCAATTTAGTGATATTGCAATTGATTTTTATTATAATTATTATATATCATATAGATTAAAAAAGAAACAATTTAGTGATCGTCAAACTGTAATTGGTAAAACTATTGGTTATTTATATAAAGATGAGGATTATAAGAATTATCGTGTACATCAAATCATGACAGAATAAAGGAAGGTATATGTATGGACAATCAAATATTAAAAACATTGGTAGCGAATCAATCAAATCAAATGCATATTGATGTACTTGATTTACACTCATCAGAAATGTCATCGTGGTTTCTGAGTGAATATAAGATTCGGGCAGATGATGGAAAGATGAAAATTTATGGCAAAGATAAAGATCTTTCATACCATTGGATCGAGTTTATCCAAGATGAGAATTTGTTCTCTCATATTAGGCAGGACGACATATTTGACATAATCAAATGCCTGCAATTTACATACAAAGAGAGATACAATGTTGGAATAAAAATACAGACAATAAAAAAGAAAGCAGAAGTCTTTGGCAAAACTTCTACTTTCACACAAACTAATAATTCTAACTAAACAAATAATAAATAACAAAAAAAGATTTTTTGAATCTACCGTGTTGGCAGCACGATAGAAAATCGAATTTGATATTTAGAATTGTTTAATCTGAAAGGATAATAATATCCTTAAAATCATTATAACAATTCTAAACATGTTCGTCAACATGAAAATTTTTCCAAAAAACTACAATTAAATACAGGAGTGATGTATGAAATACATAATTACGAATGGAGAGTTCTATGTGAAAAGAGATCATGCAAGAAATAAATACGTTCGTGATAATCGTAAGTCTGAAGCTACTCAGTTTACCTCCAAGCAAGCAAAGCACATTTTAGGTTTGAAGCATAAATATACGTGGATGAAAGACGGATTTCATGCCAGAGAAATTGAGCTAGGTAAAGTTGGAAAACCTATGGAATCTAGTGAAATAATGCGTAAAGGTAATGGAAATTGCTTTATGGATTGGGAATGTGATAATACATTGATCGACAATATAGAGACTGAGGAAAGAGCTATAGTAGGGCTTTTAGCATATGACTCAGATCAATTAGGAGAAAAGAAATTTGAGTTAGAACAGGCATTATCATATGCCGATTCTGCCAGAAGTGATATTCTTCATGCAATTGAGTTTAAAAAGATTGATGCTGCGAGACGTGCCGTGATTGTTGGGTATCTTAAAACCTTACAAGAATTGCATAGAAAGATCAAGAATTGTATTCGATACATAGAAGTGATGCAGAATTGCATGGATAATCAGAAAGATATATGTACTTTGAAGAAAGAATTAAAAGATGCAGAACATAAGTCGTATGTCGGTAGAACAAAGTATTATGAGCTGATCCAGAATATAATCGGGTAGAGTTTCTTCCTTATTATATATGATGACTCGCACAGGCATTTGTGCAAAATTGAAATGTAAAATTATAACTTAGGAGGCATTTAATGACAGAAGAAAAGAATATGGTTAATGAAGGGTTAAACACTTTGGTGTTCAACAATGATGAATTTGGAAATGTAAGAACGGTAATCTTAAATAATAACCCGTGGTTCGTAGGGAAAGATGTAGCTGAGTGTCTTGGTTATACAAATTCGAAGAAAGCAATTCGAGATCATGTTGACGATGAAGATAAAATTATGGGGGAACGAAACGTTACCCCATCTATAACAGACAAATTAGGGAGAGTTCAATACCCAGTGTTTATTAATGAGTCAGGTTTATACGCTTTGATTTTTGGAAGTAAACTTGATAAGGCAAAAGAATTTAAGCATTGGGTTACATCCGAGGTTCTTCCGCAGATTCGTAAGACGGGCGGATATATTCCAATTGAAAAAGATGATGATGATTTAACTATCATGGCGAAAGCATTGAATATTATGCAAAACACTTTGGAGCAAAAGGATGAACTATTAGCCCAGAAAGAAGAAGTTATCAGTAAACAGAAGCCACTTGTTGATTTTGCTAATACGGTCAGTGCCACACCAACAATGGTTGATATGAAAACAATGGCAAAGCTTCTTGAGAAAGAAAATCAAGATATTCATATGGGCAGAAACAAATTATTTGCGTGGTTAAGAAAAGAAGGGTATCTCATGTCAGATAATACCCCATATGAAAGATATGTTAAGCAGGGCATTTTCAAATTAACAGAAAGTGAAGTTGAAACTAAGAATGGAAACAAGTTGATTACCAAAACATATGTGACTGGCAAAGGGCAATTATACTTGGCAAAGAAATTAGCACAATACTTTGCCTCACAGAGTGCATCAGCTTAGAGAGGAGACAAAGAATGGAAGAAAATAAAACGGGCGTTTGGATACGGACTAAAAATGGACAAGAACTTAAATATAATTCACGTATGATGAAATTATTTGATGTAGGAGATATTGTCGAAGTAGATAATGATGATGTATATGCAAAATTTAAAATTGAGATTGTTGAATTAAAAAATGCTTCACGAATTGTTGCTACTTACACAATAAAACCTCAAGGTAAGATTATTAGAACAACACATCCTTGGCGATATGTTGCACTTCATGATGCTGAATCAATCGAAATGGATGTGTACATCAATGATAAGATATTGGTTATTGTTCCACCATGGTATAAAAAAGAACAGTATAGAAATCAGTGCATACGATCAACAGAAGCGAGCATTACTATAACAAGAAAGGAATCAGTAAGAACAATGAATGAGGATCTTGAGATTCATACAGGTACGATTTTAGCTGACGAAATAAAAATTGGAACATTAGCCCCACCACCACTTTCAGAAAGAAGAGTGTCTGTTCTGCCACACTATCAGCAAAAACCAATTACCGCAACGTCAGAAGCAGAAAAGAATTGGTGGAAAGAATGTTGTGGAGGATCCGAAACTGAACGTGGATTACGAGCAGACGCACCAACACTTGATGATTGGAATGGTGAAATGAGTGCAACTTTAACATTTGCGTCAGAAAAATTGGATGAAATCATGAGTGAACTTACAGGAAACGAAGAGGAGAAAGATATGAATATAAAAAATCTAAAAGAAATGATTAAGAGACCGATTTATGTTGATAAAGAAATTACAGTAAAAGAACCAATGTTAGACAATAACGGTAAACAGATTGAAAAAGATGGCGAACCAGTGTTTAAAGTAAAACATTATCATGGAATGGTTAAAATCTTATGGACTTCTGGAGCGGAAACTGTTGCGTATGTAGAAGGAAATGATGTGTATGACAGAGAAAATGGCTTCAAAACCTGTGTATTAAAATACCTTTGCGGCAACGCAGGGGCTTATGATGCAGTTGATTTCTGGACAAACAAATATGTGAAATATCCAAGCAGCTGTATTGAAGTGACAGAAAACTTATGTAAATTGGAAAAGATTCTGGAGAAAGATAAGTATAGAAAAGATGATCAGAAAGGTTTACCTCATGCGAAGTTCTTAAGAAGAATAGGTTTGCTTTCAGGTGGTTCTGTTGCTGGTAAACTGATTTACAAAAACTGTGATATGAAGTATGTTAATGAATTCAAAAAACTTGCCAAGAAATATTTTCCAGAACTTCAGGGTAAAGAAATTTATGTGAATGGTAACAAGAACGATGAAATTTTTGTAGCAATTAAATAATACATAAAAAGGAGATAAAGTATGTGTACACCAATGAATGAAAGCTGGAGTAACTTTTTAAGCAAATTGTCAGAGCGTTTAAATAAAATGCTCGACTATGTAGAGAAAAACAATTCTACATTGTATGAAACCGATATTGATAAGGATGAACTTTGGGAAGTATATCTGAGTAGTTTCCCTGAAGGAACTAACAAAATGTATCGCAAGCGAAGAGAATATGACTGTGGTCATTGTCGAAACTTTATTAAAACAATCGGTGGAGCTGTGACAATTGTTGACGGTAAGATTCATACGATCTGGGAGATCGACACTGATGATGTCGTATTTCAGCCAGTAGTTGATGCTTTACGAACATATGTAGAATCAAAGCCAATCAAAGATATTTGGAGACATTTTACAAATACAGTTGGAGTAAAAAGTACAAATGAGTATACAGAAGATAAGCAGATTATCAAATGGACTCATATGTATACACCGATTCCAGAGAGATTACTAGAAAGAAAATCCGATATTCCTACAGCAAAAGCAAAAGTTAGAGATCGAAAGAGCGTGTTCAAAAGATCGCTTGATGAAATCACAGAAGAAGCTGTTGATACGGTATTAGAACTGATCGCTTCAAATACTCTTTATAGAGGACAGGAATGGGAAAGAATCTTAAAGGACTTTAGAAAATATCAGCGAGAATACAATAGTTTATCCGATGAAGAGAAAGATACATACACATGGGCAAAAGCCATGACGATCGGAGATGTAATTGGTCGTATTAGAAACCATAGTATTGGTACATTGCTTGTAAATATCAGTGAGGATATGGACTTAGATAATGCGGTTAAGGCTTATGAAAATGTTGTAGCTCCTGCGAATTACAAACGACCAAAGGCAATTTTTACAAAGAAAATGCTTGAGGATGCAAAGAAAACTGTGACTGATTTAGGATATATGGATTCATTACAGCGTAGATTTGCGAAACTTGATGATATTACAGTCAACAATATCCTGTTTTGTAATCGTGATGCAGCACCACGTATTCAGGGCGGTTTAGATATTTTCGATGAGATGAGTAAGGAAGTTGCTGTAAATCCTAAGAAGTTCTCTAAAGTCGAAGAAATCAGTGCAGAGAAATTCGTATCAGATGTACTTCCAACGGCAAAAGAATTAGAAGTTCTGTTTGAAAATCGTCACAAGAAGAATATGGTTTCACTGATCGCACCTGTAAATAAAGATGCTAAGAACATGATGAAGTGGAGTAATCCTTTCAGTTGGGCATACACAGGAAATATGACAGATAGCGAAATGAAAGAAAGAGTTAAGAACGCAGGTGGAGCAGTCGATGGAGTCTTAAGATTTTCAATTCAGTGGAATGCAGGAAAAGATTGGAATAGGGATGATTTTGATGCACATTGTAAAACACCTTGTCAGCATATTTTCTTTAAACATATGGTTGATCACGTGACACGAGGCAGACTTGATGTTGATGTAATCAATCCAGAAAAAGGAAAACCTGCTGTAGAAAATATTACATGGGCGGATAAATCTGAAATGGTTGATGGAGATTATGAATTTTTCGTACATAATTATTGCCATAGCAACGGTACATCAGGATTTACAGCAGAGATTGAATTTGATGGTCAGATTTACGAATTTGAATATGATAAACCTTTAAGACAGGGACAGAACGTACCAGTGGCTACAGTTACATTAAAAGATGGAGTATTCACAATCAAAGAGAAACTTCCATCAACAACATCTTCAAGAGAAATCTGGGGAATCAATACAAATCAGTTTGTGCCAGTAACAGTAATGTGTTATTCACCTAACTATTGGGACGAGCAGACAGGTATTGGACATAAACATTATCTGTTTATGTTAAACGGATGTGTAAATGAAGATACTCCAAATGGATTCTTCAATGAGTTTTTGAAGCAGGAATTAGTACAGCACAAGAGAGTATTCGAGGCTTTAGGAAGCAAGATGCATGTCGCAGATGATCCAAACCAGTTATCAGGAATTGGCTTCAGTTCTACAAAACGAGATGATGTGATCGTTAAAGTCAAGGGTGCAACAGAAAGAGTTCTTAAAATTAAATTTTAATATAAAAAGGAGATTAAATTATGACAACAGAAAAGTTATTCGAAATGGCAACAAGAAGCAAATTGAGATTCCCATCAACAAAGGGAGAATTATCCGTAGAAGATTTATGGGATTTATCTGATAAAGATTTAGACGTGGTTTATAAAAATCTGAAAGATCAGGAAGTTAAATCTTCAGAAGAAAGTCTGTTGGATGATGCAAATGTTGATCCAAAATTAACGGCTGCGATTGGTATTGTGAAGTATATCTTTACAACAAAACGTAATGAGAGACTTGCCGAGAAGGAACGTATTAATAAGAAACTTACACAGAGAAAATATATTGATGCTCTTTCCAAGAAACAGGATGAGGCTATTGAGAAGATGTCAGAAGCAGAATTACGTGCAATGATTGATTCGTTAGAAGATTAAGATGATACACCTTCCCGTCAAATTTGACGGGTTGGTGCTTAAAGAAAGGAGACTGGAATGATTTATAAATTAGAATTAGGCGATTGGTCGGAAGATGGGCATAAAATATCAGAAAGTTTTTTATTTGATTGTAACTATGATATTCATAAAATTCGACAAGCGTATAAAGACAGTTGTAAAAAGCTAGGAGTAGCTTTTAATTACAATGAAGATTATACGGGTCTAGGTCTTGGTTATAGAAGTGAGAGACTGATTTGGACAGAGTATCAAGAATCAGAAATGAGCGAAACAGCATTTGAAATTTTAAATAATTCTGGGTGTTTTAAAGATGTTGATTTCTATAAAGAAGATGACGTGTATTATATCGAAGAAAGGAAAGACTGTGCAAAACTTATTATGAATTTTATCGCACTGTCTATGCCTAAAGATTTTCGATATAAGCTTGTCCAAGAGCCAAAAGTTGAATCGATTAATAGTTGGAATCATGAACTGAGACAGCACTTTGGGTATGGATTATTTGATTAATAAAACAGTAATTTAAAGGAAGGAGAAATTAATAATGAATATTGACAAGTTATTGGTTGTCGTCGATATGCAGAATGACTTCATCGACGGAAGCCTTGGAACCAAAGAAGC